TTTCATCAGTTTTCTTACATCAGTTTACATCAGTCATCAAAAAACGTCATCAACACGCCGGGATGCTAGTGTTCCCAACGAAACAGTGTTTTAGAGGGAGCGTGCTGTAAACCGGAGACCGTGACCAAGAAACAAACCATGCTATAGCGTCTCAAAACGTGGACTAGACGCTCAAAACGTGACCAACCAAAGCATCGTGCTATAAACCCGAAACTATATGACCAAGAAACCCATCTTCATGACCAAGGAGTGAAACTTCATGACCGAGGCGTAAAACACGCCCCAAAAACACGACCATGTAAAAACTGGAAACTATATGACCAAGGATTTAATTTCCATAACCAAGGAACGCGATTTCCATAACCAAGAACCGTAACTGTATGACCAAGAAACAAGTTCATGACCAAGGCGCGAAAAACGCCGTTTGTGCCGTAATTATGCGAGTACGGCCATGTCTGGAACGGGGTTTTTCAGGTCTTTATCGTCGCCTGATGATCTCTTGTGCTCGCCACACGAGGTCGGCGGGCGTGGTGTGGAATGCGTGTGCAAGCTGCGTGATCTGGTTGATTTTGATGTCGCGTTCTGCGGAGAGTATGCGCATGAGAGTGCTTACGGGTATGCCGGATGCTTCGGATAGTTCGCGCACCGTCATGCCTGCAATGGCTCTTTCAGCGGAGATGGCTTTCGCGATGGCTTGGTTCATGTCCATGTCTCTAGAACACGCGGGCGGCGAGAGGCCGTGGGGTAAAAATGTGTCCCCGCCCCAGACGGTGCCGAGACGGGGACAGTGGGAGAGATGGTTAGCGTCCTGCCTTCTGGATGTCAGCGACCTGCTTGACGGTCATGCCGAGGAGTAGGGCGATTGTTTCTTGCGAGTAGCCTTCCTTCGTGTAGAGCTGCGCGCTGCTCACTAAGTCACCGTCCTCGAACTCGGCGGCGAACACGGGAGTGCTTACGATCGCCGAGTAACTGAAATACGACCAGTCTTTCTTGGGGCCACCTTCACGGAACACTCGCTTCTTCCCACCGTAAATGGGAATGAACTCATCGTCCTGCGGGTTGTAGGCGATCAGGCGTTCCATGTGGTGCTTGCGTTCTTTAGCGTCCTTAGCAGACTCCACGTCCTGCAATGTCAGCTTGAGGAGCCGAGTGAGGCGACTGACGCGCTTCAGCCTGTAGGGGCCGAGTGTTTCCATCAGGTGCCTGTAGAACGCCGTGTCAACGTTCTTGAAAATCTTGCTCTCAAAAACATGGTCGAGGTCGTTGTAGTACAAGCCCTTGTACATGTCCCGCGTCGGCGGGCACTCGACAAAGTGACGTACCACGTCGCACAAGCCTTCCAACACTGGCTGCTCAAAGTCTTGATACCAGCCGCCATCGACGGACATGCGGAACACTTGCTTCCCGTCTTGCATGAGCTTGTACAGCCACGTCTCGAACCCGAAACGCCCGTCAAAAGTCGCCGTGTAAGTGAGGCCCGTGAACGGTCGGTCGATGTTCATGTTCGGGCCTTTCGCGTGCGCTGCGTAAATTGAACCGGAGTACAAAAGCGCACTTTCCTTGTTCATCGAGCAGACGAGCTTAACGGGGCCTTCTGTGGAAGCGAAAGTGAAAGCATCATCAGGCTCACTGTTACTAGCGGGTTTTTCTTCCGCGTCTGCGTGGGCTGACACGATCTTGCGGTCAGGCATTCCAGACACGATTTCCAGCTCGCGTTCTTCGCCGCCCGCCTCCATCTCATCGAGACTGTAGGTCACCTCAAAGCACGTGGTGAAACAATCGTTCTTAAAGTCGTAAGCCCGCAAGCATGAAGCATACTCAGCGTATTTCTTAGGGACCGGCGGCACGAACCACGTGAACAGGTTCGTGTCCAAATCCCACAGGAGTGAGATACCAGCCTCTGCATACGGGTGAGTCTTGACGAACTTTTCCGCCGCCTTCCGAGAGTCAAACACTCGACTGGGGGACCATTCTTTCTTTCCGACGGGAGTACACTGCGGGCGCTCAGCCCACAAGTAATAGTCCTCACCGGACTGGCAAACGAACCGCGCGGGGACACCTTCGGGAACGATGTCGTCACCGGGGCCATCAATCGCGATCTCGCTAATATGTGCGGCCTCGCGAATGATGGTCTCTAAGGTTTTCAAGACCTCGCTGATATCCCAACCGGCCTCAGTGTCATTGAGAATACGGTGAAGATTAGCTTCTAGGTTGAGTGCCCACTGGACATGAATGTGCTCAACGCGCCACTTCTTACCTTCCCGCCTGATCGTCGCGTAAATACCTGCTTGCGCCATGACGAACCTGCTTTCTTACTTGTCAGCCATTGAGCGTTGAAGTGCGGCAACCTGCTTAACGGTCACGCCTAAAAGTAGCGCGATAGTGGGCTGACTGTAGCCTTCCTTCGTATAAAGCAAGGCTTCCATCTTCGGCTCTTGCGAGTGGGCGCGAACGGGGACATACAGTACGTCTTGGTAGCTGCAAACCGCGAGTGCTTCAGTTATGCGGGCTTGGATATCGCGCGCACCGCCGAGAATCATGCCAAGCCTTCCGTCGCGTTTAACCGTGAAACAGCGGTCTGCGTGACGGTCTCGATCTTCCTGAGTTTCCGCTGTTTCAACATCCCGGTAGGTCGCGGTCAGTAGGTTTACGAACTTCGCCACGGGCGGCATGTCTGCCGCGTCGGGGTTTCGTCGGTTCAGCATGTCGATGAAGTCCATTACCTGACGGTATCCGTAAGGGAAGTCGATCTTCTCGTTAAAGACTGCGTGCGGGTCGTTGTAATACAGGCCCTTCGTCATCTTCTCGGTCATGTCGTCTGGGTCGTAGGTGGCGACCGTCGTGTAGAGTCCTTCGAGGAATACGTCGCCGTCTTGCCCGTCGATCTTCGGGGTGTGGCTCCACCGCCATACTTGCTTACCGTTCTGCATGAGCTTGTACACCCATGTGTCGAACCCGAAACGAGTGTCAAGCGTTGCCGTGTAGGTCAGTCCTTGGAAATCGCGCGTGACGCGGGGCGTTGTAACAGAGTAGATGCTTCCGGTCACTGTAGTAGCGGGGCCGTCATCGTGGCGCTGCATGGTGTAGTTGATTGTTTCGCCCGGGAGGTGGGCGGGCGTATAGGTTTCGCCCTTCTCGGGGCCTTCCTCGCTGGGAGAAGAACTCTCACCGAAGAGGGGAATAATGTCCTTACTGCTAGACCTGCCGAAAAACTCAACGTTCTCGATTTCCGGGGCCTTCATTTGCTCAAAGCTGTATGTCACGCGGCAGCAGAACCCATACTGTCCGGTCGCAAAGTTATATGCCCGAATACTGTAGTAGTCGCCTTCGGTGAACCATGTGAACGTGTTCGCGTCCAAGTCCCACAGGAGCGAAACAGCGTCCTGAACATGATTGTGGGTGAATATGAACGTTTCTGCTGCTTTACGGGTCTTAAAAACTTTGGAGACAGAGAAGCGGTATTCCTTCGGGGTGTCCTTCAAGAGTTCTGAATGGCCTACACAGAAGCATTCTTTCTTGTCGCGCGAATAGACCAAGTGCTCACTACGAGCGTCCTGAATCGACTGCTCAAAGTACTTGTAGTCGTCTTGGAGATATTCAACCGCGCCGATATGTTCACAGTCACGAATAGCGTTCTTGAGGACGTTGAGGCATTCTTCTGCCTGCGTCCGTTCAGGGTTTTGGAGCAGATAGTTCAATACGTGGTGAAGATGCAGTGCCCATTGCACGGTGACGTGTTCTAGGACGTATTCTCCGGTTTCAGGGTTCTTCTGGATGGTTGCGTAAACGCCGCGTTGTCCCATGATGGGCCTCCGTTTTCTTTTGGTGGAGCGATTGTCTTATCGCTGTGAAATGTTTCCTCTCACCGCGTGAGCGTGGTTAAAAAAGTCCGGTCCCACGCGCTGCACTCAGGCAGGCGCGCAGGACCGGGTATGAAGTATTCGGATTTTCCGAACGGTTGGGCCTGCGCTCGACAGGCGCGCGGAACTGACCTTAAGACGAGCGAGAATCCCACTTACAGGCCACGCTGGGACGCTGACACGTCCTTAACGCTCATGGCAAGAATCAACGCGATACGTTCTTGCGTATAGCCTTCTTTCGTGTAGGCCAAGACGCTTTCTCGGAATGGCCGATCTTGGGCTTGCGGGTGAACCAGCGGAGAGCCTACGAGGTCTTTGTAAGCGATGACATGCGTGCGAGGCCCAGTGGCCTGTTTCGCTTTCTTCTTGGCTTCTGCCGCGCCGATAGCCTGCGCGAACACGCCGTTTTGCCAGTCAACAATGAAGTACGTGGTTCTAAGGCGCGTTTTTTCTTGCCGGGTTTCCGCTTTTTCTATCGCTTTGAGTGTCATTGCGGCGCTGAGTGTTAGGCGTTCAGCTAGGTTTATCTCACCGGCAGACAGTCCTTCACTGCGCGGAACGCTCACGTCACGCACACCCGCGTAGATGTAGACCTTGTAGGTGTCGAGGAGAAGATGTTTAGCTTTGTCTTGGAACAAGGTCCAGTCGTCGTTGTAGCGTAGGCCGTCTTTCACGCCGATCATTAGCTCATCGCGATTGTCGGCAATATGCCTTGCGGTGGTGCATAGTGACTCGAATACGGCTTCCCTCATGTTCTTATAGGCAGAGGGATTAGTGCTTGTTCTAAACACGGGTTTTTCGTCGCGGTAGAACGTGACAACCAAAGTGTCGTAACCGAACCGCTTGTCGAGAACGACCTTGAACGAGGTGGGTTCCCACTGTTCGTGTTCCTTCCCGTGAACAAGGATTTTCTCAATAGTCCCGGTGAGACTGGTTTCCGTGTTTTCTTTGCCTTTCCGGTATTCGATAACCACTGGCAGGAGCTTGCTCTCATACTCCTCTGGGGGGCGCTGCTCTAAGGGCGCGTTGTAAAGCGGGATTTCAGGAAGTCGGTGGCGCGATTCGCCGTTGATAGCGTTGACCACGGCCCGGCGGTCACACATCTGCTCGAACGTGTAAGTCACGGCAGAACAACTCTCAACCTTCTCTAGGCCGAAATTGAACGCGACGAAACTGTAGCGTTTCCCCGGAGCAGTGAACCACGTGAACGTGTTCGCGTCCATGTCCCACAGGAGGTTCTTGCTCATTAAAACGGGAGAGTAGTGGTTGTAGATCGCATCGAGAGCTTCCTGTCGAGAATCAAACACTCGCTCATCAAAATCACGCTCAAACGCGGGCATGTCACTAGAGAGCCGCATGTTTGCGACTAAAAGTTTCTGCTTCCCGTCGTCCGTGTAGAAAACAACCCAATCGTCGTGAGCTTCAGCTTCTTCTGCCGGACAGTGCGCTATCGCATAGATGCTTTCGCAGTCCTTAATGACTTTCAGTAAAACATCGAGGACTTTATACGGGTCCCAACCCTGCTGGGGCAGAGACATCATGTGATGGATTGAGTCATGGCTGACACTCGTGTTTCCCACTTCAACGATACGGACAAGCGTTTTCCCATCCTTGCGTTGGTTAATGGCCGCGTAGATACCTTCTGACATGCTGTTTCTTTCCTTTCTGGCAAGCGAAACAGGTTGCATTCTCACTTAGAGAACCAGCTAGACCAGCGACAATCGCCGGTTAAAACAAGGGGAGTGCCCGTGCCGCACGTGAACGCGACACAGGCACTCGCACTCTGTGTTGGTATCCGGTTTTAGCTCTTCATCGGGTCTTGACGGTTCTTGTTGGTCCTGACTTCAACTCACGCATCCGCCATTGTCCAGACGAATCAATTACGAGACCATCAAGAATGTCCTTAGCGGTCGGTGATTCGCGCGGAGAGTACAGGATAGTCCGCGTGTCGCCATCAAAAGAGCGCCCCTTGCAATCATCAAAAATCTTGAGCGTTATTCGCGCCCACTGAAAGTGGTCTGTTGGTCGAACTCTTGGGTGGTAAATGTTCACGCGGTAGTTAATCGGAGGGGCACCGGGATTGGTCGGGTCAGGCAGGGAAAGTACTCCGCCTGTATGGACAATTCCACGTCTCTGCCATTCCATCACGGCTGTGCCTACGGGAGTGTACACGGCTTCTTTACGGTTAGGAATCATGGTCACTTCCCTGAGCATTCTTTCGCGTGAGAGTACAAGGTGTTCATGTCTTGCAGTGATACGCCTTGGACGCTGCTAGTGTCTTGGATTTGCCGGAGAACGTGGTCACTGATTTCCCCTTGGCTTTTCTCGACCATGCACTGTGAGACGCTGGCACTGTAGCCGCCGAACTCTAAGACACCGCCCGGCACGTATTCTTTAGCCCACGGGTTGTATTGGACGAAAAGGTAAACGAGGGCCGTTAAGACGGCGAGCAAAATAAGTGTTTTCACTAGGCCGATAGTCTTGAAGATGAGCTTAACCAAAACACGGGTCCTTTCTAGAGAAAGCATCTCTCCCTCGTCCCGAAAAACCGGGGGTTGGGGCTGCTTTTCATATTCTTCCTCCACCGTTAAACGCTTAAAGCTATGCGCCTGTCGCGCTTATTCCCACGGCCACTTTTGGGTGATGCCACGTTCAAGGAGAGGAATCATGTTGAAAGCGTTATCGGTGAGGCCACCGAACGTCCATCGCAAGGGCCGTGAGGCTCCCTGTGCTACGGCGTATCCGTCGAGGTTCCACGTGAACACGGGAGTGTTCTCAGCGAAACTGTCGAGAACGCCATCGACTGAGCGGCCCCAAGAGTTCATTGAGGTCTGTTCGTCAGTCAAAATGATGACGCGATCATACGTTTCACCGTTCGCGTATGCGTACTCGATAGCGCGGTCAGTGTAAGTTCCGCCGTAAGAACTGGGCATGGCTTCCGTCGCGCGCAAAAGGTCGCGAGTATCTACTCGAATATCCTTTGCGTTTTCTGCGAAAGCGACGACGCGAACGTTTTCGCCTCGGATAGCGAGCGCAGCCGCAAACACGTTAGCAGCGTCCTGACGAGTCAAACTAGAGCGCTCAGACAAGGCAGCGTGCATTGAACCGGACGTATCAAGGAGAACGAGAGTACGGCCCTTGAGTGCGGGAACCGCCGACAAAGAGGCGTTAGCTGCCCGCTGCAAAGCAGGAGCGAACTCTAACGGCGTGTTCTTGTAGGCAGAGTAGAACGCGACGGGGAGAGTACGCGAGGCGCGTGCTTCTTCACGGTCTCCAATACGCTTTGACACAGCGTCTAGCAAACTGTCGGGAACGTCCTCTGTTCCTGCGATACGACGCAAGCTCATGCGCAGCGCCGTGTAGCCCATAAAAGGAACAAGGGACTCCCACACGCTCGCGGGAACCTTACGCAAAGCACTGGAAACAACTTCAATACTCAAAGCTGCTTCCTTAATGACCTTCTCGCTATCGGGGCCAGTTAGGGCCTCGATCTGCTTCTCGACAGGCAGAGACAGGAACGCCCGACGCGCACGAATAGTCTCCAATCCCTCAGCGGAGTTAGCTTTTCCATACGACTCATCGAGGATAAGCCGAACAAGACGAGACTGTGCCTCATTACGGGGGGAGAGGTGTACGAGGTTGATAACGTCACGCAGCTTGACGGTGCCTGAGTTCATGCGCCCGTTCCACTTCAAGTACGAGCGCTCATTCAAGAGCGCCTTGAGAGCGTCGGACACGCCTCGACGCACACACGAGGGGACGTTTCGACCATAGTTGCTCAGCCACCCGGCAAGGAAATCGCCGGTTTCGTCCAAACGGCCAATGGAAGCCCTAACGATCTCGCGATTGTAGCCAGAAAGCCCAGCTTCAAGGCGAGCCTTAACGATACTCATTGCGACGATCATGGGGAAAGAACGTAGGCCAACATCTTTACGGAGCCAACCCACAAGCCCGAGAACCCATTCAGGAGAGTTCAATACTTCGTCTTTACGAGCAAGGTTCTGGACGCGCTTAATGCGGTCATTAGCGCTCTCGTAAAACGTGTCCTCATTTAGTGAGGTGACGGCAGCGAGAAACAGTTCACTCTTAGGGGTGCGGGTATAACCCAAGGCACCTTCATGAGTGAGCGCGACACGGCCTGTGGTAGCGACCGGCGTGGTTGCAGTGTTTTTAGGGCGAGCGGTTCGCGTATTCATGCGCGACATAATTGCCTCCATTATTGGCGTGTTTATTTAGAAAAAAGAGGTGGCGTTAGAGGAAAGACGAACTAGGTGAAAAAAACATATCCATCATGTAGTAACCCAGTTCAGCGCTTCTAACGCCACCAGCGGAGCGAGTGGGAGTCGAACCCACGGAACGAGTTGTTTCCCGTTCACTTCATTAGCAGTGAAGCCCTTTCGGCCACTCAGGCACCGCTCCTTTGGGGTGCCCCCTCCCCAAGGAAAGCAGAGTCAGTATTGACAGCAGAGAGGGGGCGTATTGAGTTATGTTGTTGTGAACTGCGCACACCTGAATGATGTGTACCTAAATTGTAGGAGTATGGCAGTTCGTAAGGCAAGCTACTTTGGTGTGAACTAGGCCACTAGTGAGCGTCGTTCATGCCGCGAGCAACCGCACTCATCGCGCGCTTACCCCCACCACCAAGCAACTGGCCCACACCAAACAATGCGCTCGCGGTGAACCCAAACGCGCTACGCCACGTCTTACCGAGGAACCCGATATCGTTGCGCTTCCACGTGTCAGTCGTCCACTCCCACGTGCGCTTACGACCACGCGACAGGTAGCGGGTAGCGGCGTACATGGCTGCTTGCGTGTCGTCGTAGCGGCGCATACCTGTAGGAACACCGTGTTCTTCACTCCATGTGGAGCGGTCGAACTCTTCCCCGGCAATCGTGATGTGTTGGAGAGTGGGGAAAGCAGCGAACATTTGCCCGATGCTCTTACGGCCCTCGAACCCGAGGTCAGGGCACACATACGACATGTAGAACTGCCATGAGTCGAACGACATGCGACGTAGGTTGTGCATCTCGCGAATCATCCGCCAGTTCGCGATAGGAGCAATGTTGCTTGACCTCACGGCCTCACGCAGATACTCGGGGATAGCCTCAATATCCCATTCCTCAGCGACCTTAGTCTGGTAGGCGACACCGTTGAGGATAACGAGGCCACCGGCCACTCCCAGACGCTTCACGCGCCCCCAGTCGCCAACCCACTGGCGCATATCCTGATAGATCGCGTCCTGAACCCCATCAGGGGTGAGTTCTTGCGCGTGGATAGTGCGAGGCGTGCCCTTGTTGAACGAGAACCCGCCGTACTGGTTCGGGGTGACAGGGCTGGTGGAGTAGTCCCATCCGGGAGCGGGTGCCGTCACGTCGTTCATGCGAGCATTCACCGGCACGGGAGCGTCATCGGGAATGTCAGGCATGATGGGAGCCGGAGCGCTCACAACCGGCATGACAGGAGCCGCAGTAGGCTTAGGCTCTTCACCCCACCCGCCGACGGTTTCCACCTTCCCGGCGGGCGCAGTATCAGTCAGTGACGCGAACGCCGAGTCATCCCAAGCGTCCTCTTCTTCCATGCGCAACGGGTCCGCAGCGTCCTCTTCGGGGAACTCGTTGGGATACACGCGGGCAAACAGTTCACGTTCAGCGTTCACTGGGTTTTCCGACCGGTTGAACGCCGCATAGAACTCGGCAGAGGAGTACATGTACTTCGGACGCAAGTCCACAAGCCACTCTTGCCACGTCCCCGGATAACCGGCTTCCTTCACCACGAGGTTCGCCGCATCAGAGAGCTTCTGTAGGGTTGCAGCGGCCTCAGCGCGCGATACTCCCGCGCGTTCAAGGTAGCCAATGAACCCCAAGGCCGGGTCAAGTCGCCCATCGTCAAGGGACACGTCCTTACGGACAGAATCAACGTCCACGCCCGCGCGCTTCATGTATTCCACGGAGAACGGCCAGCAGTAGCCGTCCTCTTCGGCTTCCGCATACAGGAGGCCGGGACGGAACGGGAGAGCAGTTTTAGCTAACTGCTCATCGCCCTTCACGAGAGCACGCTCAATGTTCGGCCCGTTGAAGTCTTGCACGTAAGCGAACGCGCGCACCGTCTCAGACAGCTTGTCATGCATGAACCCGTTCGGGGAACCCTGATTGAGGTACTGGGGGCGTTCCTTGTTGTAGCCGATAAACGCATCGGCAGCAGTCAGGGACGAGGCGAACGAGAACACGAAATTGTCCATGTTCCCCAGCTTCACGGTCACGCCCTGAGTACGGTTCAACGGGGGCACGAACGTTGAAACAGGAGTAGGAGCCACCTCATGTTGACCAATGAGGAAGATATCGCTCACGGCCTGTTCACGGTTCTTATAGTTCGCGTTACCAATCGTCGTGATCTTGTCCGCGCTCATACGGATACACTCACTGAACATGGAGGCCCACAAGTGAACCTCGGTGATTGAGTCCTTGGGTTTCTTCTTCTCATCAAACCCGGACGCTTCCCACGTGTCATAGCTGTTCACGTAGTCAGCGGGGCGCGCATATTTAGCGAGCTGCACAAAGAACCGGCTCATCGACAAGCCGACGTTACTGATCTCATCGAAAACGAACGACACGCCCTTCTTGCCGCCGAGCTGTTCGGCAACATCCTCACCGTTCGTGCGAGCAAGGAGAATACCCATAGCGAGAATCATGTACCGGATGTAAGCGACCGTACCCAGCAGACCGGGGTAGCTTTCCCCTTGGAAACCAAGCGGCCTCAAATAGGACGGGACGTGAGCCATGCGGCCCAGTTTCTCTACCTGATCGGCACCGAAATGCCCAAACAAGTCCGTGCCCTTCTCACTACCAAAATCGGGGCCGTTAATGACGAACGCATTCGGGTTGATTTCCAACAGGAGGGAAGCCATGTCGGGCTTATTGTCCGCAAGACCAAGGGCCTTACCGGCAATGAGCATCGCAGCGAGATACGCCTGAGTCATCAGGCCCTTACCGGAACGAGAACCCGCCAGAACAACATGCAGGCCACTCTTAGCGAAAGCAGACAGAGCCTTGGACGTGTCAACAATGGTCTCATCCAACCCGAGGCCAAAAATCGCGACGGTTTCAGCCCGCAGGTTCGCGCCTTGACTCATCTTCGCTTCAAGAATCTTGTACGCGAAAATCGGGGCGGCGTTAGCGAGAATCGTATCCACGTCATAACGGTGTTCCCACATGAGGCTGCTACGAACCGGCGCATACGACCGGCTCTTATTACCCGCAGCCACACCATAAGCGCGTTCCACGGACTCTTTAGCGATATCGTCGCCTAGTTCCTCGTGGTGCGTGAGGGAACGCAGCTTGAGCTTGGTGAGGGTTGCTCGACTATTGACCTCAAACGAGGACACGAGGAAACACGTTGTCATCGCATTGTAGATACGTTCCAACGCGCCTGAAACACTGTTCTTCACGCTCTTAGACGTGTAATCCTCACCGTTACTCGCGGCCCGCTGTAGGAGCTTCTTCACGACAGCTTGAAGCATTGTCTCCAAGCTCGGCTTCACTTCTTGTTCGAGGTAGGTTTCCCACTTGGAAGCCGCAGCAAGGCGCGGATACGACTCCGGTGACGCGGGGTCAAAACCGCGCCCGAAAGCGTATTCGAGCATCTTGTAGGGGAAGTAAAACTCAGTGTCTTTCGCATACACCGCGCCACTAGAGTCTTTCCCGTTCACGACGATCTCAGCGATCTCGTTAATGTCCCTCGTGGGCATGGCTTCCAACTGGGGGACAAGGCCCTTAATGACCTTCCATGTTTCCATCGTCACCGAGTCCGGTAGACGCATGAACGCACGGTCATCGTCGTTGATTGCCAACACGCGGCCCTTAGAGTCCTTCCCATCCGCGCCCGTGTTTTCGGGGGCGAGAATGCCGAAAGGCTTAATGACCTCATAGCCGGAGGAGAAGATTCGCGTGTATTCTTCCGCGATCAACTCGACGCGGGAGAAAATCACGCCGTTAAAGAACGACAAGGCTTCATCGGGCACACTCTTGTCAGGCTCACGTTCCCCGTTGAGAGCGTCAATAACTTCTTGAATCGTGATGCTCTTAGAAATAGTGTCGAACCCGAGTTTTTCGCGCTGCTCTTTCGGTAGGGCATGGAGATACAACGCGGCAGACAAGGCTTCGTTCTCACAGTCGCACATCACGCCGTGGAACTGTTCTTTCGTGAGTTGACCGAGAACACTGCTGCTTGCAACGACAGGGAACCATTCGGGCTGAGAGTCAAGGGGGGACAAGTCCCACGTGAGCGCGGCAATAGCGTCAAGGTAAACGCCGCCACGCTGGGCAGCGGCCTTCAACAGTCGCAACAGGCTCATGCGCAGTGGGGAAGCCTCAAACTCAGCAAGACGCGCAGCCAACCCGTCATCTTCGGGCGCACGGAACGCATCGACCGTCTCAACGGCTCCCTCTTCTTCGGGCATACGCGGGCGCGTACACAACCCCGACAGGAACGTTTCTAGCGTCCCGCCGATCATGTCCGCAGAATACGTTTGAGGTGAGAGCTGGAAACTGTTCATCACCATGTCATAGGGCTTCACTTGCACGTACTGGCCCATTTGAGACAAGTCAACAGCGAACTGCAAGGGGACAGGAGCGTCCAACAGGAGCGGGCGAGCATCCACGCCACCCCCTTGAGCTTCCGCGTAAGCCTCACGCTCACGACGCAATGCGCCCGCAAGCAGTTCAATCCCCATCATGCTCTCATCGGGAATACGGTAAATCGCGCCAATACGAGTGCCCTCAGTGAAAAACCGCGACAAATCCACGCCCTCAAACATGCTTTCCGGCGCGACAATCACTTCCAACGCGCCGAACTGCTTATACGACAACGCGCGCAGGGGAGAACGACGCGAATCAGCATTCTTCGGGTTAGCGGGAGTCAACGCGCCCTTATTCGCCCCATGCTTTTCTACATACACGCCGTCATGGGAAATAATCAGGCTCTTCACCGTGTTTGGAGTCCACGAACCGTAATCCGTGCCCTCACCGTCAGTGACCCAATGACCACCCAACGCCTTCAACACGTCATCAAAAGACACCATGCTTAGTGTCCCCTCTCTACTCGCGCCCGCACTAGGGGCAAAGAAAGTTGCTAACCTACAACACTCGAAAACATGGGGGAGAGGGCATAAAAAAGCGTGAACCGCGCGGCCCATCGAGGCTAAGACCGTGCGGCTCACGCCGTGTATTTATCACTGTGAAAAAACTGGAAGCAACACAACCGCCAGCACTCACATAACTAATGCTACAACTGCCGCCACGTTCTGTCAGGAACACGCTTATAAAGCACGAGGCCCGCGCGGCCCACCGGAAGTGGAGGGGGCACCGCGCGAGCCTTAAAACGACACAAACACAAGGAAAATGAGGAAACCTCATGCTCATGCCGTCGTGCGACCTGAATACAGAGGACGTAAAACACGATCATCGCTACCGCGTTTCTTGTTCTCACACGTAAGCATACAAGCAACACGCCGTAACGCAAATCACTTTACTGAGTAAAGACTGTAAATAGGCGAAAAAAAATCAGGCCCGCAACAGTAGCGACCCAAAAAGCCAACTGTCACGGACCTGAAAGCTGCTAGGATTAGCAGCACCAAGAAACTAGAGCCAATATAGCACATTCCCTTAATGGTGCGAAGCCTTTGGAAGCCTGCGAAAGCTGGTTGTCTACTGGGGGGCCAGGAGTACAGGAATCTCACGACCTCCCCACCGACTGACACTCGGTGCGTCCCCGGTTGTGCGGGATTTTTTAACGATCTGCAAAACAGCGAGCCTATCCCCGTATGGTGATGTGCGGGGGCGAAGGGGTGCCACGGCTCGATTCAACTGCTCACACAGATACAAAGCGGTTGGGTGTGTCTAACAAACCAGTGAGATTACCGGAGTTTGCAGAATATGCCGCCACCGGTTGGGAGTAATGCCCCGGCCCCTACGACGACGCTATACGTGACGAGAAAAGTTCGGGTTGATTCGTAGTGCCTCTAAGAGTCTTAGCTTTACAGCGAGTTTTACCCGTTGTTTTTAGCTGAGATGATTAGAGGCACTTCTCTGCCCACTGCCGCTCAAAGAAAAGAGTTGAGTAACGATGTTGGACAGTGAGCAGTTAACTGAAGTTTTCGTGTTCTTGAGTTTCTATTAAGAGTTCCCGCTTCCGCTGTTGGTTGCCTTCCGCTCAGGGCTGCACAAACGTTCAACTCGCGGTTAACGTTCCAAAGCGTGAGGCCAGCGTGGAAGCGCAAAGAGGCAAAACGATAACTCAGTAACTCAGCCACAGTAGAGGGAAGAGAGAAACACAAAAGCAAGCCACCCGGAGGGGCTTTTTGTGCCCAAAACGCTTTGACTTGAGACGTTTAACAGCATGTTTGGAACGTTGTTTGTTTATGCGGGGCCTATGGGCGTTGGTAAGACGCAGGCTGCGGCTTCGTGTTTTTTGGATTCCAGTGTTGTGTCATTGAGTGCTATTCACCGTGAAGCGTATGGCTCCCCGGTGGTTGAGCGTCAACATAAAGACGCGGTGACGCGGCGCGCGTTTAAGAAACTATTTGCCTTGTTAGAGCGCGGTTTGGACGCGGTTTTCATAGCGCCTAACTGTTCTCGCATGTCTCGCGCGCACTTATACCGGGAGGTTAAAGCACGGTTTCCGGGCGTGCGCGTGGTTGTCGTGTTGGTGCATGTGCCGCTCGCAGACATCCTCAAGCGCTCTAACGGCGTGAGCGCGTCCCACGTGAGAGACGAGTATCTGAGCGTGCAAATCCCGCGCATGGGCGTTGATTGCGACACGTTCACCGTACAATCTCCCGACTTCTCGGCATACCTGCCGGAAATCAACAAGTCGTATCTCGCCCCACATAACAGCCCGTACCACGTGGAGTCCATTGCTGAGCATGTTGCCCTCACAGTGCATAACGCACGTAAAGACACCACCCGGCCTCTGTTGGTGGATATTGCAGCGTTCCACGACCTCGGTAAGAGCGTCGCGCGCACGCCCCAAGACGTTTCTAGGCCGTCGTCAGCGTATATCGCGTCCATTTACGGGAGCCACGACCAGTACGCGGGCCACGAGAACGTGAGCGCCGTCTACTGGATGATCGCCCATAAGGATTGCCTTGACGCACACGCCTTGTTCGTCGCGGAAGCAATATTGCACCACATGCAAGCACACCGAGGCTTCACCGACAGGTACATCAACCGCCACCACCTCGACACCGAACTGTTGGAAACGGCAGGCGCTTTCGCAAGCATCGACAGCAGATCGAAAATCGTAGACAAGACCATCATGGACACATACATGAGGCTACGAGCTGCGGAAAAACAACACGCTTAAACCACAGGCAGGCCACTCGACCAGCGGTTATAGCGTAAGAACAACTCCAAACAACCGTATAAGGAGACACCCATGACCAACAAGTCTTTACCGCTCCCGCTCTGTCCAGACGTGAAAGCACAATTGCACATGGGTGAAGGTGGGCGCAGTGGGAAAATCACCTTCTCCAACCCCGAGTTTCCCGCCATCGGTTTCGTCCTCAAACCCATCGACAAGAGAGGTCAAATCTTTGAGGCGGCATACATGACCACCGACGATAAGCCGCTCCTCGGATACCGGCTCATCTCACGATCACTGCCCGGACAACCCCCATCAGTGGTAGACGTACTACATGGCCTCGAAATTAAGTCACCAACCGACATACGTTGCAGGCCAAAGCGCCCCAGTGACGCAGACACATACGGCATGGGTTTCTTCTACAAGGTTCGTGCGGCCATCGGCGTACACCAGCCTTTCGCAGCCGACCCGGCAGAAGCGAAAAGAGCCTACCGTAGTCTCGATGATTGGTGTCTTGAGATTTACCAATACGTGCAAGGCGGCGCGTGTTCGCAAGAGGACGCGAACAAACTTAAGTTCATCATCGACCTGAACACGTTCGAGTACGACGTTGACAGCAGCGGCAGGGTACTGGACATCAGCAAGAACAAACCCCTCCCGCCACAAGTCCGACTATTCACCTACAAGGACATCTGCGACACCCCAGCACTGTTTGACGGCTGCTCATTCAACAAGAGCGTGTTCTTGTGGGCCGTGGAAGGCTACACGCAAGAAATGATCGGGTTCTTCATGGGAGTCAGCCCCAGTAAAGTCTCCCGCATCCTCAACCAGCCACTCGACGAGTAGGAAACACGATCATGACAGTCTCAAAAGAATCCACGATTTTCCCCGTCGGAACAATCTTCGTTGATCGCGGTAATTACCTGACAGGGGATAGTGTCATCTTGTTCTACCAAGTAGTGCGCTGCACGGAGCGAACCGTGTGGTACCTGCAAATCCGCGCGCAGGTAGTCGCCTACGACTCGGCAGTACTAAGGAAAGACCTTGTTCCGATTGCGGACACCTACAACCCAAAGGCAAAACCACACATGGCACGCATTCTCCGAGAGAAAACATTCCACTGCGTAAAGTCACCAACCGGAGACGTGATGCTCCCGTGGGACGGCCAGCCAGTCAGCCAATACTACGGATACTGACACGCAAAAAGCGGTGGCTCACCAAGGAAACCAAGGTAGGCCACCGCTTTTACTGTTAGGACTCAAAACTCCTCAGCGCGGCGCTCCCTTCTCGGGCGAGAAGCCAAGCGATAGCCGCAACCTTCCGGTAACGCCCGTCATAGTCATCAGGGGCCGCGCCAAGAGAAAGGTTCTTATCCCCCAAGTGCGACTCCTTGAACAAGGAAACAAACGCATATTCCTCATCATTACGGGGATACCGGTTAGCTAAAGACCTGATCGAATCGTCCGTAAGAATCATGCCCTGATAGCCGGGGATACTGCCTCCGGCGACAAGACGCACAGCGACCTTCTCAAACGCCTTCCACGGGGCAACAATGCCCGTCCGAGAGTGTTCCGCGCAAGCAGCGTCATACATTATTTCCGCGATCTCCCCGGACGTAACCGGATCGCCCTCAATGAGGTCGAACTCTGAGCGAGTGTCATCATACGCGAACCACGAGTTAAGAACACGCCCGTTTTCACGCGAAGTCGCCGCATCCACCTCATCGGAACGACAGAACCCAGCGGACGAAAAAGCAGGCAAAGAACCTTCTTTACGCGACTGTGTTTCCACGAACCTACGGGCCTTCATAAACTCTCGCAGGAAAGCCTCAGTAGGGTCGTTAATATCGTCAGACAGAGCAAAAGACGAACTCGCCGCCATCTTGTATGCCCACCACGCGGTATGCACGGCAGTACGCACTACCGCAGTGTCCCGAGAGTCACTAGGCGGCGCTTCAGGAATGCTAATACTGCCCGCATATGCAGAATCTTGCTTATGCGTTGCGTACACCTGCGGTTCACGCACATCAGCGCTCCCATACAGTGACAGTGAGAAACCGTTCTCCACGCCAAGCGTTTCCCGAATCCTACGGATAGTGCGACGGCACCGCATCGCAATACGGTTCACATCTTCCTCAGTCAACCCCCACGTGATTGTGCAGTTCAGTAGAACCGCCGCGTAGTACGTCATGGCCGTCGCATTAGCGGGCTTGAACTGTTCGGGGAAAGTGAGAGAAATATCGGGCTCAATCGCCGCGCGATCTCCCTCTATCTTCCACTTCAGCTTGTTCACGCTTGTCGCAGCCTGAACCGAGTACGTCTGCCGTCTAGGACTACTAGAAACCTCTAGAACCCCCACAAAACGCGGTTTCTCCCAGTCCGGCTCCTTGTAGAACACGTTCCAAAAACGCCGATCACCATAAGGGCGCGGCCTAGACACAGGCTTCAGGGTGAGCCTTTCAGGTAACAGGAGCATGGTTGTTGTCCTCTCTGGTTGAGTCTTGTGCAGTGATGTAAAACAACTGCCGCAACCTAGTTGATTCAGATTGCGACAGCCGCCGTTCTTTTACGCCTTACACGCGGTGTCTCCATGCACCAGAGTGTTCGGGGTACTTGAATGCCTGTACTATATCCGCCGCTATCGTGTCCTCGTTCGACCAGTGATTTACGCCGCGAACCATATTTTGACGACCTGCTTCACGCCATACGCCGCGCCACACCATCCCAGGCTTACCGCGCTCTCTCACGCAACAGGACTCTTCCGTGTCCACCTCGACGACGAGGCCGGTAGCCGGGTCGGTAACATAACCGCTGCAACCGCGCGCAACGCCGTTAATACGGATGTTCTTCATGTCCACCTGTAAGGCTGGGTTAAGCCGGTGGAGTTGGTTACGGAACTTAACAACGAGGAGCATCAGGAAATCCTTTCCGTGTCATAGCTCAAGAAGAGTCGGGTCTTTTGGTTTCTCGCCGCGATACATGGCAAGAGCGTCAGCATGTGCGCGACTGTAGCGAGTAATAAACGCTTGCCGAGGCGTTGCAGTCGGCCCTTCCATTGCGCTTTGCAGGCACGCGGTTCGGTACGCAGAACATGACGCGGCAACCAACTGCCGTAACAGAGTGCGAACTTCTTCCGGCGACCAGTCAAGCAACCTCACGTGAACCGGGATAAGCGTAAACGCATCCTCATAATCAAGGCGGGGCACCTCGCCAACACTGATCGCCTCACCAAAGAAGTCGAACAAGATAACGCCACTGTCAGGCACGCGGCCTTGCTCAACCATGCGCGCCATAGTGCGGCGAATACGAGTCGCCACACGCTTCACGTCATCCACGTTGAACCCCATCCAGTTCGGAACAGACGACATCATCAACGCAGCATGACGGGCAATAGTGCGATCAACGGTCGGGAACGCAAGATCAGCCTCGTCGAAATACCGCACCAACAGGGGAGACTTACCCACCTGCGCGCTCACTCGCCCCGCACGCATAGGAAACAGTTCAACCTCAAGCTCACCCAGCGGACGAACCGGATTACCACCGTTGCGCACGTCGAGACTACGGAAGTAATAGCTGACCTTGAAGCGGCGACCGGAATGTGAATCCACCTCACGTAGCCGAATATTCTCCGGGTTATAAATCATGACCTGTCCCCACTTTTCAGAGCTGGACCGACGCGGGCAGGCCGTTCGCGTTCATCGGTGCGCTCATGAGCGTCGAGCAGCGTTCGCTATAGCTATTCCTGAACGTCGTGTACAAGGTGTTACGGTCAACGCCAGCAGGAACAGCCTCTACCACCTCGGCAGCTTCCTTAAACGCCGCCCACATGCAGAACACGAGGTGGCGAGTGAACATACGAGAGCGCTCCTCGTCCATGAGCATCAAGTTCGAGTCCATCACGAAATGCCCGAACCCATACTTTTCTATCGCTTCACGCTGAGTGATTTCCTTACCGAACAGCGTGAAAATAACCGGCCTATGAAGCCCCTCGTTTTCGGCAACGACCTTCATGTGGCGACGAACATTACGAGCCGCGACAGTCGCATCCTCCACGGTGAACGTGGCGGCGGTAAGGAGCTGAGCGACAGTGAACCGCAAGGCTTCCTTATCAGCAAACAACGAGTCTGTCGTGTACTCACACAACGCAGTCCCATTGGGGAGCTTCACGCGGATACGCCCCATGTCAGCGTCGGTCTCAAACCGGGCGACCTTCTTCTTTCCTTCGGACCGGAAGTTGTAGAACACGTCTCGGCCCTTCAGGGACACGCGGTCGGGGTAGTAGAGCATTGGTTTCAGTCTTTCTTTTGTAGGTTTCTGGTCTCGTGTTAAACGGTTCCTGATCGCACGCGAACGCGGTTAAAGGTCGCTCGGGATACGGTCAACGCGATCAAGGTTGTACTGGCTCATCTGAAAGTCATAGTCCACGCTGTACATTTCGTTGTAGGCGCGTGAAGCGTCTATGCCACGGTAGTTCAATGAGGCCGCGCAAGCGTTCTCGTGTGCCCTCCATGCGGCGTAAACCATGTTCACAAGGCGCTTCCGGTTCCCCCCAGACGAGTGAATCAGGTCAGTGCAAGCCATGAACGTGCCCGGAGCGGTCTGCGCGAACACGTCCAACTCGCCGGGCCGATAGTAGTGCAGCATCCCGCCCAAAAGGTCGAACACGATGTCCAAGGGCATACCGTTTTCCCTCTGGTCTGCTCGGCGCATAAAATCACGCGCACGGCCCGTAATAAGACTCAAGTCCTCCCGCGTGTACCGCCACGGGGCAACGAGTGGGAACATCATGCACGCGACCATACGCAAATCCGGCTTACGTTCAGCGACATAAATGTTCCACGCGAACGACGCTTGCGGGTGGAAGCCCGTAGTCTTACCCGTTGCAGTCACTTGAATCGTGGACGCACCCACTTGACGCAACGTTAAAACCCCAAGACTCAACTTAGGGTTTCCGGGCCTCTGGTAGGACACAACAATGTCTCCCTGATACGTCCCCCACACGTTATCTTTCAAGTCGGGGGACAAGATTACGTTTCGAGGATGGAAAAACATTCTTTTAAGCCTCCAAAAGCCGCTACTAATAGTTACCGGTAACAGGATGAAACACGCGGAATAACAGGGGAAAAGCGTTAAAACGAAGCGTTGTTAAGCATTAGCCCCTAGCGAAGGAACAGTCATGCAGCTCTCAGACGCATTCGACCTCGGTAAAGCCACCACGGCCACACTCAAGCGCCAGAAAGTAACACTCGACCAAGTACGAGCCGACACTGGACTACGAGCCAAGATCACAGCAAGCGTCCTCCGTAAAGCCATTAAAGACTGCTTCCTATGGGACGGGCTGAAAGTGCGCGTCCAAGCGTGGGGGTCAGCGGTTCTTGTTGAACTGTGGGCACTCGCTGAGCCGGACAACCAGAAACAGCTATTCGACTTGTTCTCAATCGTCCAAAGCGAAAGCGGTAGGGCTGTCGTCAATATCGCGCCAGAACTAGAAATCAGTAGGCAGCGCGCGAACATTATTCTCCGCAACCTCACGTCCCCCCAAGGCCAACCGCCACTGAAAACCGACCTTGGTCTCTACGTCGGCTACGGGACACGCCCCAGTGACGGGAACGCCACCACGCCACGCTACCCAGCAGACATGCCAGAAGCAGCCAGCGCAGTGCTTTTAGCGTTCCCGCAAGACATGTCAGAACGCCCCCTAGTGGCAGGCAGTCGCGTATTCACCGTCCGCGAGTGGGACAGCATCGTTCGCACCAGTGTCCTGAGCCTACGTTTCCTCAACGATGGACTAATCGTCTGCTCCGTTGCAAACTAGTTTGTTCTAGTTTGCATGGTCTCGTTGCCGAGGTCAGCTCCAAGTCTCACGCCACCTGCCGGTGGCTGCTTGGTTCGCGTTTCGCTGGGGTCAGCGTTGCCCGACACGGTGTCGGCCCGTCTCATGTCCCCTCCGCGCGCGTTTACAGTCTCCGGGGCACTCCCGGCGACCATAAGGTTAATGGCCGCGTTCAAGTCACGGTCAATGGACAGGCCGCACACGTCACACCTGTAAACGCGCTCAGACAGGGACAGTTTGGCTTTCACTACCCCACAAGAAGAGCACGCTTTACTGCTCGGATACCAACGGTCGATTACGTGTAGCCGCGCGCCACTACGCGCGGTCTTGTACTCCAACTGGCGGCGGAACTCACTAAACCCCGCGTCCAACACATGCTTAGCGAGCCGCCTATTGTGACTCATGCCTTGCACGTTCAAGTCCTCAATACTGATGTCCGTGTAGTTGCGTGCAAGCCACGCGGTGATCTTCCCAATAGTGTCCGCACGCTGGTAAGCAACATGAGCATGAACGGCTTGAACTCGTTTTAATGCCTTATTCCACCGATTCGAGCCGCGCCCACCATTACCGTCACGATCACGGCGACTCAACGTTTGCTGAGCGCGACGCAGTTTCCGTTGAGCGCGCACATAATTACGTGGGTTAGGGAACACCGTCCCGTCCGATAAAGTGGCAAGCGTTTTCACGCCTAAATCCACGCCAACCGGACGAATGCCCGACTGTTTCCCGGAGACTGAGGGAACATGCTCGTCTGGGAGCCTGACAGTCAGAGCTGCGAACCATGCGCCCGCGTGGCGGCTCACGGTCACTCGCACGACGCGCCCACGCACGCGCTTAGTGACGTTTTCCATGCAATGTACGCGGCCAATGCGCGGTAACCGTAATGCTTTCGGGTCCCCGTCAATAAGATTAAAACCAGTCGTGTAAGCAAAACGCGGAACGCTGGAACGCTTAGCTTTATATTTCGGCCACCCGACTTTACGGCCCGCGCGCTTGCCTTTCTTACTATCCGACCAGTTCTTCAACGCTTGCGCCAGCCACTCGAACGCACTGTTGTACGCCTCTTTACTGTTCTCACGCCACCACGGAGCGAGGTCGTTTTTATGCTCGTTCCACCAACGGCGCATCGCGTACATCGTCCAGTCCGGGGCTTCACCCGAAGCGAGTTGATCTTGGACGTGGTTAAGCATGAGGTTGTATGCGAAACGCGCCGCGCCAGCGTGAGACTCTAAGAGCCGCGCTTGGCGTGGCGTGGGGTCAAGACGAACCTTAACGGCCTCAAACAAGGCCACGGCGTATCAGTTCCATTGCTTTTTCCACGTCGTCTGTGACGATGACGCGCCGACCTTGCGCACGTAGCGCGCTTTCCACGAGGTTCATGTTCGTTCGAGCGAACCGGTCTCGATGCTCAACGATTATCGTCCCCACGGTCGGGTCTGCGAGTAGCTTGTTGAGTTTCTTTCGTCGCGTCCCGTTCGTGCCTGAACCGATCTCGGTGACAATCTCGGGAGCGTCTACGCCAATGCTGAACGCGAACGCTTTCAACCGTTCGACTTGCTGTTGCAGGTCGCTTTTCTGGTCGCTACTGGACACGCGCGCATAGCAAACAGTGCGCGTCCCCGCCGCGCGGGGTTGCGTGGTTTCGTATTTCGGGTCGTGGATGAGCCATGCACCGGTCGGGGTTTGTTCCACGGGGACAGGCATCGTGCCTTCACGGCACCATTTCCACACGGTTTGCGGGTGAAGGCCCTCACGTTCAGCCCATTCTCTTACTAGCATGAGACTTACGATATCATATAATCACTTACGTAAACCATCTAACATGACAATAGATGGAACCCGCTAAGGTTCATGAAAGACAGTCGTTTTATGCCACACCAGTCGAAAAGACCATTCAAGCGCTCATTTAATCTTGGTGTCGTTCAAGCTGTCGCGCTCAATGAGCTTGGTTTAACTATCGAGCAGGCGCGACAGTCGTTGCACGCTTCTTACTACGTCGCTAACCGAGTGCTTATTGAAGCCATCAGGCAAAACTTTTTATGGGAAAAATGACCTCTTCGGTTTCTAAAAAGCGCGATTTTCTTGATGTGGCCTTGCGGAAAAAGAAAGGCCCTCTCTACGACTACGTGTACGTTGAACGCCAACAGGGAGCATTTTTAACGCCGCTGCCGTGCGTGGAAATCGAAATATCCCGACACCGGGCGAAAGCCATTTTGCAGGCCATTCTCACCACACCTGAAATAACGTTCCCCATCCCCTCCGAGGTGCGTATCGCATTAGGAGATCGAACCAAGCCCAAGCCCCGAGAAATCCGCAGCCCGTTCACCTTGCAGGAAATCATGTACGCACGGAAACGCAAACAACTCAACGGCAACGTCCTCGTCTACACGCCGCAAGACCGTTTTAACATCCTCACGGGCGCTGCCGGAGCATTAACTTACAGCCATACAACCGGATTTTTATACCGCCCGTAGAAAGGCAGGGTTTCTCATGCCAGCGCTTTACATCCTCATCGGCCCAGCGGGAGTCGGTAAAACAAGCCTCGCAACGGGGATTAGCGCCGGTAACACCGTGTCTACAGACGCTATCCGCATAGAACGATGCGGTTCCCTCACGGAAGGCAACAAACACAACCCGCAAGTATTCAAGGCCGCTTACAGCTACATTCATACGCTGTTGGACATGGGGCAAGACGTGTTCTTTGACGCGACGAACATTAGGCGACTCTTGCGCGCCGATCTGTATCAGGACGTGAAGAAACGCCACCCTAATGTTCCCGTCATCGCGCTCATCATTCATAAGCCTCTCGCTCAGATTCTTGCCCAGAACGCTTTACGTATGGGGGATGCTCGGGTACCTGAAGAAGCTATCCGCTACATGTACCTGCACTTGGATATTCCGCGCCTCGGAGTGGACGCAGACGCAGTAGAACTGCAATGCCCCGCGTTCGACGAGTACATTCCCGAAATGACGCTCAACATTGACGCGCCCCACCGCAACCCCTACCACGTGGAAACAATCGCCAAACACCGCGAGCGCGCCATACAAATAGCATCAACCAGCCCATACGCGGACAACCCGGCGTTAGCTCACGCAGCGGCCTACATTGACCTCGGTAAACCCGTAGCACGCACCCCGCAAGACACGTCCACCCCATCAGGCGCTTACGCGGCGGCCCACTGCGGCGGCTACGACATGTACGACTGCTACGAGAAAGTCAGCGCCCTCTACTTCCTCATCGCACACAAAAACGCGCTCAACCCCTACACGTGGCACGTAGCCGAAAGCATCTTCCAACACGTCCACGCGCACAGTGGCTTCACGAAACGCTACACCGCCACACACCACCTCACGCGCGACGTGATAGCCACAAGCAAACAACTCGCCTCCATTGACCAACAAGCCTCCCTCACCAACCCGCAGGTACTCAACACCTTTAAGCACTTGCAACTAGCCGAAAGGAAAACAGCGTAATGGTACGCAACACTGATATCGCTCAGGTCCCGACCAACCCTAGCGTCACTGCCAGACTTGAGTGGGAGAAAGTAGGTGAACGCGGAACACTTGTTTTCAGCGACTCGCGCTACGCGCCGATCAGCGTCGAGGTGGAAGAACTTAAAGGAACTCACCAGCCGATCATTCGCATCATCTACTACCGTGGCGGCAACGACTATGCGCGTCATGTCAGGCCAAAGTCCGGCGCAGCGTTAAACGCGCAAAGCGTCATGGCAGGCATTGAAGTAACACCTGACAGAATGCGCTCTGTTCAGCGCATGATTGGGCTGAAGAAGATTTTCTTCTACAAGACTGTATCTCTCATTAAGAACGGCCCGCTCGTTGACCACCCTGAGTTCAAGAGGCTCAGGACGCTTGCAGACGAAATTGCGCGTTGGGCGTTCCAAGTCTATGAAGAATACGGTGTTAGGCATGATGAAGCGGCAATGTGTGACTATCTCGCTGCGGAGGTAGCAAGGCTTGACGAAATGCCGCAACAGCCGTTGGTAAGCCAACGTAATCTACGCGCATCCATCACCTACCAGCAGTTCTTAAAAACCCCCGGCCTCATTGACGACCTAGACGCACACGACACCGTGCTCTACTGCCACGCGCGCGACATGAGCGTCAACTTCATTTCTTTCCTGCTCGCGCTCCCCAAGGAAGAAGTGAAAGACATCATCAAGGAGAGCCGACGGGCAGGGAAGAAACCTCGCACAACGGGGGAGAACGGAGAGTCAAAGCTCTATCCCACCGGGACAATCCTCGTGACCTCATGGAGCTACGAGAGAACAACTGTCGCTTTCTGGCAGGTTGTTCGCAGTACCGAGAAAACCCTATGGGTTCAACAAATCCGCGTCACAGCGACAGTCAACACTCCGGCATACAAAGAGCTAGTGCCCGTCATGCCCCCAGAACCAGTTGACGACACCGTGTACCAATGCCGAATTAACCTCCGGTTCGGACGAAACACCCCTATCTGCATCCAGAACGCGCGCGCATACGTCTGGGACGGAACACCAGAGCAAGCATCCGGCGACTATTTCTAACCAACAGCAACCAGCTAACAACCGAAAGGAAACAGGACAATGAGCCAGAAGAAAGAAACTGTCCCTCTCCACGGGTATGTCGGTGTGACCGCTGATGTCGAGTGGGTCAAAGATGAATGGGATAAAAAAGGAGAAAGCGGCAGGTTAACGTTCCACGGCACAGGTAACTTCCAAGATAAGTTCCCGCCATTGGCGTTTAAGCTCGAACGCCTTAAAGGCAGCACCATCTCGCTCACGCGATTCACTTATTTCCTCAATGGGAAAGAAAAAGCGCGCTTCATTGACGACTTGGAAGAAGGCAGAGTCGTCGATGCGAACATGGTCGCGTTCTACGCCGACTGGTGTCTTGAAGGTAAGTCACAGTTCCCAAGCACCTACGAGCAAATGCTTCGTTACAAAGCCGCCACATACATCCAGAAGGGGCCATACGCGCGGTTCGCCTATCGCCTCGCAGGAACATCCACTCTGGTGTGGAAAATCGCAGAATGGGCAACACATGTCCTACAGACGCGCGGCCCGCGATGTGAAATAACCGGAATCTACGATTACGACACGAACGAAATCCTAGAGATTCTAGGCAGCAATGTTACTTTCACAGAAACAATGGAAGAAAAGGGCTTCCCCATTCACTTCCCCTCGCTCTTGAACACGCCGGGGTACTTCATGCCACATGTAAGCGTGGAGAGCAACGCTTTCGCAGCCGCCGCACTCGGAGCCGAAACAAAAGACATCGCGTGGCTATTAGCAATTTCAGAAGAACAAGCCAGAGCATTCAGCGCCCCCGCGCGCAGAATATGGCTATACCCGCGAAACGAGTCAAAACTCTACCCCATTGGGACAATCTTCATGACCGCGCGCCCTATGGCATCCGATCAAGTACTTCTTAGGTACTGGCAGGTAGTCCGCTGCACGAAAAGAACCCTCTGGATGCAAGAGCTACAAGCCGCAGGAGACCGCCAGACAGGACAATATCTCCCCGCACGCGACACTATGAAGAATGACGCTATCTACGAGTGTCGCATCAACCTGAAAGCCGCACCCGGGGCACCCATCCGCATCGACGGGGATATCGCAACCATCTGGACCGGGAAAGTATTCACAGAGGACGCTCATCGCACTGTTTAGTCGCGCGAAACTATCCGACGATCACTCCTAGCCAAACACAACCATTTAGCACGAGAAAGGCAGTAGTCCAATGAGTCAGAAGAAAGAAACCGTCGCCCTCCTCGGGTATGCCGGGGTAATCGCTGTTGTCGAGTGGGAAGAAGAAGGGAAAAGCGGAAAACTCAATTTCCACGGCGCAAGCGACCTTCTGCCGTATGAGTTCAAGATTGAGCACCTTAAAGGCACGCATATTCCACTCGCACGGGTTTCCTATCTCCTCAATGGGAAAGAAAAAGCACGCTTTGTTGTACCCGCACGAAACGGCGTTGACCTAGACACTGTCACGGGATACGCAGTTAACGCCAGTAGGGGAGACTCGCAGGTTCCAAAAACATTGTTCAGCAAAGTCAGCGCTTACGTGTCTCACGTGGGGCCATACAAAGAGAGCTTCCCTAGCAACTTAGATAAGTATGAGGCGCTACGTGCAATCACAAAGTGGGCAGATCGCGTTCTGAAAGCACACGGTCCACACTATGAAGTCACTGGCATCTACAACTACTCGACAGGGGAAGTTGATGAAGCGGAAGGCTTCGTTGACTTCACGGACAAAATGTTGAAAAAGGGCTTCCCCATTTACTACCGGATGCTCTTACACACGCCGGGGTATGTCATCAGCGGCCTAGATCGGAACGACAACATAATCGCGGCTATCGCGCTTGGAATGGAACCCGAACACATTGCACGCCTGCTAGTACTGAAGGAAAAAGATGTCAGGAACATCGCCACTTGCATAGTCGAGCAAGGGGAAGCTCAAAACGACTCGAAACTTTACCCCATCGGCACAATCTTCGTAACCGAACGCCCCATGCCCCTCGACGTAAGAATAATTAGGTTCTGGCAGGTGATTCGATGCACTGAGAGAACCCTATGGGTTCAGGAAGTACATGCTGACCAAGCTGTCCCCAGCGACCGAGATCGGTTCCCTGTACGCGACATGCCTGTGAACAACACCATTCACATGTGCCGAATCAACCTGAAAGCCCACCGCGAGACACCAATTCACATTGACGGGGAACTTGCAACCGTATGGGCCGGAAAAGTCCTCACGAAAGACAGACTGTGGTCATATCGCTCTTAGCGGCGAAAAAACCCTCTTTTTTATCGAAAACGGGGCGCTCAGAACACGAAATTGCTCTGAGCGCCCCGTTTAGCGTTTTTAGCGGACTTCTAGTCGCCCCATGTGAGGTCACCGTTTTCGTCCGTCTCAGCGGAGACAGTTCCCTTGGTCTGAGTGAAGCCCATACGGCCACCCTCGTCACGCTGCTTAGTCATGCGCACGTAGTAGAAGATGAGGAACGCGGCCAATAGGGTAAAAACAATCGCGAACACGATTGAGACAATCGAAATGATGGACATGTTGAGTGTTCTTTCTGTGAGAGTGTTTCAGTTGATGGAAGCGAGTTCTTTGATCTTGTCGGGCCTATAGCCACCCCAAGAATCAATCGTTCGAGTCCCGTCAGTCACGGTAACAACCGGAGCTGACGTGAACCCGAGGGCTTTCACGACCTCGATCTGGCTTGCGTCAGCATCAAGGTCAACGGTCGTATATGGCACGCCACGGCGGTCAAGTAGCCGCTTAGTTGCGACGCACTGCTGGCAGTTGCTTTTAGTGTAGACAGTGAATGTCATGGTGTTTCCTCTTTCTGGCTAGTTTTCGGGGTTGTTGTTTGGTTTGGAGTAGTCACGGTTCAAGATGTGGGCAACGTTTACGAGCGGCCACCCACGCTCTTCTGCTTGCTCAGGGCTTCGGACGATACGAACACCTCGCTTAGGGCCACCGATCACGCGGGCACACAAGTTCAACCACTCATACGCGCCCCACGCGCTATCTGGCGGGAAACTATCAGCGAGAGGACACACGACGGCGACAGTATCCCCGTCGGTCGCGTAGATAGCGGCCTGTAGGTCACGCGCCGCCTTCTCATGCTTACGGGCGAGTTCTTCAATCCCGTCACCCACCCACGGGCCGGGCTTAGTCGCCCCAGTTTCCCATGCTTCCACGAGCTTCGGGCCGCGTGCTCTGAGTGCGCGAGCGAGCTGCGCGCGCCCTAAACCAATGCTTTCCCGATAGGCGAGTACTTCCCACGGAAAGGGGCGCTCATCGTCCTCAAGGCTGACTTCAACCTTGATGTCTCGGACACTGATCGTGTCATCATCGAGGATATAAGCGAGGAACCGAATGAGGTCCTTGATACGCAGCGGGTATTCATCTGGCCCATACAGGTCAGTGGTCGCGCCGTCGAAACGCTGCCAGACCCCACGAGCCTCATCCCACTGCCACACGGGGGTGCCTTGCTCACTGTCAGACATGCGCGAGATACGTTCCTCAATGTCAAAAACAGTGTCCCCACTGATAGAGCCGGACGGGTAACTAATAGTAATCATTCTGTTCGTTTTTCCTACTGGTGTTTGCTGATGTTGTATCGGTAAATAGTTCAGGCTTGCGCGCTTTTACGGTTAAAGCTCAATCTGTCCCGCTGCGATGAGTTCTTCCAACTGTGCGAGAGCTTCATTCGCGTGACGGCGCTCGGCTTCTTGCTGTGCGCGTTCCGCTTCTAGTTTTGCTTCCCGCGCTTCAATACCGCGTCGCTTAATCGACTCGACGATCTGCCGGTTAGCTTGACGGATACGTTCTTTCGCTTCGGGGGAGTCTTGGGCTTTACGCGCTCCATTGTTAGAGGTTGACGGTGTTTGAGTGCGCCCGTGAATGAGCTGCTGGATACGGTCGGGCGAGTAAGCGGCAACACTACTCGACTCACTGTCGGTCGAGAACACGGCAGCGGCCTCAACGGGAGACAAGAACGTGCCACCGGAGATCGCCTCGCTCAGGTCTTGGAAGTGCTCATACAAGCTCTTGAGCGCACCGCCCTCATTGAAACGCTGAACAGCGATAGCGCCCGCACGTTCAATGCCACGCTTTGACGCGCCACCGGCTGCTGCCATGTGAGCCGCGCGCCGATACAACAATCCCGCGTACTGGTTGGTTTCCTCAAGGGCTTCATCGGCGGTGTCGTTCATGGTGAGTTCAGCGAGCACACCCGTGTCGCTTTCTTCCAAGCCCTTAATGATCTGGCTTCGAGCTGATGCCGCGCGCTGGCGAACCACGCGCAAAGCCTTATTGAACCGGGCAACAGTCACGTAGGAGCCGCCTGTTTCTTCTTCTTGCATGAGGTAGGAAACAGCGGCCCTCATGTTCGCGTCCGTCGCGTTCGGGATAATGCCCTCACGCCATGCTTGGGTGAGTGTTTCCAGTTTCTTAGGCGCTTCAGGGAGTGGGCGGATGAGGCCGGTTTCGGACAGTTTCGTGAGGCATTCGCGCATCGTTTCAGGAGTGACATACATGTCTGGTCACCGGCTTTCTACAAGGAGTTTGGTTTGCTGTTTGTCGAGTTCAAGCATGTCAGGTGTTGGGCGGACTTTCGTGTAGATTTCTTTCGCGAAAACCGCTTGTTCCTGTGGGGAGTATTCCTGCTGGGGACGCAAGTAGCTCAAAGTATTGTTGATCGCCGCGTCTACGTCACTTCCCGTCTCCACGTGGGAGAGGGCTTCAGTGAGGACGCTTGCTACCGCGCTGTGATTGATTTTGCCGCTCAGGAGCTTCACGTCATCCAAGGCTGCTAACGCTGCTTGATGGCGCGCGTCCTCTAGGTTCATGCCGCCGCGCGCGGCTTGCATGATGATCGCCTTGGGGATTGCGTGAACGTTGTGGAACGTCTTGTACCACCCGTAGCGGCACGCATTATGGAAGATCACGCTTGTTGTCTGCGCGCACACTGCCTGTAGGGCGTGGGAGGTGCGGGCGAGTTCTTCCATCGTCTTGGAGGCCACGTAAGCGTTGTAGGCTTCCACGAGGCTAGTCATCTTCGGGACGACTTCTTCAAGGGCGGTCTTAATCTTGTCCAGCCCGCTAATCATGTCCGCGTGCTGGGGGATATCTTCGAGCATGAACCCAAGATCGCGTGCGGCTGAGTCAATGTCTTGCCCGGTTAGAACCGGGTAGGTTTCCAACTGGCGGCGCACGGCCTTAGCTTCTTCTTCCGCACTGTATTGGCTCATGCTCATGCCGCGCTGGCGTTGAGTGGAAGCCATGTATTCTTTTTCGCGCTCAAACTGGGCCGCGTCACTCATGCTTTTACGCGCGTCCCCGATACTGTCAGCGTCAAGCTGGTTCAAGAATGTGGTCGGGTGCTTCACGTACCGCAGATCGCGATTCTCGGCGGCTACAAGCTCCCGGTAGTCTGTTGCTTCACGCAGGATATCTTCGGCCCGCAAACCCGCTTCTAGGGCCTTCTTCCATGACCGGAACGCACCCTTCTTGTTCTCATGCCGAGGGTAGATCGTCCAGAACGCGCGAAAATCCGCATCGTCATACAAGCAACGTTCCCGCTTCGGGGAAGCAGTCTCCATGTCGCCCTCGGTTACGTCGAGAACAACCACGTTTTGTGCGTCATCTTGTCTGGACGCTAATTCTTTACTGCTCATGGTTTTACGTTTTCTGGCTGTTGGCTTTGGTTTGGTTAGTTGGAGAGAGACTGTTTTGCTTCTTGGAAGATGTCGTCGGCAGAGGAATCAATCAGCTCGCATAGTCGCGCGTACTCATCGACCGTGAATGTCACATTGCGTGCCGGATTGAGTTTCCGAGACATGGTTGTGCGCGATAAGCCGATAGCGTTCGCTGCATCAGCAACACTTATTCCCTTGTCAAAGAGGCGCACTTTGAGTCGGTGTCCGACTGCTCGTCGGAAGTCGCTTGACGTGTAATCCGTGATGTCCATGCCTAAAAGTGTATAAGAAAAACGCGCATACGTAAAGCTAAGCGCACACATGTATCATTTTCGCTACACGTGTGATATGGTGAAACCACCAACCAAACACAAACAACCGCCTACACAAACCAAGGACAAGCCATTAAAAAACGGCAACAAAAAAGGAAAGGGCACTATGGCAAACCCGCGTAATCCACTCACAAGGCGTTTCGCTTCCTTCGGAGCGCGCCTCATCAGGTTCACGCTCATCATTGCCGCATACGTGATCGGCGGTAACCTATCCGCGTCCCTCACGCGACTAAACCGGCAGATGACACGCAACGACGCTCAACTCGCCCTCCACCCGCCAACAGACGCGACAACGCAAATCCCCAACCCGCTCCCAGACGGCGCTATCACCGCTCACGTCTCCTCGCACGCCGGGGCACCCGCATACTCTGCTTCCGAGAATGTGCTCGTCAGTCCCGTGAGCCTCTTCCACCAGCCGTTCGTGTCTTACATTTCCCTGCTCATCATCATTTTTGCTCTCACCTATTTCGCTACCCGCAGGGGGTGGAGTCGCATCCCTAAGCTGGGGGAGTATCGGACACTGACTGGCAGGCAAATCGGAGAGAAAATCTGGGGATTCATGACGACCGTCGCGTTCCTCATGGGTTTCGCCCTCCTGAGCGCAATCTTGCATACGGCACTTATTCGCTAGAACGGAAACACTTCTTATGGACATCGAATACGACCCGTGGTCAGGGGAAGAAGAACCCAAACAGCCCCCCAAGCGCGCCACGGTACAAGCTGAAGCACGTAAGGCCGCTAAGACCGGCAACCAGAGTCACAAGGTCTACATCGTGTGCGCAATCCTCATCGCATTACTCATGGGTTTCTTCATCCTCGGGAAAACCATCTACAAGCCCGCAAAAACCACGCCAACACCGAGCGCACCAACCTCAACCAGTCCTGCTCCGCGCATCACCTACAACGCAAGCGACTACGAGGAAAACCCAGACACTTGTAAGCGCATGTACGAAACCGGAGACCCCCAGTTGTACTGGTCGTGCGTTCAAGGTGATCTGAAACTCGGGGCCGTCTCATGGACAGGGAAAGTCAAAGACCGCCCCGAAAACTCTCGCCCCTCACTCATCGCCCCCGGCAACGGGCTTGGCCCATACAACGACGGCGTGATCGACCCGGAAGCAACAGCGACATGTTTCGCTGAAACCTGCCTCGTCCCCGTCACGTTCGACAATGGCAATAAGCCCGCATACGCCCTGTTCAGTATCTACGACTCGTGGGCAGGGGGAGTGTTCGTCCCCGTCGAGGACGCAGCCCAAGTCCTCACCCCCAAAGTCATCTTCTCCTACGTGCCCAACGGAGACGCATCCCCAGACCCCGACATCGCACAAGCAACCCCCACAAGGCTCAAGATCGACGGGAAAACCTACGTCGGTTTCCTCCCATACGCAGCCACTTACTGTGGGGAAACAACCAGCGAATGCCAGCACAACCGGGAAGCAGACCGTTCTAAAGTCACCCCCACCGGCACAACGCACATCCTCTCCCCGGCGGAAGTACACGTGACCACGAAAAGCCCCACCAGCAAGTAGCCCCAAACCAACAAGCACCAACCAGAAAAGACCAGACCCGAAATGACCCCTCTCATCCTGATTGACACCGACGGGCACATGTTCGTCGCCCCCGGCTCGCAGGCGGCTATCCCGTTCATCGCAGAAGTCATTGAACGCACCGAGGACGAGTACGATCTTGCAGATGCTCTCTTGATCGCAGAAAGCCTCTACGACCTCTATGAGGACGGGAATATCCCGCACATCGACCCCTACAATCTCTCAGCCGAGGACACTTTGGCAGTGACCCGCCATATCAGCGCGTTTCGTTTCCGCACGCGCTTCCTCGCATACCAGCCCTCATGGCAGGTCTACGTGGACGACGCTCCCGTCCGCTTCACCCTCGAAGATGTGTTTAACGACGAATACTCCTGTGAGCGCATCGCCCACGTTCTCGACAATCACGGCGTACACGTCCCCGAGGGAGAAGAAACCAACTTTGACTACGAGAACAAGAAACAGCGAGCACTCCTGTGGTGCGTCGCAGCCACATGCGCACTCCTCCTCGGAAACAACCGGTCGTTGGAAACCCGAGACCAGCTCAACCGGGAAATGTTCGGCGGCAGTCAAGCTCTCGTTGGCCCTGTCCCGATGAAAATGTATTGCGACACGGTGAACGAGTACGCGCTCACCATGCCCCGCAGTCTCGCTGTCGCCACGCGCCTCCTAGCGGACAGTTACCTGTACGAGAACACGCCGTATCGGCTCCTCGACGACACGGAACTCATGCACCTACGTATGGCAGACAAGTCATATGAATGGCTCGCCCCCCGCTACACGATCTCAGGGAACGTCCTCACCTACGAGTGGTACAAAGACACCAACACGTACACGCATCTCGCAGGCCGACTCTCCATCCCCCGAAGGCTCCTAGAAACCGGGGTGGACGAAGTACAAGAACTCACCATGATCGCCCGCGATACCCTCGCAGAAGATATGCGAGACCAGCCCGAAACATTCCAGCACGGCTTCCTGCTGGGCACTCGCGGGGACGAGTGCGTTACCCAAGGGCAGATCGCCTACATTGACGGCCACGAAGTCCCCGCATACACGTACCCGCCGTTCACACCGGGATTCGACTACGACATTTGCCGACTGTTAGGCACAGTGCCCGGTGGCTACTATGCAGGCACTTTTACCACCGTCATTGACGAAAACTTTGGCGTTTACTATCAGCCAAAAGAAGCAGTTTAAGGAGGCTTGTCCCGTGACTATCGGCGCATACCCAGCGTTTATCTCAATTAACCGCGAAGGGTTCTACATTGCAGGACCCAAAGACCTAGAGGACGGGATATTTGACGACCTGCATTTCCCGGAAGAAGCGCTCGCCCAAGCAGCACTGTTGGGGGACTACGCGGAGCAGGTCTATGGAACGGACGAGAAGTTCTACGACGCAGAAATCGGGAAAGCCGTTAAGCAAGATTTCGTAAACTGGCTCACGGACTTGCTCGAATCCGGCTTCCCCGTAGATGTGGGTAAAAATTTCGCTAACCTCAAAGCGCTTGAATGCCCCGACAGGTTCTGGCCGCTATTTAAGCCCGGCGCTGGTGCCTACATTGACCTGATGGGCAGTGGTTCATTTACGGGGGATGAGGAAGTTGGTTACAAAGACCGCCGAGGACTGCATCTCACGGGAATGAAGCTCGCAGATTTAATCAACGACCATCTGCATGAAGATCACCTAATTCAGGCCATTGAACAGTCCATTGATGGTGACGATGACATTTTTGAGGACGAACCGCACGGTCGGAAAGGCTTATGCTATGCGTTGCATTTCCTGCATTTCACGGACGGCCTGAGCGCGCTTAATGCTTGCGCCAACCTCCAAAGCACTCAAGCAGTGTTAAGAATACTCACTGAGGAAATGAATCTTTCCAAAAAGAGTCTGGGCATATCGAAGTACACAGACCTGACGGGCTGCACCATTGGTTTAGACGGGCGAAACGCATCAGATGTCCGAGACTACTGCTTATACCCAGCTTTAGTGTCGATTGGTAGGGACGCAGTTTTTGTCACTTGCGACGAGGACTTTGATGCCGCTTCTGACGTACTACGGTCAAACGCTGATATGGACGAAATGCGTAAAGTTTTCGGCCCAGAGTGCGAGGACCGAACATATGGGGACCGCTATGAGGAAGAACTTGACGAACGCATCGAGGAATATCTGGACAACGCGCGGGAAGCGCTTTCTCACGCACTCGGGTTCGCGGGCGAGAAGCGAGGCGGAAAACCTAACGGCGAATTAGTAGATATCGAAGGACATTCGATCAATCGCGCTCTCAACATTCCCGAGGAATACGACGCAGCTCTCCCCATCATGGGGCTATGGCAACCCGACAAGATTGCGCTCACCTATAGCACGCGGCTGTACTTACAGAGCGAAGGAAAAGGCGAGTGGCGGATTCGACTCGAAGGGCTTATTGCCCTATATCTGAGCGACGAAGAAATCGTCAAAGCCGTCGAGAACTTCCGTAACGCGCATGGCGATATTCCCATGCGAGAAAAGTTCACGTCAGTGACCTCGGACCTCTACAGCGGTATTGACGCATTGAACATGCTCGCTCTCCTATATGGGAGCCGTGAGGTCGCGACACTAGCGTTGGTGGATGCAGCCGCTAAGCGTGGAATCACGGTCATCGGAGTGGAGTTCCGTTAAGGGGACACATGATTAAAGCCAACCAAACCCATCACACGCTCATCGCGCGCTTGGCCCTAGTAGCTTGCCTTATCGTCATGCTGCTAGGGCTAGGCGGCGTTCGCGGCGCATACGCTCTACCCGCTAACCCCACTGTTTCTGATGAGGCTATTGAGGCGAACTGGAACAGTCTTGACGACGAGCATAAGAAGATCGCGCAAGATGTCGTCTCAGCCGCGCAAGCCCAAGGATTCAGTAAGGAAGCGGCAGCGGCTATCGCAGGGAACTTCTGGCGAGAGTCAGGGTTCAGTTTGGACGCGCAAAACCCCTCTAGTGGCGCGTGTGGCTTGTATCAGGCTCTCGGCTCGCGGCGCACCTCGCTACTTGCTAAGAACGGCGTGAACTCCTGTAGCGGGTTGAAGGCCGACAAGACAATGGAAGCTGCCATTGAGGACGGGCGCTTGGAATGGGTTGGTTGGAAAACCACCGCAAGCATTTACCCGTCAATGGCCCAGTACGCGCTCACCGACGCTGACAAGTACGGAGTGAAGGGCGCAGCCGTCCCCTCTGGGGAAGATAAGTTCGACAACGTAGACGCATTCAAGAAAACCGACAACTGGTATTTCGCGACGTGGATTTGGATGACGAACTGGGAAGCGCCCGGAGGCGCGGAAGCCGGGTTCATGAAGCGCGTCTCCTACACGGCGACAATCCTCAAGAAAGTCAACGGCGGCTCTGTTTCTTCATCGTCCGCGTCTGCCGGTACAGATAAGGGCGGCGGGGGAATCAAGGACGACTGGGAACTACCGGGTATGCCCAAGAAGCCGAGCATCACGGAAGGGCAGGCCGTCTCACTGGCTGAAGGGTCCCAGTTGTCTCAGCAACAGAAAGACAACCTGTATGACATTCTCGCCCAACGGGAACTAGAGTCTCAGTCCGCACTCGATAGGACTGTCGCAGTGACCTGTTCAGTGTTCGGTATTCTCCTGATCGTCTGGGCGGTCATGCAGTTCGCTGGCTTAGCTGTCAGCCTTGTTTCCCCACAGTTGCACGCTTACCGGCTTGTCATGCTTGGGAACCTCGAATACGCGCCCACCCCGGAAGAAGCGACAAGCGACAAGTACGTGACCTTGAAGGGCGCAATAGGTATTGCCGTCGCGACGCTCATCATGGCCGCGCTCCTCCTAACAGCTGCCCTACAAGACGCAATCACCTCACTTTTAAGCTATTTCATTTCCTAACCACGGAAGGACAAACCCATGAACATCCCCGAAGGTCTCTCACAAGAACAAGTAGACGAAGCAATCCGCATCACGGACGCTTCCGAAAAAGCCTACGGCCCAGTGTTTGCCACACTCATCTCCCTATTGCTTCCCTCTCTTTCGCTTGGCACCCCCGCGTATTGCCTCCCCGAAGATGAATATGAAGAGATTTTCGGCCCCGCACTGGGTGCAGAAGGCATTCCTGATGGCCCCGTGTATTACGCGGTAGACGGCGAAGGGTTGAAGCCCGTTACGGCTGGGGAAGCCTTGATCGCAGTGTTCCCAGTGAACGCAGGGTTCCTCCTGACCGCACTAGGTGAAGCGCTGGTCTCTAAACTTTCCCCGTTTGTTCCCGACTATGCGGCGCGCGTAATGGGCGACGTGCAGGACGCTCGCATGAAGATGCTGGATAAGTGGCGTTACCTGCTTTCCCGTAAGCCCGAGTCTTTACGGTTCGGCTACTACAGCGTCAACGAAAGTGGCGTTATCACCATGAACGACGAGGGATACCCCGCTTTCAGTTTGTCTTTGCGGGAACTCATGCAGAACGTGAGCGGCGAATACGGGGACTACGTGTTCGTGTCAGGCGGGCAAGCCTATACGCCCAGCGAGGCCGCACGCAACGAAGCCAAGCTCCTATCTCAAGCGCAACTCGCCCCCTCCAAGAACGCTCTCCTCGGTATTCTCCAAACCCGCGCAGCCTACGAGGCAACCGTGAAGGGTGCCTGAATCGTGTTCATTGAAACCACGCGCCCAGACGCAAAAGAAACCGTCCTTGTCTCCAGCCGCGAGTGGGACGAGGCGTGTAAGCCGATCACTGAAGCTATCCGCGAGCGCGGCTATGTCGATGTCGTGCGCACGACCCTCGGTAGAGACCCGCAAACACAGTGGGTGTCATTGGCCGGTGACGCTGAGGGAAGCATCGTGCTTGACGATGTTGAAGCCCCGTATTGCGGCGAGGTTGCACTTAACGTCCCGCAGGCTCCCATGCCAGTTGTTGCAGTGAAGATGGGCGATGGGCCGGTCGAGTGGCGGCAGGAAGGTGATGAGATTGTGCCTCATCAAGGCGAAACCGCATACCCGATTGATATAATTGCCATACTCTCATAATTTATGTACGCCATAGGAAGCTAAACATGGACCTAGAAAACACCCCAGACTTTGTGACCACCATCTTGAATGTTGGCACTCACTTCGCAGACGATGAAGCTCTCAAGGCCCTCTATAGCGCCTATGGGAGCACCAATATCCCTGAAGAGTTCGCTATCGTGCGCAACGAGGACGGCAGCTACGACGTTATCCGCGCAGACGAAGTAGACGACCCCTCTAGTGTCGTCACCGAGCCTCCTTTCACGGCCGACGAAGCCGACACCCCCGCACGCGCGGTAGACGGCGAAGAGGAACCAGAAGAAGGCGACGAGCCGATCATCGTCCACTGGGACGAAGATGAGGACGAGGACGAAGAAGAAGCCTCTAGCATCACCGTAAAACCGGAAGCTCTGGCCGAAGCATCCGAAACCGTAGCTCTCACCACTGAAGCCACTCCGCGTAAGAGCGAGAACGTGACAAGCCTCCTTGAAAGCGCCTCCAATATCGCGAACATTACTCCCGGCGACTACACGATCACCTACGGGGAAACCGTCAACATTAACCAGATCGACGCGCTCCTCCCGTTACGCGAATACCGTAAGGAAACCCGCAGGGGCCTGAACAATATCGTCAAAGACCTCGGCATCCTCAACCCCATTGTCGTGACCCTCACTGAGGAATACCAGAAGTACCTCGACGCTCACGGGTTCACGACCGCAGCAGAAGCAGACGCAGCCGGATACGCGGGAGCACGCTACAAGCTCCTCGACGGCTTCCGACGCATGTCCGCAGCCTTGACCTACAACCTTGAAGATGTCCCCGCGACGATCATCCGCTTCCGCGACCCCCAGCAGTCCAGCGAACTAGCAATTTTCTTCCATCTCGTCCTCAACCGCCACCAAAAGCACACGTGGCCCGAAATCTGGAAGATGCTCCAAACCGTAGACCGCTCCTACACGGTCGAAGCAACAGCCCTCGACTGGCTCCTTGGCATTGACTTGGGTGACAGTATGCGCCTACGCGACGTAATGGAATGCGAATACCCCGAAATCATTGACGAGTTCACCAGCGGGAAGCGCTCGCTCCTCAAGAGCTACAACGCCTTGCAGAAAGCGCGCCGAGACGAGCAAAACCCGCGCGCAATCGACGACACTCGCAGCGTCAACGACGTTGAAGAAGCGAAAGACCTCGCAAACGACGAGGAACAAGCCCCATTGCCCGATGAGGAAGTCCAAAAGCTCCTCGGCATGGGTGAAGAACTCCTCAGCGTCCGCGACGAACTCAACACTGAAGCCAACCTTTTCGCCGGACTAACCGACGAGGACCGCGAAAACTTGGAGAACACGCTCCTCCAAGACGAACTCAGTGGCCTGAAAGACGAGGACTTCCTCGACGAAGGCGAAGTCGTCCCGATCTTCAACAAGCCTTTCAGTCAGGGCGACGACCTTGACGACCGGTTCCCCGGCCTCGGTAAAGACGTTATCCAAGACCCCAAGAACCGCCAGCCGCTCCCGCCCGAAACCCGTGCAGCTATCCTCATGCGCGACGGCGCGAAGTGTCAGGCGTGTGGGTTCGGTGAAGGCTATAAGGACAACATTCACCTCGGACTGTTGGAATGCCACCACATCACCGCCGTGTACCTTGGTGGCGCTGACACTGCCAGTAACTTTGTGACCCTATGTAACCGCTGCCACGCAGCCGTTCACATTTTCGCTGGCGTTGGTGGACGTATCTACATGGATAAGGAACAGTTCAAGACCGTTCCCGCAGCTCAGAGGCGCACCGACGCTATCTGCTTGCACTACGCGAAGATTCTCCTACGCGCCGAAGCTGAAACCGGTAAGCGCCTCCGCAAGTACAAGCCTGCCCGCAACCCGTTCTGGGTGGCTCAGGCAATCGCAGAACGCGACGTGAAAACCGTTGAAGCACTGACAGGTAGCGCAGCATGAGATGGCATGAAGCATCATTCATGGGCGCTCGCGGCTACGGGGCAACATTCCCCGACGCTGACGGCACTCTACGCGGCCTGATCGCAGCCTACATGCCCCTTGTGGGGGAGTTCTTTTGGGTTGCCCTCCCAAAGCCTACGGTCGGTGGCCCGGCGCTCTCAGGGGCGTTCCTGCTGTCCCGCGTGAACGTGACGCGCCTCGCTCGTCTCATCATCGAGTCGAACGGGGCGCGCGCCCTGTCTGAAACTGACCTTGTGTCCATGTATGAGACCGTGATGGAAGAAGGCGTGCCATTCAAGCCCGAGAGCGCAGACAGGCAAACTCTCATGGTGTTCCAAACACCCCGCGCACTCATCTACGCGGACGAAGAAAACGGAAGCGTCCTCGTGACACTAGGGAAACCGGGCGAGGACGAAAAGATCAACGCTCAACCCACGTTGAAAGTCCTATGCGGCCTCTACTCGCCAGACCAGACGCGCCTCCACGAAGGACTCTGGAAATACGCGGCAGAACGCGGGGCCACGCTCCCTAAGCAGTTCGAGGCGGGCGGCTACATGTGGATGCTCAAAACCCGTAGCGGACAGTGGGCTTCCCTCGAAAACGACTTAGGGTACATAAAGACACCTAGTGTGGCGATCAAACTAGAAGATGACACGGAAACCACGTTGCGGAATATCCTCGACGAGTATCCCGCTACAGGAAACAACTTCATGTTCGACCTCGGTGTTCACGCGCAGAACATGTACATCGTGCGGCGTGCAATCGAATACATGAAAGACCAACCCGCGCTTCCCGTGTTTGAGTTCGACCGCGAGGCGGCTATTATCCGTACCGCGAAAGCCTTACAACGCATGAAAAAACGAGCCGCTAGGCTCGCGCAGTAGCGTTACAAAGCAGGCAACAAACTCGCGGCTAATCCCATCAACCAACAGGAGAGAAAATACTAATGCGTTCTTCGCTTATCACTTCATCGTGTGCCCTTGCGGTACTGTTCGCTGTAGGTGTCGCACCGACCGCGTTCGCTGACACAACCAGCGGGACACCCTCACCGTCCCCGTCCGTGACCGCCACTGAAACGACCCCTACGCCGTCACCCTCGGCAAGTGCAACGCCCAGCGCAACAACACCTAGTGAAGCAACGCCCACAGTCTCACCAACCCCCACCGCTACGCCTACCACAGTGGCACCCACGCCAACACCTACCCCCACTACGCCTGCCGCAGCCGACTTCATCCGCCAACATTGGCAAGAAATGGGCGGCGAGAACGGTGTCCTCGGTGCGGCTACCTCCGGGCTGGTCCCGTTGCGTGACGGCGCGTTCATTCAGTTCTATCGTGGTGGTCAAATCTACTGGACCGCCCAGTATGGTGCTCATGCTTCACGCGGTGGAATCCACGGGGCCTACGGCTCCTACAAGTGGGAGAACGGGCCTCTCGGGTTCCCCACGTCCGATGAAGTAAACAGGACGATTGCAGGTGTCCCCGGCGCGGTACAGACCTATGAGAACGGTCAGATCAGTTGGAGTAGCAGGGGAGGCGCGCACCCTATTTGGGGCAAAATCCTTGAACGCTACCAGAGTGCAGAAGCAGAAGGCCGTTCGCTGGGTTGGCCGCTGAATGACGAGATGAAGGACGCTGCGGGCGGCGGCGCATATCAGCATTTCACTGGTGGCTCGATCTACTTCCACCCATCTACCGGCGCACACCGAGTGACCGGGGGTATCCGCAACATGTGGGAAGCTCAGGGCTGGGAACGCGGCCAGATGGGCTACCCGACGGGCGAAGAAACTGCCACGGCTAATGGTGGCGTGTATCAGACGTTCCAAGGCGGCACGGCCTATTGGTCGCCGCGTACCGGCTCTTATTACGTGCATGGTGCGATGCTGGGAGCATACGGGCGCGCAGGATACGAATGGGGACGTTTCGGTTACCCGACCAGTAACGAAACCCCGTCCGCTAACGGCGGCGTATTCCAGATTTTCCAAGGCGGAACCGCTTACTGGCATCCCGGTTCGGACTCTTATTTCGTCCATGACGCGATCATGGGAACTTACCGCTACTACAACTGGGAACGCGGAGAACTCGGATACCCGCTGGGCGATGAGACCGGCACAGCAGGTGGTGGCGTGTACCAGCGTTTCCAAGGTGGAACAGCGTACTGGTCGCCGCGTACCGGCTCTCACGCTGTCACAGGCGAATTGCTCGGTGAATACGGTAACCACGGTTACGAGCACGGGCACTTGGGGTACCCGACTTCTGAGCCTTACTGGGATGGTAACCGCCATAAGCAGAACTTTGAGCACGGTGTCCTAGAAAAAGCCCACGACTTCAACGTTGCGTGGGCCGGACAGCCGAACAACTATTTCTGTGGCCCGACGAGCGGGTGGATGGTTCTTAACGCTATCGGCGCTCACCGCTCCGCGCAGGGCGTTCCTTTGAGCATTAACGCGCTCGCAAGCCGCGATTACATGAACACCGTCGGATACGGGTACACGAGCTTCCATGACCGTCGTTTCGAGTACGGCATGAACAAGTGGCTGGGATACGACGCTTACACGACGATTCACACGCCTACGGTCGATCAAGTCCGTGAAGCCGTGAAGAACTCTTTCCGTAAGGGGATACCCACTGTTGTTGACGCGCAAGAACGCCGAGGCGGGCCGCACTACAACGGTCACCCGAACAGCACGTTCTCTCACATCATGGTTGTCACGTCCTATGACCCGAACACTGACTCTATGCGTATCGCTGACCCCGGTGTCCACTACCTGTGGGGCGGTCAAGAGCAGTTCTGGTACCACCTGCCGTCGTTTACCCAGAGGTTCCTCCAAACTGAGGTTGAGCGTGACGGGCGTGAGCATATCGGTATTTACACGGCTCGATGAGGAAGAAGGATGAGTTCGCTGCAATTGTCTGCCACACGTTTTAAGGGATTGTCGAGGCGATACCTCGCAGTCGTCGTACTGCTCATGGTGTCGGTGCTTGCGCTCGCGTTTTCGGGGCCGTCATACGCTTATGACGAGTCCTCGTCTCCGCATAACCAGAAAGACAAGCCCTCCACGTGGTGTCAGTATTGCGCGGACTCTGACTTCAACTACAACCCCAAAGAAAACAAGGGAATGTCGCAGCAAGACTCATACGATCTTGGTGCGGCTGGGTGTGGTAATTTCGCGTTCACCGCAATGGAAGTCCGTGCGGGAGTGAAAGCACGCGGATACACGGTCCTCGATATGCGTTCTGAAGCGAAGAAACTCCAAGACGCAGACAAGGACTCACCGTTCGACGGGCAGGGCTGGCTCTACCAGAACAACTCTCAAGGCTTTAAGCAGGGCGTGGAGAACATTACCAACGGTGAACTCACTCTCGCCGGTATTGACGGGGACACGAATGGTGCCGGGCGTGGAAGCAACCAGTTCAGTGAAGATGACGTGCGTAACGCCATGAACGAAGGGTATTTCGTGGTCATCATGGTCCAAATGGCTGGAAGCACGTCCCGCCACTGGATTGCAGGCGACTACGTTGAAGGCAACACGGTCCACACTATCGACTCCGGCGCGAAAGTCACCACCCTTGACCGCACGCGCTACCCCGGTGGTATCGGCCCGATCTTGAAGTTCTCCCGTAAAGACGGGAAGAAACTCCAAGACCTCCCGCACATCGACGAAGCCTCCACGAACCTCGCCTCCAACAGCGGGGACTCGAACGTCGTCAACACTGGAATGCTGTCCGATTTTGACCTCCCCGGTATGCCTCCGCGCACGCAGGGCGAAACCAAGCGCATGTCCTCTCAAGACATGGAAGAACTCGCGGGCGTTCAGCTTGCTAGTGCCAGTTTCGACAAGCTCAGCCAAACCGAACGCGACAACATTGTGCAGATCAAGGAACAAAAGCAGCTAGAGGACGCGGCGAGCCTCGACGGCACGTTCTCGCTGGCTGTCTCTGTTGTCGGTTTGCTCCTCATCGTGTGGGATGTTCTTCTTGCAGGCGCATACGCTATCGACCTTGTTTTCTCCGGGGTAGGGGCGTTCACGTTCTTGACGTTCGGCGGCTACGCTGTCCCGCCGGGCGGACACGCGGATGAAGCTCTCGGAAGCCCCGACCGTGCGCGTAAGTGGCTCCCTGTCCCCAAGGCTATTGGGGTGATGGTGTTGATTTTGCTTGCGTCTGCCCTGTTGACGACGGGTATTTTGGCCGCTGGGATTCACAACTTGGTCACGAAAGTCATTTAGGCCATACTGCTACTATTTGGGTACCCTATGGTATTCTTTTGTGTAACAACAGAGGAGAACACATGCCGTCCGTATCGTCCCTACAAAACGCCACAATCCCACTGCCAGAGGTGAACGCAGCAGCCCGCAAGCTCCCAGCCGTTTGCCCTGATTGCGGGTGGGCTACGCAAATCAGAGTGGACTATACGCGCCTCGAATGCACCAACCCTTACTGCACGGCAAAAATCGTTGAACGAGCCTACAAGCTCACCCAATACTGTGGGGTAGAAACCCTCACGTGGGACGACGTTAACTCTCACGTGCGCTCTCTTAACGTGAAGAACCCGCTCCGGCTCCTTGACCCCATGAGCCGACAGAAGCTCCCGGACCTCATCATCGCAAGCCCCCGGCTAGTTCTCCCAAACTACGTCACAGCCGCGTTCCTCCCACATGTGGGACGCAGTGAAGCCCGAGCCTTATTCGCCCCCGAGCAGACGTTAGAGGAAGCCTACGAGGGTGTTCTCACGGGCGGCGTGGGATACATCAAGAACAAGCTCGCAATCCCAGACGACACATACAGTTCCCGAGCGGGGCGAATCTACGAAAGCCTCCTCGAATACAAGACCACCCTCGAAGATACGAAGCACCTCATCGAAAGCAGCCGCAAATGACCGACAACGAGACCAGCCTCAAGAGTTACACGGTAAGCGTGTATGTCACCCCAAGCGTGCCTTTCGTTAAAGCCACGAGGCGCGTATGCACGATCATGCTGAATGATGGCGAGACCCTACTCTGGCGAAAAAAAACGAAGGTAGCGAAAAACGCGAACGCGACATCAGTTGCCCTCGCTTTCCTCGCAGAAGCTCTCCCCGCATTGGCCCCGAAGATCACTGACGCGGACGCTCCACTCACCTTTGCGGTGTACTCAGAATCCATCCGCTCAATCCTGATGGACGGCTATGTTAACCGTCGTTACCGTGGGGAAATTAGAACCCTCATGGGTAGCGCGGTAAATGTCATTCCCAACCGTGAAATCCGTGTCGAAATACTTTCGGAGGAACCGAGCGCACGCGGTCTCAAAGGCCGCTCGATGAAGCGAAATCATGACTTTAGAACGAAGCCCCTCGTTGACATGCTCCTTGAGGACTTCTCTAACGAACTCTAAGAACCAACCAAATGACCATCAGCCAGAAAGACCAAGCCATGTTCCACATCAAGCGCCAACGCAAACGCAAGCCACGCCACGCGCCCTACACGCAATCCGGCAAGCCGACGGTCGTGAAAGAGTACGACAAGCCCAAGCGCGACCAGTTCACGCCGCCCATGTGGCCGTCAACGCCCCGCTAAGATCGTGCGGTACTTCAGTAGAATGAGGCTCGCTGACCCGGCGGGCCTGTGGCAAACGTTCGCGTCCATTAAGGAAGTCGCTAGACGCTACGACGTACCCACGTTGGAAATTATTCGAGCCGTACAAAACGACCCTGATAAGGACGCTTCACGCTACAACCTGTATGCGACGAGCGCAGCCGCAGCAGCTAACGACAAGAGACGCGAACAAACCCACCAGTACCGGAACATCCCACTGTTAGAGGCAACGTCTAGCACCATTGAAGGCGTAAAAGACGGCTCCCTAGCTGGGACACTCGATGATGGGTTCCTCGCATACCGCACCTACCAAGAAACCGTCGATATTGACAGTGACATCCCGTTCGAGGAAGCCGTTAAAGACCTCGACGCTCTCACCGCGAAATACATTGAGGACGGCATCAACCTCAAGGCCATGATCGACGCTGCCCCCGTCGTGAAGAGCGCGGCCCGTAATCTTGAAGAGTTCCTAGCCGCTCACCCCAGTGTCCGGGGGAGCGTTTTAGGGTATATCGCGTCCGCACCGTCGTGGAAACAAACTAGGGACGCACTCACCCAAGCAAATGCATGAGTATGCGTCCCTAGTGGGCTTTTAGAGGTCTCAGGCCCGCGTATTTAGAGCCTTTTGCGCATAATCAACGACGCGAGTGAATGAATCTGCGCCGAGAATGCGGTCAATAGCGGCCTGATCGCGAGTCAAAATCTCTCGAACAAGCGAACTCTGCGAGGCCAGTTCCTCAATCTCCTCCAACGAGCGCACCTCACCGCCCTTATTGACGGCAAGCAACGCGAGTTCAGCAGCAGCGAGCGGGAGATACTGCTTACGGTCCTTACGGCCCGCGAGCGCGCGGCGCATAGAGAACGACTGGTGAGCGACCTGCGAGCGGGAAATACGGAACTGCTTGATGTACGAGTTAGACACCTTGTCGGCATTGTCGATGAACATGCGCGGGTGCATGTCTGCAAGCTGGCGAGTGAGTTCTTCTGCTGCCTGAGCGTACTTCTCGTCCCACCCGCAGTATTCGGTGATGAGACGCGCGTAGCGTGGGGCCTTCCCAGCGGCAGTGTCGTCAATAACGGGCGCGGGGATGAAAATGCGTTGAGTCATGATTTGTTTGTCTTTCGGTTTGGTGCCTATCGGCGGTGTTTGTACGCTCATAATCGTACTAAAACCGCCACAAAACGCAAAATATATTCCCTATTTAGGGACTTTCTGTTTCGTCACACTCAAAATCTCCTCCAAAGACACAGGTTTCAAGCCCCACACGTCCACGCCGACATTCACGGCAACGCCCTCATCACCTCCGAGGAATGGTGTTTTCGCGTGCGTATGCCCGTACAGGTAGACGCGCATCCACGCTCCGGCGGACTTCACTAGCGGACGCGACCACCGAAACCGGGGGAGAGGCGCGGTCATTGTTTCCCCGTCGCGCACGTGGCAGCGCGTCCGGTTACACGCATCAACGAATTGGAGAGGCGGATAGTGGCAGACATCGACCTCCACGGGGCCGAAACCGTCAACGTCAGCGAAAAAGTTCAACATCGGCGTGAGCGTTGAAAACACCGTGCAATACAAGGCGTTTTCGCGCGCGGTGTTCGCCTCATGGTTTCCGCGAACCAAGTGCATACGCCGGTATCCCACGCGGTTCTTCAACGGGGCCAACAGTTCGACGGCGCGTTCAACGCTGCGCGCACCTCCGCTGGTCACGTCACCAACAATGAACACTTCATCACCTTGACGGATTTTCCCCAAGAGGCCGCTCATGATCGCATCGTCATGCGCCGCAGTGTCCTTACGGAAGCCGCGCTGCTTGGTGAGCTGCGGGCTACCCAAATGCAGGTCGCTAGTGAACCAATACGTCACCGAAACTTACCTTCCACGACGCTTACGTTAGAAACGTTCTAAACCGATATCTAAACAACCACAGTCAACAGGCAATAGCCTCGCTTAAAACACCGGAACGGAGAAAAACAAGTCATGCTGATTTACCCCACGAACCTTGAAATCGCGCGCTTTGAGGAAACACCGCAGGTTGAGCGATACGAGTTCAGGTCGAAAACAATCCGCTCATTTAGGGCGTTTCTCCAAGCCGCCACAGGCAAGAAAGAAAACGGTGTCGTCTACACGCAGTTCGCTCTATACGACAAGCATGGGGAAACAGTCGCGTGGAACGTTGTCGGCCCGTGGACCGGAGCCGTACCCATCCGCCGCGTCGCAGCAAGCCTCCTCGCCACCGTAGACGAGCACGCGCCAAATCAAAAAGACTACGAGAACATTGCGCGGCGTATCCGCATGGAAACAACGAAAGAAGGCGGCTTCCCAAGACAAGGCCGCACCTGTGACCTGTTCGGTGAACCACTAGCCGTCAACCCGCCATACAGTCGCTACGGGTTCATTCGCGTTCCCCAAGAATATGAGGAAAAGACCGATGAGAACCGGCGTAAGATCAGGGAAACCGTCAACGCCTCATGGGTTGCGCACCGTGCGGCTGTGAGCGCGACGCTCACTGCGGCTGACAGTATGTTCGAGGGAGCGTACCGAGACACGTACCTGTCTGTCCTCAGACAGTGCATGTTCGCTTACTCCTACCAGACTGGTGTTATTCCGCCCGAAATTGCCGACTCCATGCAGGAAAATGGACTGTACATGTTCTAGACCTAGCGAGGAAGGGACAAGATCATGCCGTACTTTGGGTACTCAATGGAGACAAGAGGACGTTGGGTGAAACTGCCCGACGGCACGTTCGGCGTGAAAACAGACGGGCCAGCCCAGCGCGGCATGGTCATCGAAGTACAAGCACGCAGCGGAAACATCCAAGAACGCCGACTCACACAACAGGTCGGCTTCAACCTCTGGAAAACCGTCCCAGCACAAGGCCCAAACCGTTACGGCGGCATGGAATGCTGGGACTACTGATCTGATAAAAATGTTTCCCGGCTCTGGATGGAACCTGTCAAAGTCACCAGAGCCGGGAAAACCCTCCAAAAAGAGCCTCTAAAACCACCGTATTAGAGGCTTCCTTAGAAAGAACTATACGGCAGTGTCCTTCTGCGCGTCCATCAATTCTCGGATTCTCACTGTGCTCACTTTCCTACCGGTGTCGGCTAGGGAGAGGAGCGTTAAGAACTCGGGCATTGTGGGAGCACGGTTCCCGCTGTTGATGTTCGCTAGGCGAGTGGTGCCGATGCCGAGGGCTTGAGCAATGTCCTTGTTTGTGCAGCCGCGTTGTTCTTTGACTCGCAGCAGAGTCTCTGTCCATAGCGCTAGGCTTTTGTAGGAGTTCTGTAGTGGTGTTCGAGCCACGGTTTCACCTCGCTTCTTCTAGGTTATGTTCCCCGTTGAGGGCAATGATCTGGTAGTAGGCCGCGAACTTACGCGGGGAAAGAACCCTCAGCCCGTCTTGGGCTTTGATAATCCAATCTCCCGCGTGAGCGATTCGCACGTGCTTGACGGCGTGCCTTGTCGTCGGGTCGTTTCCACGCGCATACACGCACAGGGTGGTCCCGATCATGTATGCGTGGTCTCGTCCGAGCCACGTGAGGATACGCCCCTTGGGGACGGGGCCGACCATTGCCGCGATATAAAGGTTTTCTGGGTTCTGTTTTGACGACACGAGAACAGCCGCCACGGGCGTTGGCCTAGTCTCAGGCGGACTAACGACCTTCATGCCGTCCTTGAAAGGCAGGTAACAGTACGTGGGGGGAATGAGGTTTTCCCGTTCCGTGCGTAGCCTGTTTCGCCTCGCAAGGTCTTGCCGCTGTTGTTCTTTCCGGTTGACGCACATTGCGCGCCGCTCGCAGGCGGGTAGCGTGGCTGCGCTACGAGCGGCGGCAATGATCTCGCTTGCGGTAGGCATTAGAACGGGGGCTGGGGGTTGTATTCGTCCGAGTAGTCTACGGAAGCCGGGGGAGCGTCATACTGGCGCGAAGCACCCGTTTCCGTGGCCTTGTAGGTCTTGAACAACAGGGACGGGCCAACTTCTTCAACGCGCATTTCCGTGGAGGTTCGCTTATTGCCGTCACGGTCAGTGTAGGAAGAGGCAACGAGCGTGCCGGTTGCGATCACGCGGTCTCCCTTACGGAGCGTTTCAGCGACGTTCTCAGCGGCCTTGCCCCACAAGACGCAACGCATGTACAGAGTGGACTTTTCCACCCACTCGTTGCGCTCGCGGTCATAGCTGCGCTCACTGCTTGCAATGGTGAACGTTGCCATAGCCTTACCGTTCGTGTTGAAACGAACTTCGGGGTCAGCGGTGAGGCCACCGACGATAGTGAACGTGTTCAGAGTAGCCATGTTGGCCTGCTTTCTATTGGAGTGGTTGCGTTTTTGGTTGAGAGATGAGGTCAGTGCCAGACACCGTTTGCGCCACGGTGCATTTCCTTGCCGTCGTTACCCCAGCAGCGAGTGGGGTCGCTTCCAAGGCTTCCAGAGCAAGTCCATCCCAAGCTCGTATCCTCGCTCTGAGTTTCAACCCAGTAGGACTGGCCGGACGAGGAAGAACCAGCCTGAGAACCGCCAGCAGAACCGGTTGACCGTGAAGCAGAGCCGCCACCGTTGTTGCTGTACGAGCGTCCAGCAGTAGAGCCGGTAGAGCGAGAGTACGAGCCGCCACCGTTACTGTAGGAAGAACCACCAGCATTGGACGAAGAAGCGGCAGCAGCAGCCTGAGCAGCCTGCTCAGCTTCCCACTGACCATGCGAGTCACGAACCTGATTCGACTTCTCACCCAAAGCGTTCACAGCGTCGGTCAGCTTCTTTTCCTCATCGACGTTCCACTTGCGGTCATCGCCCACGTGCGAGTGATTCTTCACAGCTTCGCGTGCTTCGTCAAGGGTCTTAGCAGCGTCGTTGATGGTGGACTGCAGTCCGTCACGGGTCGCATTGTCCTTGACTTTCCCATCGGTTTCACCCATGAGATTCTTCGCGTCATTCACAGCTTGATCTGCCTTGTTAGCGGCTTCGTCGAGCTTCTTGATGGTCAGGTCATCAAGCTCGCCCGCAATAGGAGCCATAGCAGCGTTGAGCTTGTTCGTGGAGGTCTTAGCCTGATCGAGAACCTTCTTCAGCGACTCGATCTTCTCGTTACTGGCCTTCGCGTTGTTGGGGGCCTCAGTCAGAGCGGTAACAGTCGCGTCCGAATCAGCATAAATAGCCTTGAGAGCAGTCACGTTCTCAGAAGCAAGGCCGTATTCGTCGGCCAGAGCGATAGAGGACTGTGCGGACGTGCGGGCAGTACCGAACGCGGTCTCAGCTTCAACGAGTTCAGCCTGAACCTTCTCAACGCCGGAGACTACGTGGCGGTTATTGACGTAGGCGTAAGAGCCGCCAGCAATACCCGCGACAACAACGGACGCAGCGGCAATGAGCGCCACGAGCGCCTTTGCGTTGGGCTTGGGGAGGTTGGTTTCCTCGGTGGTGGTGTTAACGGTTTCAGTGTTCATGAGAAGTGTTTCTTTCTGTGTGACAGGTTTGCTTGATGACACCCACTGTAATACCTATTTAGGTACATTGCAAGTCCATTTTCGTAGTGTTCGCCACACAAACACGCGAAATGATTTCCTAAATAGGGTGTTTATAGTGTAATATATAGACATACTTAAAAAACAATGCGCCCCCATTCCAGACCAAAACACAATCCGAAAGGCATTCCCATCATGTCAAGTGAACAGGTAAAAGGAACCCTCCTTGCCGTAGGCGCTACAGCAGCCTCGACAGCCCTCCTCGTTGGGGGAATCGTTGGTTACAACCAGATTCAGGTCACCTCAGCAGCCGACAAGCAAGCCATCATCTTTAATGAGACGCACTCCGTTAGTGGAGCTACAGACGCTCTAACTGGCACAACCGGAGCGTTCAGCGACCACTGCACAGTGATGCGCGAAGGCATTCAATTCACCGTAGGCCCTATGAGTTTCACGACCTCGAATACTTCATTACGTGGCACGCCAGTCCCTCCCACGCGATCTGCGACCGGCTTTGACTGGCAGTGGGCAAACAAGACACGTATTACCCCTATCGGCGTGCGCCCCGAAGCCCCCGGCATTGTAGGAACAACCCCACAGAACGTCTCCACCCCAGAGGGGCGAACCCAAGAAAACCTCAACGCTTGGTACCAACAGATTTGGGACAGTGGCTTCAAGGTGGGGCGAGTCGAAATCGGCTACGCAGGTAGTACTACGCCCGCCGTCCCACAGGTTCTAGCAGCCCACTGCGAGTGGGATGTCACTCTTTCCAGCAACGCTAACGAAAACAGCGAAGGCCCCACACTTAATGACGACGTAACACTTGATGCTGTTCCCGTTTGGGACCTCGCAGAAGGGGAAACCGCCCCGTGGCTCACGGTAGACGGCGAGAAAGCGCAAGTAACGGTTCGTGGTCGCGCCTACCACACGGCAGACAAGCCCGTTAAAGGCAATGACATTCCGGCAGACGCTCAGCTCATCGGTGAAACAACCCTTGACTTCACTGCCTCGGGAACTAAGACCGCAACAATCAACAAGCCGTCCAACCTTGACGGAGGCTACGTCACATGGGTGTGGAGCGTTGAAAAGAACAATCAGCCCGGCGAATGGGGTAAGTACCTCATGAACGACACTGTTTCTGACGGGTGGGCCGCAGAAAACGAGGTCGTTAAACTCCCCAAGGCCCCCAAGCCCACACCGAGCGTAGCTGCTCCCACTATTGAGCCGAGCGCAGCACCAGCGCCCAGTGACGTAACGCCGTCTCCTGAGCCGAGTGCAACCACTCCCGCACCGTCACCGAGTGAATCTCAGGCGTTACCGCCAGCACCCGCCACGAGCAGCACTCCCACTACTCCAACGCAGGCGAACACTCCGAGCGGTACCCCCGCCAATCCTGCACAGTCAACTCCTGCTACGCCTAAGACACCTGAAACTCAAGCAAGCCTTGCACACACCGGTTCTGTGGCCGCACCGCTCATTGAAGCGAGCGTTGTGATGCTGGCAGGCGGTTTGACCATCGCGTTCAGGAAGCGCAATAGCATCTAACCACAACTAGTACTTCACCCAAACACACGCCAGAAAGGACACTAAACATGTCTCTTGAACAGGTAAAAGGGACTTTCCTTGCTGTAGGTGCTACAGCAGCGTCAACCATGCTCCTCGTCGGGGGATTCGTCACTATTCATAACTCTTACGAGAATGCCGCGAGCGTTGACCCATCAACGGTGATCGACGTTCGCGCAAAGCAAGCCTCTGACGCAGCAGCAGGTGGAACCGGAGAGTTCAGCGATCATTGCCTCGTCATGCGAGAGGGCTACATGGTCGCCGTCCCGTCTGCGAGTTGGACGACAGATGAACAGGGCAACCCCGTCATGGACTCCCTGCCGGGAACACTAGATTGGCAGTGGGTTAATACGACGCGCCAGAGTCCCGGTTGGAGCACGTTCCTTGACCCGCTCACAGTTGGAAACACGTATCCCAAGGTTGCTACCCCTGATGGGCGCACGCAGGATAATCTGAACGAGTGGTTCGACGTAATTAAGAAACACGTCCCCGGCTCGTACCCCGTGCCCGGAATGCTTCAAGTCGGCTACAAAGCAGATTCTCGCCCACAGCATGTTCTCGCCGCACACTGCGAATGGGACATGGCTGTCTCTAGCCACGCAGATACGAACCTTGACGGGGCAACGCTTAGCGACAATGTGACTGTCGGCGCGGCAGGACAAGAGCGAGACGAAAGCCCTTCATGGCTCGTTGTGAACGGTGAGAAAGCGCAGGTAACGGCCCACGGGCGCGTCTACCACACGATGGAAAAGCCTTCCAAGGGCAGTGGTATCCCTGCTGACGCAACGCTGATCGGGGAGACTGATCTTGATTTCACGGCTCCCGGTACTCAGACTGCGACCGTTGCTAAGCCTGCTTCGTTGGACGGCGGGTATGTCACGTGGGTGTGGACTATCGAGAAGAATAATCAGCCCTCCGAGTGGGGGAAGTATCTTCTGCAAGACGCGACGGACGGTTGGGCTGCTGACAACGAGGTTGTCGAGGTTCCCAAGGCCCCGTCACCTTCCCCGAGCGTGACACCTTCCACTCCTGTGTCGGAAACTCCCGGCACGCAGCCTCCCGCACCCAGTGGAAACGAAACCCCCGCGCCAACGCCGACCAGTGAACCTCCGGCTCCCCAGAAGCCGAGCGCGAGCCTCGCTCACACTGGCACAACATTCTTCCCGTTGATCGGGATGAGCGTGTTCCTGTTGGCTGGCGGAGTGGCTACCGTGCTCAGGAAGCGCCACACAATCTAAATATCCCGCCCATCACACGGAGCGCGGCGGTCTGCAAAACTGTTTTGCTATGCAGACCGCCGCTTCCCCCTAAAGGACTAATAAAAATGATTCGTTCACCGTTTAAGCGAGCCTCACAAGCAGTCGATAACATCGACTATTCAACCGACGAAGGCAAAGACAAGGGCGCGCGCCTAGCTGTCATTCTCACGCCTGTCGCTGTCTTACTCACTGTCCTAGCGGTAGTGGGGATTTGGCTGTTCGCATCTGGGCGTTTCAACCCTGAGAAAGACGCTTTCCAAGAGGCCCAGAAGCAGCTTCAAGAAAACACTGAACGGTCAGAAAAAGGCGTAGCAAACGCGGGAGTGGCCCGTCCTGTTAATACTGGCGTGACGAGCTGGACGCTGTTTCCCGCGCTACCCGGTGGTGCGTCATGGGATACGTCTAACGTCGCGTATGACGACGGGTGCTTGAACCTCACGCAACCCCTTAAGAGCGATCTAGCGTCCGCGTACAAGACGCTTAGTGACACGGAAATGTATGTTGTCGCCTACAGCAAAGACCTCAACGCCACTCCGGGCGGCTGTACGACCTCAACGTTAGAAGCGGGCTACTACTTCCTCTCAGACGGAGCATCGAGCGCCTTGTATGTCGCTCACGTTGGTGACGCTAAGCGCGTGGACGCGGATAACGCGATCAACATGCAAACAGCGAACGGCTCCTATGCGATCTGGGAACAACTGTTCCGCAAGAGCGACGAAGCAGGAAACCCTGTCGTCCGTAATCTCCCCGACGGGTGGGATAGCGCAGCTCTCGTCGTCGGCTGGCATAACACTCCCACCAAGCAAGCCGAGACAATGTTCGAGGTTGCACCCTCGACACTGTATGTCGCGTCCTATTCCACTCCGGCAGACGGTGGGACGGCGTTTGCTGCCGCGTGGCAGAGCGTATCGACCTCGCCAGCCCCGAAGGTTGTCCTGTTGAAGAACAGCCAATCGGAAGGGCTTTTAATGGGTTCCCCCATGTGGTTCGTGAGTGTTGACTAGCAACAACATGCCAGCGTTTTAAGGACCACACAATGAGTATCGGTATTTCTATAGGCGACCTGCAAGCAACAGCGGCTTCTATCCCGCATCAGATTCCCGCAACCCCCATGCACTTGTATAACGGGGTGACGATGCACAGCTATTGCGCGAGCGAACTAGCGCCCATTCTCCTTGCTAACAAGTATGGTGACCCGTCGGTTAGTGACGACATGGTTCTCCAAAGCGGGGGCAGTGGTATTGCGAGCGTAAGGCTCCGCAACGGACTCGTATCCATGCTGTGCAATCGCGGCCTGAACGTTGAAGCGGGTAGTGGCCGGTATCCGATGGTGAAGTACGGAGATTTTTATTTCACGCTCATCATCGAGTCAAGCAAGCCCATGTTCCGTCCATACATTGACAGCAAGCTCCTGCTTTTGCGTTCGGGGAATAGTGTTTTACGTAAGCAAGTGCGCTCACTGCTACGTGAGGCAGGGCGCTTGGGCGGTAAGACACGTTCGGACACTATGCGTCTCCTCGCTTCAATCTGCCGCGACGGCGTTCTCGCCCCACTTGAAGTACAGTCCCTCGCTTCCCCTGAGTTATGGGAACGTGCGAACATTCGCAGCGGTTTAACCGTAGACGCATAAACAGCGTTTCGACGAAAGGAAAACGATCATGGCATACAACCGCCCCGTAGACGATTCTGGTTTTAGGAACTGGTGGGCTGAGCCTAATGTCGCGTTCGAGCAGGCAGACCCTCAGAAAGCGTGGTTGTGGTACTGCCGTAACCGGCACACGTTCAAGACGACCGGCATCGCCGCGTATGAAACCTACATGACTTACGGTTACCTGATTTGCGCTGAATGTGAAGATGGTGGCGCAGCAATCCGCCGCTACTGAACGAAGGAACCGTAATGCGCGGGAGAGGATACCTATCCAACCGGTCGATGAGCGTTAACGCGGCTATCGCTTACGAGAACGGTGAAAGGCCGATCAGTAAGTGGCGTAAAGACGACATTCTGAACGGCTTAGGCCGTGAGCTTGTCGCCACGCTAAACCTCGACCGGTATCCCGCTGCATTCTTAAAAGAAATGTACCTAGAACCTGTCGCGTGGCATCACACGAGCCGCCACTACAACGTGACGGACTTCTATGCGCTCAGACAGACAGGTTCCATTCCTCAAGAACAAGCCTTACTTGCTTCCAGATACCCAGAATGGGCGGAAGAGCAAGCTCGCATGAAGGCCGCGAAAGCGGTTAGGGAAGAGCCTGTTAAGGCCCTTGTCCGCTATCTCGTATGGCCTAAGACCGGCGGGAGTAAGAAGAAGCGCCCCTTGGTTCGTGAGGAGTATGCGATTTTGCTTCCGCCGTTCGCCTACCTTGCTTCCGGTACTCGCAAGAGGCTGGACGGTTCTCATTTCGAGGTGGTCCAGCGGTTTGAGGCTGCTCCTAGTGGGGCGGGTGAGGTTTTTGCGTTCATCGAGTCCCGACTCCCAAGAAAGTGACACACACCATGCCATAGTGCGACTATTTGTGTACAGCATGTGTTATTGTTGCCTTGTACAAAACAGGAGCACCCACACGGGTGCGTACAACCGTAAAGGGAGGCATAGACAAATGCCCGCAACAATCAAACGCGCATGGACGCACGTCAAGAACTTCATCGAACGCCACGAACTCGCTTTCCTCACCCCATTCTTGGTCTTGTCGTTCCTCATGTACAAAGCTGAAGCAGGATACCCGGCAGACGGATACTCGTTTGGTGTCACAATCTTCTTCTTCGTAATGGTCTGCCTATACGCGGGTGCCATCGCTGACCGCCTTGGGTTTTTCCCCGAAGAAGAAGAGGAAAAGGAAGAAGAATCGGCCAGCGACAAACCTGTTGAAAAAATCACTACACGAGGCCACTACACGTGGCGCGCGTAAACTTACCTAAAGAAACCAAACATTAGACGCACACAGCTCTGAAACCAGAAAGAAACCCAATCATGTTCACCGCAGTAAAGCATTCGACCAACAAGCCCTATGGGCCTGTTGTAGGTTTCGTATGCGCGCTTACTGTGGCGTTCGGTTTGCTTTTAGGTTCAGGGAGCCAGTCGGTAGCCGCCCAAGCGACCCCCAATGGGGATGAAAACGCATCCCTTAAAGGAACTGTCTCAGGTTTTACAGTCTCGACGAAGCTGGGCACGCGGTTGCCGGTGTCCCAATCCGCGTTGAACTCACAGGAAACGCGGTATTCACTGAGACTGCAACTAATGTTTGGGAAGGGGGAAACGACGCTTGAGCCGCTTTCTCTTCAATGGGAAAGTAACGGCACCCAGCCCGTCTCCTACAAGGTCTATTTCGATTCGACTAAGGAGATTCGCGGCCAACTTTCTCGCTCAGAAGGAACAGTCGCTCGCGAGACCCAGAACGTCTCACAGTCGGTTCCTGTAGCTACAGCAGCACAGTCTTACCCAGAGCATGATTACACGGCAGTAAAAACTGTCTCTCACACGCTCCCGATTATCCCAGCGATTATGCTGCTGCTAGTTATTTCCATCTTGGGACTAGCCCTAAGTTATTCCCGCACCAAGCCCCCGGCAGGGCAAAACGGTTTACATGCCTTGCCGGATTGTTTGCAAACAAACACAACACGAAAGGAATGATGTTTTGACTACATCACCTACCCACGCGCGGCCCGCTCAGTCGAGCCGCTTCCGTCGAGGTCTCTGGTTCCTCGGCGCTTGCGCGATTGCTGCCAGCACCGCTTTCGGTGCAGCAAGCTCCATCCCAACAGCACAGCAGGCCGCAAATGCTGCCCCCGTCGGCGGTGGCCTGTACATCAACATCGGTGACGGCCACCAGTCGTGGATGGGTGGCTATCAGGCTCCCTCGAACGCCGATCAGGAATACCCCGTTTACTGTGTTCAGATGTGGCTCCCGAACCCCACGCCTTCTGACGTGGTTACGAAGTCCACTCTGTCCGAGTCTCGTATGCTCGGCCCCGAAGAGCTGCACTTGAACACTCAGCAGATGGCTTTCGTGTTCAGTCAGCACGCGAAGGACCAAGAGTCCGTGAATCAGGCCGCTGTTTCGCTTCTTGTTCACACGAACTTTGAGCAGAATCAGGCCGGACGCGACATTCAGGAGTCCGTGAACCACTACGTGAATCAGGTGAAGGCTCAGCGCATGGACGTGTACAACCGTGCAGTCCAGTACGCTGCTGAGGCTCGCTCTATCGCGACCAGCGGTTACAGTGAAGGCTCGCACACTGGTGACAATGACCGTGAAGGTGTCATCAAGGACATTCAGGGATTCAATGAGCGCGGCGAGGCCGTTGCGAATATCCCGATTCGCGTCGAACTGAGTGGCCCCGCAGTCTTTACGGAAACCGGTACGAACACGTGGAACGGTGTCAGCACCACTACTCCCGAAACGCTTCACTGGAAGGCCACCGGTAACGGTGAGGTCAGCTACAAGATTTACTACACCTCCGGTATTCGCCGTACTTTCACGAAGTACGTTGTCGGCTGGGGCGTGCAGGAAACCTTGACTTACGGTGACCGTAACGCTGTTGCTGGCGACCCTGAAGAGGTTGAGAAGCCTGGCCCGAAGTGGCAGGCCGTCTTTGACTTCCAGCCCGAAGGCACCTCGAACGTCGGTGAATCCAAGTACACCGACGGCAAGAACATTTCCGACACCCTGACCGCTTCCGCTAAGAAGGATTACGGTGACGGTAAGTGGCTCAAGATCGACGGCAAGAACGTCCCCGTCAAGTACGAAGGCACTGCCTACTACACTGGCGAGAACGCTCCCACCGCCGCTAACGAGGTTCCCGCCGACGCTAAGGCCATTGGTACCGCAACCCTGACGTTCGACGGTGAAGGCACCCAGACCGCCACCGTCACCCCCACCGAAGAACTCAAGCCCGGTTTCGTCACTTGGGTTTGGAAGGTCACCAAGAACAATCAGGGTGACTACTCGAAGTACATCCACGAGGACTGGACTGACGGTTACGCTGCCGCCAACGAGACGAACAGCTTCCGCCACAAGGCCAAGATCAACACTGCTGCGTCTATCCGCACCACTCAGGGCGGCACCTACATGGTGGACGACATGTGGGTTGACGGCCTGCCCACCAACCACGGTGAGTTCACCGGCAACGCTGAGTTCGATAAGGACGGCGCAACCCTGAAGCAGGACCTCTTGTTCTTCCCCAAGGGCACCGAAGTTAAGGAAGCCAACAAGGACAAGGCCGAAGTTATCTCCTCGACCACCATCCCCGCCAAGAACGGCTTCTACCCGTCGATTGGCACCAACGGCTTCAAGCTGAAGGAAGGCGCTTCCGGCACTTACGTTTTCGTCACCTCGTTCGAGGGCGATAGCCGCGTTGAGGCTTACACCTCTAGCGTTGAGGACGTGACCGAACAGTACACGGTCGATACTCCCGAAGAGACCCCGACCATCGGAACCACCGCCACCGACACCAAGGACGGCGACAAGGAAATCAACCCCACCGGCCCTGTGTCGATCACTGACCGCGTGTGCTACGAGAACCTGAAGCCCGGTAAGGAATACACCCTGACCGGTACTCTGATGGACAAGACCACTGGTGAGGCTTTCCGCAACGAGAAGGGTGAGGATATTTCGTCCTCGACCACTTTCACCGCTAAGGAAGCTAAGGGCTGCGAGAACGTTGTTTTCGAGACCACTGGTGAGACCCTGAAGGGTCACGACACTGTTGTGTTCGAGAACATGTTCTCTGACAACAAGCGCATCGCTGTCCACGCTGATATCAACGACGAGGGCCAGACCGTTCACCCGAAGGTCACCCCCTCGACCACTGCTCCCGCTGCTCCTGCCCCCAAGGGCGGTAAGCTCGCACACACTGGTGCTATCGCTGGTGGCGTGCTCGCTGTTGCGGGTGCCTCCGCTATTGGTGGTGGCGTTCTGCTCATGAAGCGTCGCCGCAACGAGGAGGACTGAGCTGAGCTAGTCTCGGTTCTGAGAATCAGTTAAAGGGAACGCCCCGCTTACGCCTTTGTGAGCGGGGCGTTCCTGTATCTTCATTAAACCACTGGTTGTTGCGCGCGCACCCATATGGGGAGCGGCCCCCGCGAGTGGCCTATCATGCGCCCCAAACCCTACGTGACACGCTCGGGCCATACTGCTACTATTTAGGTACAACACAAACCCGTAGGGCGCACCAACATCAACACAAACCCTTAAAACGCGCCACCAACAAGCGTTCCTTAAACACATCACACCCAACAGGACAGGACACGGCAATGAACGTTTCGTTCCAGTTAGTACACTTCTCAGGCCACCGCGTAGACGCGGAAGCCACAATCACCGCTAACATGCTCAATGCAAGAGCTGATAAAGAGATCGTCCTACAAGGCACCATTGACTCGATAAGCTGCCGTAGCGACGGGGAGTTCATAGACGCTCCCGTACCGTTCACCGTGCAATACGTTGAGATCGGCACCGTCATCCCCGCATACATCATCCGCGTCTACGACAACGAACACCACATTCTCCTCAAAGACCTGCAAGACGGGCGGCTCACAACAGGCTCAGAAGAACACCTAGTGCGCCTGCTCGTAGAACGCGCGGGAGAAACGTATCTACAGTGGGCCGACGACCCGCGTAAGCATCACTACTACAGGGGACTGCCCTACAAGGACACTTACCGCGTTCTTGACGGTAAGCTCGCGCAGGCGTGCCTTGTGCGCTACGGGAAGTCATTGCACCGCACTCTACGAGCCAACACGGGACTACACCATCAGGTCGTCACATGCCTGCTCACTATCCATAACCTCATGAGCGGCACGAAGAGTGACCTAGAGAAAGAACGCTACTGCCTGAGCCTCGTGCGCATCTACCAAGGCAAAGCACAAGTCATCCCCTACGGGAGCCGCGCCTACAACAACCCGCCAGCCGGTTCCATCGACATCGACTACGCGCTCATTCACACGCTGCCAATCCTGAAATACTCCGCGCCAGTTGACCCACACGAACGCGGAACAGTCTCGATCATCCACAAGTACAAAGCACTCGGATACTCCAAGACCGATATCGCTTTCATCCTCGGCCTAGACGAAACCGACGTTGAAAACGCACTCAAAGAAACACCACGCTACTGAGGAAACCACACCACAACAACAGGAAAAACAATGCAAACACAAACCACAAGCGCACTGTATGACCTCTATATGACGCTCTCTGAAATAGAGCTTTATTCGATAAGGGGGCAAATCCATTCATTCGTCAATCTCCGCACTGGCGTAAGGTCTCGACCTAAGCGCAACCTATACTTCACAGCTCGACGGGAAGATCGTTACGGGTTTACAACATGGGTTGTATCCCTGCGCACAGAAACACCTCACTCAAAGACATTCTGGCGCATGAGCTTCAGTCCTCACCCCGGACACATGTATGAGCCGAGTAGCTATGAATCCCTCCAAGAGGCAAAAACGGCAGTTACCAAAGTGTTTTCAGCGTTCATGGACATGGGTGACCATACTGCCACCGGACACGCAAAGTGGGGCCTGTGCTACACCAACGTCCGAGTGCTCCTTAAAGCAAAGATTTTGCAGATGATTGCCCCTCAAGATGAGGTCGCAGCAAACATCAACAGCTCGATAGTTCAGCGCCTTAGAGAAGATGCTCTCTCTGAAATTGTTAAAAAGCTCGAACAAGTAGCGCGCTACACCAGAGAACCATCAGGGCTTCCCACCCGGAAGGCTATGTACCGTGCGCTGGGAGTACGCATTACAGCCGACGGCAAAATCTCCGTCATCGGGGCCAGCCAACAGCAAACAAGAAATAAGAAACTTGGAATCGACTTCCGTTACGGCGAAGTCATGGACACGCCTATATATGCACTAGGCTGCTCTGACACCGACACAAGCATTTGGGCGTACACAAAAGAAGGGTATGCCGCGTCAGATATCTCCGCCGTGCTCGGCCTCCCTACCGTGGCGGAAGTGAAGCGCATACAAAAACTTCCCGGCCTCACGTGGAAGATGGGGGAGTGAAACCGTGATTCGCATTGAAGATACTCAACGCTACACGTGCCAGCTCGGCCCTATCGCGCAACGCTGCGGGCTTTACGAAGCGCCTATTGAAAGTTTCTGCGATACAGAAACCGGACTCAACGTCCGTCCCAATCACAACAACACGCTATCGCTTGTCGCTAAGAGAAACGACCGATTCGGGTTCACAACATGGGTAATCACTATTAAGCGGAACAGAAAAATAGTGTTCCGAATGGGAGTCACCCCTCAGTTCCTAAGTGCGGTCAGCGACAAGAGACCCACCCTCGCAGAAAACGCCGATACCCTGCACCAGTGCGTGAACTTTGTGTTCAACACATACGTTCACGTAGCAAGTCGTGGAGAACTGAAAGCGATTCTTCTTTATGAAAACTCGCAGCTCCTATGGGAAGAAAAAGTACGCGCATATAGCACTCCCCGATATGCGCACCTCTTAGACGCTCCCCTCGGTGATTCCACCCCGCTAGAACAAATCGCCACGATCATGCGCGAAACGGCTGATGCGCTCTCAAACACCCCGAGAAGCAGGAACACAAAGAAGCGCGCCACGCTCCTAAGCGCCGGATGTGCTTTAGGGATAGACGGTTCACTGCTCCGTATTTTCAATCCCCTCACCCCCACAAGTAACGCACACCTTGGCATCTACCAATACGGCCATGTTGTACGTGCTCCCATCCTTGCTGTGGGGTGCCCGAACGCTAAAGCAAGTGTCTTTGCGTTCGCAAAAGAAGGCTACGGAAGAAGAATGATCTCTACACTAACCGGTATTCCTCTTAGCACTATCAGCGATTTCCTGCGTTAGGCTAAGCAAAATGGCCCTACTGCTTTTCGTTGCAGTGGGGCCGTTTTGGTTTATTTCGGTCTAGTTTTTCGGCGTTTTTAACGCCTTGGTCATGAACTTGTTCCTCGGTCATATAGTTGTGTTTCTTGGTTATGGAAACCGGGTTTCTTGGTCATATAGTTTGTTTTCTTGGTTATATAGTTTCCATTTTTCTCATGGTCGTGTTTTTGGGGCGCGTTTTACGTCTTGGTCATGATGTTTCACTCCTTGGTCACGAGAATCGTCGGCTTGGTCATATAGTTTCCACTTTGTAGCACGGTGCATGGTTTGGTTATGTTTTGAGCATCGAGTCCACGTTTTGAGACGCTATAGCATGGTTTGTTTCTTGGTCATGGTCTCCCTTTTACAGCACGCTACCCCAAGAGACCTGTTTCGTTGGGAACACTAGCATCCCGGCGTGTTGATGACGTTTTTTGATGACTGATGTAAACTGATGTAAGAAAACTGATGAAAAACACCATCAGAAAACCCCCGCAACGACTTCCCCAAGCCGGGTGGTCTCCGAAAACACGGGGGTTAGACCAAACCCGCACCCACGGTTGATGTGTTTTGACGACAAAAACCATCAACAAAACATGCTACGAAAGACGTAAAACCCCATGAGTGAAGAGCTAGAAGAAACGCCTGAGTACGGTTACATCGTTGGTTCGGGTGACGCGCGGCAAGAGCTACGCTGGCGGTTCATCGTCGCTTTGGGCGCGTCCATGTCTAAGAACCCGCGTCGAGAACTAGCTGCCTACTGTCGCACGGTCGTTAAGAACGGGGAAGAGGCATTGACTGGTTCGAGCACGTTGCGTCTCCACCTGCTTGCTAGTGGCGTGGATGTTTTGCGTGAGTGTTTAGCCGATGAGGTCGATAGCGTGGAGACGTTAACCAGTGTCCTCATGGAAGCCTCGCCCGCTGGGCCGGATTGTTGGAAGGCGTGGGATAAGACTGCGACGGGTGTTGAGGGTGCTCGTGGCGTGGTTCCGTTGCTTTTACGTGCCCTGCTTTTGTGACCGGCACGGTTCGACTCGTGGCATGGTGATGGTTTAACTGCCTTGCCCGCTTGTAGTAAATGTTTCTTATCTAGTAACGCGAATTGTCGTTAGATCACGGAAGGACTTTTACTGTGTCGAGCGCGAATGTCATGCCACCGTATATGCAGATGCAAGAGTGGGACCTTGATGAGCAAGACAAGGTTATTAAGCGCGCGTTTCGCGTGTGGAAGCAGATTCGTCCCGCGCGGTTCTTGCAGAGCTTGTCGATGATTGTCCCTCAAGTGACACCGCAAGTGTTGCCGCCCGATATGCGTCACCCGCGTGTGGAAATTAAAGAGACGTGGGATGAGTCCATTCACCCGGACTATAAGAAACTACTCGGCGCGCCTGCCGTGCTGTATGACGGCCCACTGTTGCGTCCCGTGTACAACGATTACCGGGAGCATCTGCGTGATGAGGAAGTTCGTTGCCCGTCTGGGAGCGTCGCCGTACTGTCTGTTGATATTGGGCTTTCTCCCGAACAGTTCAAGAACCCGCCCGAGGGATACATGTATGTTCGAGCGGTCGGCCCGAACGCTGAATACCCCGGCGGCGGCTGGGTGTACTGCATTCCGAAAGTTTTCGTGAAGCCGGTACCTCAGTACGCTTTGTTCTTGTCTCGCCACACCCTGTCGGACACCGTTGAGTCGTACAAGGTGTATATCGACGGCTATAACGAAATGGTGTACCTGTCTATCGTCCAACAGTCCCCGTACACGACTCGGTATGCGAGTAAAGCTCCTATCGCTATTGCCGGGAGCTACGATCCGAACGTTGTTGTCGCTTACGCTGAGGAAGTTCTACGCGGTTGGGAAGCGCATGGGATTATCCCCCCGCGAGCGCAATTCACGCTCTCCACACGGGAATGCTTGTCGGTGTCTCACGCGAAACAGATGGACGCATAATGTATGCCGTCTGTTAGTTTCCTGCAAAAACCCGCTAGTGGTGGCATACGCGACTAGCGGGTTTTTATACTAATTAACAGGCACATGGGTAATGCCCTCCTTTCTGGTTGTTGTGCTTTTGGTTTGGAGCATGTGGCGCTGTCCTCACAAGGGATAGCGCCACAGCTGTTTATGCGGCAGTGTGGTCGCGAGGTGGCGTTCTAACGTGAGTGTTGTTCCAAGCCGAGGAAGGAAAAGAGAAACATGGAACTGCTGATGATGGTTGTTCACCCGACTGCCACTAAGGATTACTTGGCTGTGTGGCGACTGTCGGGCGTTAACGCCTCGAAAGAGATCACGCCTGATGTTGTGAAGGCTGCTGCGCTCAAGCACAAGGACAGTGCTTCAGGTGACGCGAAGAAAGTGATTGACGTTGCTGCTGACATTGAGGGCGCGGAAAGCGAAGTGCTTGGTGTCGGAGTACTGTTCACGCCCCAAGCTGTTAAGGGCATTGCCGAGAGCCACTTGAAGGAGCGCACCGACTACAAGGAGTGCATCGTCGTTGACTACTGTTCTTCTACGCTCCTGTGGGGCAAGGACGGCGAGTGGGAGACCATGCCGCTATTCACGGACGACGCGGGTAACGCGGACGACGCATCGGACACGCCCCTCGCTGAGCTGTTGAAGCGCGTCGAGGTCTCAGACCTGACCGCGTTCACTGGCGAGAAGGCTCGTATTCGCACAGAACGATCAGTGAAGCGCCACTGGCCTTACGTGTTGAAGGTCAAGAAGGTCCGCGAGGTTCCCGATGAGGAACTTACCGGCCTGCGTAAAGACATTAAGGGCCTGCGCCTGTTGGATATTGCGCTTGAGACCGGCGTTGTTCACCTGCTTGTCCCTAACTGTAAGGACGTGCGCGGGGGAGAGGCGCAACGTTACTTGTGGCATAAGCAACTGGCGCGCGCCATCTACGCTTTCGAGCGAGATAGGGTTGCTCAAAAGAAGATGCAAGCCGGTCAGGAGAAAATCTTGATTCGCTACGGTGAGTCAGAAAACCCGGTGTGTGTGGCGATCACAGCGGAAGCGCTGAAGCGGGAGCTTACTATCGACGGCGAACCCGAAAAGGGCGCTACGAAGCACGTCTACACGGCAGATGACATCACGATCATTCGCTACGGTGAGCGTGGCTGGGAATGGAGTTACTTCGATATTGGGGAGGGGAAGCACCTAGTGCAGCGCACCGGCCAGAACGGTGAAGGGATATTCGTTCTCAAACAGAGCGCATGGTGTCTGCTACGGGATGCCGTGGACTTCAAGGCCCCCGCAACCGAGGAAGAAATGCTCGCCTACATTCTCCGGTCGTTGAACAGCTAATAAGGCCACTACAGCGCCTTGTCGTAAAGCAAGAGGCGGCGAGTAAAAGAGAGCGGGCCGAGACAGTCTGTGGCGACTGGTCTCGGCCCGCTCGTTTTTTGTGTCTGCACGGTCTAGCTTGCGACGAGTTCTTGCCTACGAGCAAGAGTTTCACGCATTTCCTTGCGCTCCTTCATGGTGGTTCCACCCCAAATACCGCGTTCCTCGTCCTCTGAGGTGAGTGCGGCTTCTAGGCACTCGATACGCACGGGGCACTGTGAGCACAGTTCGATTGCCAGTCTGGCTTGTGCGGTCTGTCCCGCGCCGGGGAACCAAATGTCCGGGTCAGTTTGGGAACAGATTCCTTGCTGCCGCCACGATTCCTTGTTGTTGGTGAGAATGATGTCGTTAACGAACTTGCGCATTGGTCGCATGATGATGGGCTTTCTGGTTTGGGTTTGGTTTGGTTTAGGCGAGTGCGATGTACGTGTAGGAGCCGTCCGGGAACAGGAAGCGTGGCCCGTCTGGGTAGGAGACGGGGATATCAGCGGGGTCAGCCCATTGGGATACGGCCCACCCGTGCTCTCGGGCTTCTTCCCGGTGGGTTTCCACGTACCCGTGGCATCCGGTGGTGCCGCTTCCGCATAGGACGATGAGGTTGACGGGACTGTTGATTTCTTCGTCTTTCGTGCCGCCCATGCCGCGTGCTTTGCGGTGCTGGATAGAGGACTGAATGTAGGTGATGTCTTTCCCGCACCGTGCGCACCGCCACCCGTCACGGTTGTAGACCAACATGCGGGTTTCAGGGCTGGGGCCGGTAGACCTGTGAGACTTGCGTGAGGCCATGTCAGATCAAGCCTTCTTCGTCGTCAAGCTCGTTCTCGTCGAGAGCGTCCTCGGGCATGGGTACGTCGCCGTAGTTCAGGCGCTCGTGGATGTTGCGGAGCATACGGCGTACCGTGTCGTCGTCGAGAGTGTGGACGGGCACGGGGTGTGCGAACCCAAAGTCGGCGTAGAGGTTTTCGGTTTCTACGTAGTCGAGGCGCTGATCGAGGAGCTGGGCGAGTTCACGCTGTGATGCGCTCAAAAGCGGGGGACGCTGCTGCTCGGCGGGCTGAGGTGTGGGCTGCTGCATGACCGGAGCGGCGGGGGCAGGAGTGGGCATGTTGCGCGGAGGCTGAGGCGCATACCCCTGAACGGGAGCGGGAGCATTGTCTTGCTTTGCAGGGACGCTTTGCACGTGAGCGCGCTGCTTTTCCATTTCCCTGAGCAATGCTGTTGCTTCGCTGGGGCGCATCGTTTCATACGTGCGAGACGGGGCAACACACTTCTTAATGAGTGCGCGCTTAGCGCCGGGGGACATGCCGGTCAACGCTGCGGAGAGCGCTTCAATCTCGGCCTTAATGTCAACGGTTTCCGCCATGTTGCGCTCGTGCTCGTAAGAGACAAGGGCGGGGAGGATTTCGGTTGCGAGTTCTTCTGCGGTGCGAGATTGCAGGTCGTCGAGCGTGAACCCGGTGAGGTTTTTGAGGGCTTCGTCGTCCAACTTGAGGTAGTCGATTTCAGCTTTCACGGGAGCAAATGCGTGTGCGAACTTCTTCTCGTGGTCGGAGGAGATTTCTTCGGGAGTGTAGATGAGGCCGTTTAGCACGTCGGCTGCGTGGCGGCGGCACACTTCAGCGACAGCGCGGTTGGTGAGCATTTCCTGTGTGTGCTGAGTCCAGAACGTGCTGGAACCCCACAGGTGAGCGCGGCGGGCGCGCTGTTCGTCCCACACGCTCGTGTAGGTCTGCTTCTTGGTGCCTGTCGCTGCGGGGCGAGTGAGAGTAACGGTCGCCGTGTGTGTGGCTTCGTCGTAGGTTTCTTCGAGCGTGAACCCGTGTTTGAGGACTGCTGCGGTCATCATGTTCACGCTGATAGTGGGCTTCACGTCGCCGGAAGAATCAGGGATGAGGTGGATGCCGTTAAGGACTGCGGAGATGTTAGCGAGTCCGGCGGCTTCGCCCATTTCCATTGCAAAGAGGATTGCGCCCGCGTTGTGGCGGTAAGCGGCGGGTAGGACGGTGTTGGTGTCTGCGAGAGCGAGGGCGTAGGCGAGACGCTGGTCGAAAGTGAGCTGCGAGAAGTCCATTGTTTCTGGTCCTAGTGGTTGTCGTGGTTTGGTGTGTCAACTACCGCGACGGCGAGCGTCGCGGCTTGTCCCTGCCCGGCGGTAATAGGAGCCGATTAAAGTTTTCAGCTCCTCCCGCTTTTATTACCCTTGCGGGCTGGCGGAACATCATAGGGGTGGTTGACAGCACCCCGCCCAAGTCAGACCTTGTCCGATTGGGATTCAACGAGACTCTGATACCCGAGCCGTTGAATGTTCATTGCGGCCACGCGATCATCGTTAGACCTGTAGCCACAGTTCGAGCAGTGGTATTCGTGCAGCCGCTTATCCCTGTTCGCTTTGCGTACTGTGCCGCATTTCGGGCAGGTCTGACTCGTATGACGCGGGTCAACCGCGATGACGGAATGCCCGGCTTTCTTGGCCTTGTATTCAATCATCTGGCGCAGTTGGTAAAACGCCCAACTGACCTGCACGTATCGGTCTTGCACGCGGGCTTTTTCGGTTGCGTGACGAACACCTTCAAGGTTTTCCAACGCGAAGAGCGTGGGCTTTGACTGTCGGCTGACGAGTGCCTTAGAGACCTGATGGTTCACGTCTCTCATCCAACGGTTTTCTCTCCTGCCGATATTCTTAAGCCTGCGTCTTGCGCTGCGCGTCCCCCTCTTTTGCAGGGAGGCGCGTAGCCTCTTGTAATGCTCGCGCTTGCTTTTCACCTCCTTCCCGTCATAGAAGTCGGTATGCCCGTCACCGTCATAGCTGGTGGCGAGGAAACGAATGCCCAAGTCCACTCCGACTACTTGCTGCGGTCGGGACGGTTCGGGTAGCTCCACGGTGCTGGGAATGAGTAGGAACCATTTCCCGTTCCGGTTCAATAGTCGGGCCGTACCGAACTTCCCGTGACGGTACGGTTCTGGTATGTGAGTCCAGTCAACGGGGACTTTGATTCGCCCATCAAGGGTGTTTACGCTCAATCGCCCGTTTTTGAGGATGCTGTAGTCCCTGTTCCATATGAGGTCGTAGCCGGGGGAATGGTATTTCGGCTGGCTGGTCGCCCACGGGCTTCCATGCGCGGCTTGGATTGTCCGGTAGTTCCCGATGACGCGGTTTATGGCGGAACATGCCATTTGCGCTCCGACGTGGTATTCGTCGCGGAGCCTGCGGTAGATGAGCCGGTTGAGCGTTTTCTGATTGAGTGTCCTGTGTTCCCACGCTGTCTTGCTGGCCATGTTGCAGCAGTCGAGATAGGCGGAGCATGTGTCGGAGAGTGTCTTGGATTGGTCGGGAGTCGTTTCGACACGCACCGCGTAAGTGAGCTTATTAAGCATGTCGCTTCTCCCTTCCTTGAGATTAGTTTCAATAACAGTTATTACAATAACAGATTATTGAAAGAATGGGAAGGCGATTTCTCCCCATCCACAAGAGTCGGGGCATCCTCGCCAAAAAATCATGAAAGTTTTGGGGCGGCGGGCGCGCTTTTGGTTTGGGAGAGCACGCCCGCCACAGTGGGTTTACTTGGTGGGGAGTTCGTCGTCGCCCATCTTGAGAGTGGTCAGGAGGGACTTGACGGTGACGGCGGTGTCGAGTGCGTGAGCGCGCTGTTCCTCAGTGAGAGAGACGCGGAGCGTGCCGCGCATGGCTTCTTCGGACTTGACAGAAACGCCTGCGGGGAGTTCCCCGCCTTCGCGTTCGATGATCGAGTCAAGTTCACGGTATGCCTTAGATGCTGCGGGGAAAGTGACGGTCATGACTGCGCCATGATCGTAAATCTCATGTTCTTCGCACCACGTGGCGAATGCTGCTGCGTCGTCGATCTTGTACGCGCTTCCGGGGCGAACCCACGTGATCGTGCCGGAGGTTCCCATTCCGTCGCCGCCGAACTTGTAGCCGCCCTTCTGCTTGGTTCCTGCGAAACGCTCGTCAAGATTGTCGAGGATATAGCCGGAGGCCATAGCGCGCGCGTTCTTCAATGCCTTTTCGAGGACGCTAACGATGATGAGAACCTTGGGTGCGAGGATGTCCCACTTCTTAGAGGGACGGAGCTTCTTCACATCGGCCATGATGATTGTTCCTTTCGATTGAACCGATACAGGTAAACGTATGGGTGTGGGGGAGGTTGGGAGCTAGTTCTTGCCGCCGCGTCTCACCGCGTGGGCTTCGGTCTTGTAAGCCTGAGCTTTCTTGCGGGCGATTGCGATCATGTGTCGGGCTTTTTCTCGCTCGTAGCGTTCTTGTGCTTTGGTTTGCGTGGTGGTCATTGGTTTGGTCTTTCGGTTTTTACTGGTGGCGTTGCAACCACCCTTATAGTGTACCTAAATTATGCGACTATGGCTAGTTAGTTAGGCCGCATTTTTGGAGCGTGTCAGCCAAGGCTTTCTTCTCCGCGCTCGTCACGCTCAGCCCATACTTGGCTTTCACTGCAACCTGCTTAGACGCATACGTGCAAGCGAACGCCTCGTTGGGGGGCATCCATTGGCTTGCGTCCTTGGAGCCTTTAGCCTGGTTGTCGCTCCCGTTTACTGCGAGCAGGTTCTCAGGGTCGTTTGCGAGGGCTTCACGCTGGTCTTGGGTGAGCTTGTCAGCGCCACTACGCCATGCGTTCTCTAGAGCAACAACATGGTCGATCTGGACCTTGGAGGCATTCTTTTTGGAGAAAACGATTTGAGTGCCCGAGTAGGGGTCTGCGAGGCTACCTGAAACGATGACGCATTTATTTGCTTTCTTCGCTTCGTCTGTCCGGTAGGAGATGTTGGTCAGGTCGCGGGCGAGAATGTCATTGCGCGTGTCGCACCCGTTGTGGTCTACGTCTTTCCATGCGGGGCCAAAGTCGCTCACGCGGTCGTATTTCTCGTTTGTTTTGGGGTTGTCTACGACTTTGAGGGAGTCGAGGGTTGAGAGTGTCCCGCCCTGTGCGGGGGTCGCTTGGATACTGACCGTGCTGGTCGGGTTTGCCGTGGGGGTGGGCGAGTGGTGTTCCACTCCGATGGCCCAAAAGATGGCTAGGACGATGAGGGCTGCGAGAGTGAAAACAAGCATTGCTTTCACGTTGGACGCGGCAGGGTTTTGCTTTTTGCGCATTGGTACGCTCCTATGTGGTTGTTGGTTTGGTTTGGTGACTTTAGCCTAACAACCCTGTCTGGCAGTTGCGTCCAGTTTGGGACGGTTTCTACTGTCTGATATTTCATCCATGTGACATGCAGCATGTTCCCAAGGATGGTCCATAATCTGAGAGCATGGTCCCACCACTTGAACTGGAAAAGTCTCCCCTCGACTTCCTCTCCCACACGTGCGCCATTCTCTCTGGCGGCAGTGACACTCTCATTCACTCTGAGGATGAATCCAGCCCAGAATGGCTGTGGCTACGCCTCATCAACGCCTCGCCGTCCCCGGTTGGGCGGACAGACTTCGCGCCCATGCTCATACAACAGCTCTGCGATGCTCCCACGGGTAATCCGCTTGGCTTCTACCGTGTCCGTATTCATGGCGGGTCCGTGTACTTCACGTGCGACACCACTAAGGGAGAAAGTGTTCCCCGTCGTGCGGCTGCTGCTATCCGCAAAATGGTGGAAGCTGTAGACAAGGGAGTCCCGAACGCTTTTTGGCCCGCTGAGTGGGACCACCTTCTCACTCGCGGGGGGATAACGTTCGCCCCGTGGGGAGAGTGCGCGCCACGCATGACACAAACATGGGAAGAAGCCATGCAAGACATGACACGGTGTGCCTAAAAGGTACATTTTTGGCCAGGTGTGCTATTCTTGCTTTTAGTGGACATCCCCCGTCCACTCACACTGGTCTTTATGTCTAGTGGAACATTGTGATGTGATTGAACTAGAAACGGGGCCGTGACGCTTTCCTGTTGTCGTCATGGCCCCGTTTCTTTATGCCTGAAAGTCAGCTTTTCCGCGCTCTCACGGCCTCGTAGTATTCCTCAATCACGGCCTGTAAAAGATCGTTGTAGAACTTCTTATCGGTGGGGTGGAACAGTTCGTATTGTTTCCCGTCCGCACTGCGGCCCGTGGGCATTCTCAGGGAGTATCCGCCTGCGGTGAGTACGAGGCGAACGCCGGTGAGGAGCATGATTCCACTGACGTACACGCACGCTTCGCATAGGTAGTCACTGGGGTCGGGGCTGACGTGGGCGATTTTGACTCGTTCAATGGCTGCGCTCATAGGTTGAGTCGCCCCTTGCTCCATCGGACGCGACCGAGTTTGATTTCTTTCTCAATGGCCCTGCGGGGGAAGAACTGTTCGGCTTCTTGGATGGTCGCTCCGGGATGTTCCTCTAGGAACGCTCTGAGCGTCGTAGGGGCCGTGTACACGCTCTCGGTGACCTTCCGGGCTTCTGGGCGTTCTACGGGCTTCCTAGCGGGCATGTGAGGCTCTGTGGAGGCTTTGCGCGCCACCTGCTCTACCTCGCGCGGTTGGATAGCTGGACGCGGCTTCGACGCTTCCGCCACAAGCTCATCTTCCGACAGCTCCCCAAGGAGCATTGTCAGCATGTCAGGAGTCAACAACTGTTCTTCTTGAGCCAGACGCAACGGCTTGAGGTACTTACTGCGATCAGCGGGGGTAATGCGACGCGGGTGGGAGAGGAAACTGAACCCTTGTGCGCGTTCTTTCGCCTCAAACTCAGCGAAAAACGCTGCTTTCACCTCGTCGTAGTTCCATGTGCCGATCACGCGGCCCAGATGATACGGACCTTGAAGATCGTTCAAGCGCTTACCCACCGTAGGGTCGAGTTCAAGATTCATTGCAAGAGTCCCCAAATGCTAGACGAGTCCAGTTTTTCTGCGTCCGAGGCGCTGATCGCTGCCTCTTCCGTGGTCTCAGTGGTTTCTTCGACCAACAGGTCATCTTCTTCTTCCTCATCGTCGTCTGCCATGTCGTAGAACGTCGGCACGGTCATCGGCTGGTTGGAAGCAGGCTCAAAGCCGAGCTTTTCCCAGTAGGAGGAAATGTAGTCAGAGATCGCCGTGGTCTCGCTCTGGTCGGCTGCGAGCATCGCGGCTTTAATGAACGTCGGCGCACCGTCTTGAACGAAGGGAAACTTCGCTCCCATGTCGCCGGGATGCGACAAAGCGTAGGGGAACTCGCTTGCCGTGCGAATACCCAGTGCGCGTACAACGTCCTCAGCAACGTTCGTCCGCAACACTGCTGCTGCGCGTATCTGCTTAATAGCATCCGCCGGGAGGTGAGAGTTCACTGCGCGCTGCGGGGTCACAATGATGTAAATACCGAGCGACGCGAACGTGTTCGTCACCTTCTTGAACAATGCTTCATACTCAGACAGGTCACTGCCCATGCCGTCACTGATCGTGGAAAGCTCATCGAACAGCATGTAAATGAACGGCAACTCCACATCCGGGTTGAGCTTCTTAAAGTCCAGAATGTTCACCTGACCAGACTCGGCAAACATCTTGGAACGACGGGGAACCTCAACATTGGCAATGAACCGTAGAGTCTCCAAAATATCGCTCGCGGTAAACGCCTTACGGCGAATGTGCGGCAGGTTCAACGACGCATAGTCAGAGGCTTCGCCCTTCGCGTCGCAAATAGCGAACTGAATCTCCGTCGGAGGCGCATACGCTGCCATCTGGCACACGAGGTTCTTCGCGAACACTGATTTACCTGAACGGGTAGGGCCAGCAACAAGAATCGAGTTCAACCCATACAAGGAGCCATACTGTGGCTTACCCATACTGTCTACGCCGATCACGACAGGGAGCTTGTTCTGCGGGTTGAGAATAAAGTCCCGCACGCCCTTGTCCTGATACAAGTCGCCGGTCGAGAGCATGATTCCACCATCACCCTTATACAGGTGAATGAACGCCTTCGAGCCGGACTTGAAACCAACGGCGCGCGCGTTCGGGTGTTCTTCCACGCCTCGCTCGCCGTAGCGGTAGATGTCCGCGAGTTCTTCTGCGAGTTTGTCATGAGACAAGCGGGAACCGCGCGACACGGTGAACGCATACATGAACTGGTTTTCTTGCGCGCTCAGTAGTTCGGGCATTGAATCTTCAGGCGTGTTGATCTGCTTCGCTGCGCCGTAAATCATTTCAGCGAACACAGCCCACTGTGACGTGTCCTTCTGGTAGGTCGTCCACGCGCTGATCGACGGGTTAATGCGGGGGAGGACGGTCGAGAACTTCTCAAAGAGAAACCCGCGCGTGTACATGCCTTTCATGCCCTCGGGCACGTCGGCTTCGCGGGGGATTCCCGTTGAGACTGGCTGGGCGGGCAGGAGGTCACCCCAGCCCAAGTCCTCTTCCTCTGCTTCCACCGTGGGAGCGGCTTCTACTACCGGCTCACTGCTGAAAGCAGGCTCAACCGGGGCGGGCTGCGGCAAGGGAGCGGGGGTCTCGACAACAGGCTCGGGGGCGGGACGGTTCTTGCGCGCGCGCAATGTGCTTAGCGAGAACCCGCCAGTGAACAAGAGCGCGCCACACATGGCAGAAAACATGCCGCCCAAGAGGACATACGCGCCAAAAGACAAGACGGGAACAAAGATGCTGAGCAGCGTGAGGAGAGTGCCCGCAACGCACGTGCCCGCCGAGAGCTTGAGCGCACTCAGCCCGGTCTCGGCAACGGTGTCAGCCGTATGGTCCTTGGAAGCCTTCACGGCTTCTTTCGTGAACTGCCATGAGGCTTGACCTGCTGCCATTGCCGCGCGCTCTGCCGTGGACTGTGCGCTCGCGGTCTGGTCTTGCCCAATATGAGCAAAAGACATGCCGCCGGGTTGCCCTAAGCCGCTGGACGCATAGGGGGCGAGCTGAGGGCCGCTGATAGTCCTCTCGGGCATACCCCAATCCAAGTTACTGTCACCCATTCCCGGAGCATACGTCGGCTGGTGCGTGCGCTGCTGGTAGCGTCGCAACGCTTCATCATCATCAGAGTTAAAAGCCACGGGTTCACCTCACCAAAAATAGAGACACAAGCACGGTCACAACAGCGATAAGCACGGCGACCACGTAAAAGCTATTCTTCGTGGACTCGTTCATATCAAGAGACTTCACCCACGAGATCGACAGGATTAAAAACATCGTGATAAGCGTGACTAACATCAGCGCGCCCAATCCTTGTACTGGTCAATGATGTAGGACGCGGGGTCAACACCATCAGAGTCTTTCAGGAGATTGTCGAGGTCCTTGTCGATAGAGACAAGCCACCCGGTGTCTTGCGCGGGGTAACGCTGCACGGTGATATCGAACGACACTTCACGCATGGGCACGTCACTATCGCTCGTCGTACCGGTCTGAAGATGGTCAATGGACTGCTGGTAAGCGTTCGTCACGTACTGGTAAGCGATCTGCTGGCCTTTAGCCGAGTCAGCCTCACCCTTCATCGCGTCCTTGAGCTGAGCAAAGAGCTTGTCTTTGTCCTTGAGCCAGAAACTCTTGTTACTCATGTCGATCATCTTTGCGCGCACCGTGTAGGACTCTTTATCGCCCGTAAAGTTCGCGCTACGAGACACGCTCTGCACCTGCAAGGACAACAGGCCAAGACGGTAGCGTTCCCGCTTGTACTGGTCCTTAAAGTCAGATGTTGACGCGGTAGAAGAATCGAAATAGTCCGCGTAAGTTGTCACGACGCTACTGCGACGCGAGTAGAACTGTGCAGTCGAAAAGTCCAGCGTGTTCAAGGCGCGCATGTACGTGTACACGACCTCATCAGGAGCCGTGTCCTTGTTCCCCAGCGACAGGGGTGTGCCGTCGGTGTCCCAAATGAACCCATCCTTGGGGGTGCCGTACTTTTCGCGTAGCTTGTCTTGCTGGCGCATGAGAACTTGGTCTACCCCTTCAGGGCCGCTCGATGCGGAAGCATTGCTTTTCGCTGATGCGGATGCTGCGACTTCTGCGCGTACTTTATCGACGTTCGCTTGTGCGCTGCGTGACCTCATGAGACCGTATGTACCGATCAATAGTGCGATCACCAACGCAACGACAACGCCTGCCGTGGTGCCCCGGTGGGTTTTCACCCACTGGCCTACACCGTTCGTTTTCACTTTCTCGTCCACTCCCTTAACCTTTCTAGGACCGTCTGAGATGTTTATTCAATACCGTTAAAGAAATCATCAGCACTCGGCTCACTATCGGCCTTATTTGGCATTGCCGCGTGCTTACCGCGCCCCAAAGCGGAGGGCAGTGTCGGTTCGCTTGCGAGAATCTTATCGACTTCGCTTTCCAGAATCGTTGTCTCAAGGTGCGGGCCGTCGTCCACGCTTTGCGAGAGTACGCCGTCGAGGACTGTTTCTTCAGGGTCTCGGCTCGTACCGGTCTTGAACAAGCTGCTTTCGGCAATGTAGTCGGGGAGCATGACTTTACCGACCGTGAGGACAGCTTGATTCAGGCAGATGAGGAACGCGCGGTTATACGCGCTGGAAAGTTCACTGCTGAGACCGTTGTAGGCTTCGGCGGTGTTCGAGCTTGCTGCGATACGTTCAAGTTCGCGTTCGATCACGTCTTGACTGAACCCGTTCTCACCACTGGACAGGGCGTGAGCAAGGCCCTTACGGTCCTCACTGCTACCCAAGTAGCCGATAGCCCACGACTGGATGTTGCCGAGAATATCGAGGCCGTTTGCCTTGTCGAGGAACTGTCCCGGCTCGTTAGAAACAATGAGGTTAATGTCGCCCATCTTTCGGCCACCCGTGAGGGCCGTGCCGATAATTTCCTTCGCGCCGGGAATACGCGCCCATCGCTGCAATTCTTCCCACACGGTTGCGTTGAACTTCCCAGCGGCCTTACACGCCACAGAGCGAGCGTGGTGGACGACAGCCGTGGACAGGTGCGCGATCTGGACACTGATGTCGTCCATCGTGTTTGAGGTTCGTGATGCCATGCCCAAAGCGACGGACACGAACCGCGCGTCCTTCACGCTTTTAATTGACACTCGGTGGGAGAAGATGTGTCGGCTCGCTCCGTCCGGCTCAAAGAACTCTGCGAGCTGCGCGCGGATAAACGTGAGTGTTTGAGCGAACGCCGGGTCGGTGAGACGGTAGTCGTCACTGTGACCGCCCACGATCATCTCGTGCTGCTGCTTGATAACCGCATACACGTCGAACAGGCTCAACCCTTCACTGCGATGCCACGTGTGCGGTTCGAGGGAGGACACTCCCGCGCGAGAGTAGGTCGTGGACACTGCGCTTTGGAGAATCTGCCGCGCCCATTCACTGTCTGAGCCGCGTCCGACGAGGGCTGACAGGTATGCGAGCGTGTACTGTGCGGACACGTCGTACATGGACATGTCGTCTGCGATACGGTCCTCAGAAACAGCGATTTCGAGGGGGTCAAAGTACTTCCCGTCATGCCCGCCCATATCGACGATCACGACATCTTCCGGGTTTTGCGCGGCATATAGGGCGGCGATTGGCTCGTATTCGCTGCCTTCAACGTCGTTGACGGTGATGCGGATACGCGGGTCGTTGAGGAACCCGATCAGCCACGTTTTCACGATGTAGGACTTACCGCCACCGGTCTGTGCGATCACGAGGACGTTCTCAGCGCTCATGCCCGAGGCGTGGAAGAGCTTCAGAATCGGGTAGAGCGTGGAAATATCCGTCGCAATGTACATGCCACGGCTACCGATAATGCCTTGGTCGTAGCCGGAGAAACGGGAAATGATCTCATCGGGGAGCGTCATCTTCCCGGTCCTACGACCAATGCCACGCGACGCGGGACGCAACGCACTTGAAGCCGACAAGAACGAGGCGATGTCATCTTCCACGCGGCTAATGTGAAGCCCGCACTCTGCGGCTTCCTTCACGATTGCTTCAAGAGCGCGATCAAAGCCTTCCCCACGCGGCCCAGAAAGAGCCATGTAGGACTGGAATGTGAACACGCTGCGCCCGGCTTCGGTTTCTTCCTTGAAGAATCGCGTGCTGTGTGCGCGGCGGAGCTTACGGGCAACGTCTTGGGCTTCCTTCTCGGGAAGATTGTTCGTAGACGTTGGCATGTCTACTTTCCCGCTGAGGAGGTTATCGCTCTGCGTGAGGAGGTTCTTCAGCTTGCCTTTAGTCCAGTCCGCGTCAAACGGCGTGGCGGTCGTGAAGAACGCGAGCGTGTACTGCGAGGAGCCGAGACGCGCACGGAGCCTGCTGCGCATGAACAGGGGGACCTCATGGTCGTATGCGTCAATCGTGTAGAAAACGGTGACGTTTTGGGGGCCTGACATGAGAGCAAGATCGTCCGTGTACAAGGAGTGGTTGCGTGCGGGGAACCGCCCGGAAATATTACGGTTCGTCGAGCGTTGAATCATCCACTGCCAGAGCTTCCAAAACGGGATTTCTTGGACTTTCTTACGGCGCTTAGGGGTTTTGGTTGGCATGGTTAGTCTTTCTGGTGGTGGAGTGAAGCAGCGTCAATGAGCCTGTACAGGTCGGTCCATTTCGCGTATGCGACGCGACGCAATTGTTCGTTCGCCGGGTATTCGACGAGGGCGGGGACTGACAGGAGGAGGGTAGGGGCTGCGCCCACGGACGTGAATGTGCGGGTCTTGTCGAGTTTCGCGAGCCGGTTTGCGGTTCCTTCGCTTTCTACCGCGTACAGGACCTTGCGGCGGCGCGGGCCGACGTGTTCAACGACGTGCCAGTTCGCGTGGGTCGTGTAGTCCACGATGATAGCCGCGTCGAACGCGGTGGATGCGAGGAGCATGTCGTTAATGACGTTGCTTGTCGGATGCTGGGTGAATACGACGCGAGCCGCGAGTTCGGGGGCTGCGACTTCGGTTTCCGGCGTAACCCACGCATAGTTTTTGTACAGGGCCTTGTACGTGATTCCGGGAGGCATGACAAAGATGAGCCTGCATCGCACGTGTTCAGCGGACTCTAGGTAGTTCTGGAAGCCCATCATGAATGACTTAAGGTACTTCATGGAGCCGAGAACTTTCACGCGGTACACGGTTTTCGCGCCCGAGTATTCGACACGGGGGAATACCTTCACAGACACGGAAGAGTCCGCTGCGCGACCGGTTTTCGTGCGCTTCGCACTCTGCCTCAGAACAGCGTTTTCTTTCGAGAACCGCGCGTATCCGGCTGCGAGTTCAAGAACCGCGTCTAACGCTGCGCTTCCGTCCACGGTTTGCGTGTCGTCGAGCTTCTTGTATTCGCTGATGAGGGTTTGGGCTGCGCGCGACAGGTGGGGGGCGATGTCTGTAGCGGCGTTGAGGACGCTGATAGCGCCGTCTGCGGGGCTTTCATTACCGAATAGGGTGACAGCCTCAAGGAACCCGTTAAGAGCGTCCTCAGAGTCCATGTAGGAGCCGTTAGTGACGATTCCCCCACACGTGGACACGGCGATACGCACCAACGGCGACGGGGCATCTGACGGGTAGATGATCGTCGCATCGGGGGCTTCTTTACGCGCGTCACGCACGAACTGGGCAACAGTCACGGGAGCGTCGTCACTATGGTGGATAACAAGCGCGTCCAATGACAGGGAACCCAAGGCGCGCCGCGCGTCCTCCACGTTCGCATACGTCACCCATGAGGGGAATCCTCTCGCGGGGGCCGTGTTTGAGATGAGCATTTTCATGCTGATACCTCAGTAGCTTGTGCGAGGAAGCGGAGCTGGCGGAACATCGGGTCACGGTTCCACACGAACTTTTGCCCAAGCCGCGTAGCGTTCATTGCGAGTTCTTCACTCGGTTCGCCCGCATACAGCCAGCCGTTAGAGGCGACGATTTCTTGGAGGTCGTCGTCAAAGCGCTCGCGGGACACGAAATTGTTCAGCATCGTGGCGATTGCTTTAACTCGCGGGGAAGCGTCGAGGAACGCGGTGCCGCTCACCCAGTGGATAGACGCGGGGAACGCTTGAGAGATCGTTTTGATCTGTGTCGTGTAGTCGTTGTCTCCACTGAGGAACACGGGGATGATCGTGTAGTCGAAACGGGGGATGAGGCCGGTGAGTTCATCGAGGCCACCGGGGGTGAGTGTTTCTCCCGCGTTGGGGCTGGTCACGTACAGGGTTTGTGTCTGCTGGTATGGGGTGCTGATGGGGAGTGAGCGGTGGAACTCGGTGTAAAAGTCCGGGTTGCTCGTCACGTGGGACAGGAATGCTTCATTGTTGACGGTGCTGGCGATGAGCGTGCTGTAACCGCGCTGCGAGTAGTAGTCAGCGAGAGTGCGCGTGTAGGTGAAGAGCCGGTTCGGTGTGGAGCCGATGATGATGTTGACGCGCGCCCCGGTGTTGAGCACGGGGAACGCCCCGCCTCGGGCTTCAACGTAGGTGGGGAACGCTTCAGACAACGCGGGGAAATCGTTGAGCTTTAGTTGCGGGTATTCGCTCAGTTCCGCACTGTCCTCGACGGCGGAGTCAAAGTACATCGTGTCCGAGTGGGCAACGCCCATTGACGCGAAATCCTGCTCTGCGACCATTGTGGGGGCCGCGTACTGGCGGGTTTCTTCAGGGGCCTGCGACGTGATGGTGGGCAGCTCGTTACTGTACGTCTTGTGTGCGTCTTGGAACTCGACGAACGACAGTGAGCCAGCGTCCTTGAAGAACTGGGGCCACGACAATGAGGTGGACTCCAACGCGCACGCCAACGGATAGGTGATGCCACGAACGAACCCTAGTGCGACCTGCTCGTTCTGCGCGAAACAGATCACGTCGATCTGCTGGACCACGTTTTCACGCTGCGCGTCTGCGAGATACGTATCGAGGAGTCGTAGTTCGCTTGCTGCGATTTCCTTGTTTGCGAGGACAAGAATACGGTCGAAAGACTCGTTCTTGATCGCAATGGTTTCATAGAACTCTTTGATGGTGTGATATGCGGAAAACTCTGCTGCGTCAGCGTTGCCGCGCGCAAAGTTGAGTACCTTTTCGGGCGACATGTCCGCGATGATGCAAATCTTCACTTTGTAACCCTTCCTTGTGAAGTTTCGTCACTGATGTAACGTTTTTGTCCGCCTGCTGTTTCCACGTAAATCGGGTGAATACTGCCAGAGTAGGAAGCGGAAACGGAGCTGTTGAGCGCGTCTGCGACAGAGAAGTTGTCAATCCCGTAGATCGTTTCGGTGAGCTGACCGAGGAGCGTGCGGTCAAGGGGTTGGACGCTCATCCAGTTACCCCGGCTAATGAGGATGGAAGAGAATGCCCGGTATCCTTCGATGAGGGCTTCTGCGGACGCGCGGGAAGCGTCCAATGATAGGCAGAACACGTCACTTGGGGTGCGGGAGCCGCGTTGTTCTTCTTCGAGGTTCGCAATGATCGCGGTCCCGATGTTACGGAAGTCCTCGTTGGGGGCTTGTGCGAGGTCGGTGTACATGCGCTCAAAGCGTGGCCGGTCGTCGAGAGTGCCCATGAAGTCGATGTGTCGGACGGTGATGTTGCGTTTCCCAGCTTCTTGGTATGCGTCTGCCAATCCGTCCCAGTTTGCGTTTACGTCTCGGCTTAGTGTGCGGCCCACGGTCATACCCTTGTGGGCGAGGAGGTAGATGCCGATTTGTCCGCCGACGAAATAGCAGATGTAGGGAGCGTCGTCGTCGATACGGTAAATGCCCCAGAGCTTGCCTTCGGGCATGATGAGGTCTCGTTCGTTCATGCCTTTCCATGCGCGGCGCACGGTGCGTTCGTCGAGGAGGAGGAAACGGCAAGCGTAGAGGACAGCTAGGGGGATGACGAGGAGGAACAGGGGAACCTTGATGAGCGCGGCCATCGGAACCCACGCGAGGCAGGCGAGGCAGACAACGGCGGTCACGGGTAAGGCGATCATCGCTGCGATGCGGCGCTGGTGTTTAGAGTCAGCCATTGTCGTTGCGGGCTGAAACTCTAGGCCAAGGGGGATGCGCAGGGTTTCGTCCCCGGTGCGGGGATGGTAGTCGTACTGGTCTGTGAGGTTGTCGCTCATTCTTATGCTTTCGGTTGATGTGATGGTTCGTTGAGTCTATGTAACATACTAACCTATAGTGTACCTATTTTATAGGAGTATGGCCGGGTGCGTAGCAGTGGGTTTCCTTTGGGGGCTTCGATGCGGGACGGGATGAACTCTGCGCGTAACTATGCACCATATATGCGCTATCCAAGGTCTCGGCCCCGTGCATTTTGAGCCTTTTATGCATCTGCGCCTCCATTCGCGTATAGCTATACGCTTCTAGTGGTCACTCAAACCGTAGATAATGCGTCACCCACTGCGTCAAATACCCCTGCTGGAAGCCAACATCGGAAATATCCTCAGAGTCAGCCGAGGGGCCTTTCTTCACGTGAGCGCCTTGCGTGGAAGCGTGGCTAATCCACCCGTCACCAATGTAGACACCCACGTGGCCGGGGCCGCTGATAATGTCTCCCGGCTTCAGGGAGTTCACGTCACCATTAAACGGGCGGGACACCGCGCGGAATGTGCCAGACGACGCTGAGAGCTTGCTTGTCACCTGATCGGCACTCGACTTGCCGACGACAACGCGGTCTTGGTCAGCGGGAAGCTGCACGGCTTTACCGGAGCCGTCCATCGTCCACCCACTCATGAGGAGGAGAGCTGACACCCAGCCGGAACAGTCGTAACCGTTTGGCCCGCGAGCGCCCCAGTCGTAGGTGTAGTTTTTCTGGCTACTTGCCCATTTCGCGTTAGCGACAATCGCTAAGCCAATCTGATTAGGGGACGCTGCAACAGCGGGTACGCCTTGCCCACTGGAATACTCTCCGCCTTGGTTCCCGCCCTTCTGGCCGCTCTTCACGCCAGCCGACGTGGAACCAAGCTGCTTGAGTACTTCAGGGTCTTGAGTCAGGAGGAACACGCTTGTGTTCACTGCGAGGAGCGCTGCCATGACAGCGGCAACGAACGTAAGCCACGAGGCGACAATCAGAGCGTTCAGGGCATCCACGAGGCGCGAAAAGAACCGTAGGAGCTTCCACACGCCCGCACGAGCACTTCGCAGCACGCCACTAGGGGATTGCTCGCCCCCAGCCGCCAAAGCGACGTTAAACGCTGCCCTGGAAGCTAAGGACGCGCATTTAAGTCCCAGCGACAGGATGAACAATAAGAACGCGATCAGCACGGTTACGCCTTCTTAGAATCAGCGTTCGACTGAATGGTCCTACGGCCCTTAGAAATACTCGATTCGATGACCTGCTTCTTTTCCTTCTTCTTCGCCGGGTCATTCGCACTATCGCCCTTAAGGGTCTGCTTATTGAAGTCAGCGGCCTTCGTCTTATCGCGAGGCTCGTCCGCCTCAGCGTGGACAGCGGTAGCGGCCTTCACGCGACTAGAAACACCCTGAGCGCCACGAACCGCCGCGCTACCAGCACCACGGCCCGCCGCGACAGCAACGCCAGCGCCAGCCGCCATGCCACCACCGAACGAACGCATACGGCTCATGCCGCTACGCGCCATGTCAGCGAGGCTTGAACCCGCAGCCGCAAGACTGGAACCAATGACCTTAGCGGACGCGACAATTTCCTTCGTAGACGCGCGTAGCAGGATGAAATAGACGATAGAGATAGCCACGTTCAGCGCAGCGACAATGAGCAGGAGCAACACCGGGTCACCGACAGCCATACTGTTACCCAACTGGCCGGTCACGCCACTCGCGGGACTACCAATCAGGAGGGAAATAATGCCGACGTGGATAAACCCGATCACGCCGATAGCGAGGATAGGCCGCAACACGTGCTTCCATAGTCCACTTGTTGCCTTCTCGTCGCTCACGCGGCACGCGGAGGCCATAGACCGCAAGATCGCCACCAAAACAATCGCGATGATCGCACCGTACTTGAGGAGCGGGACCACGTAGATACTGGTCACGTCCACCGCGAGGAGCATGATAGCGGTCGTGATCGACGACTCTTGCATGACCTGTTGGTAGAAGTTCGTATCATTCGACGACAGTAATGCGGGCTTTTGCAGCGAGTTCGCCAGCATCAGGCGCATGTAAGCGTCAAAGCTGAAGTTCTTCAACTCATATGCCTGCGGGTAGAGCTGGCTGCCGGTCTGAACGCCCAAAACAGTAGCGTCTGAGAACACTTGGTTGAACTCGAACGTGGTCATCATTGCGGCAGACGAGTTGAGCACGTTGTCTTGGAACGTGTAGTAGTTCAACAGGTCCAAGAACGGGGTCTTAGTGTTCCGCAAGACGCGCATGATGCGAGACTCAACGGGAGTCAGGTCAGACTCGGTGAGACCGTATGCGGTCATCTCGGAGGGGGAGAACACCATCGGGCGCTCAGCCGGGTAGGAAGCCGGATTCAAGGGGTCTTTCACCGTGTAGGTCACGCCGTTCGCGTAGACCTTCGTCGGGGCTGCGTAACCGGCCTCGTACATTTGGTCTACCCACGGGCTGTACATCGCCGCGAGCTGCGAAACGTTCACGTTCTGCCAGTGCTTTTGACGGTTCTCGGGATTGTCCTTGTACTCATCATCATGGCCCGGCTCGAACGGTAGGTTACTGTAGGTGCGCAGACTGTACTTCTTGTCGTATTCGACAACGACATTGTTCGCGGCCTTCAGGTAAGGAATCGTGTAGGTGAACAGTTCCTTCATACCGAGGTAGTCTTTCAACTCACCGTTATTGTCAATGGTTGCGTCCGCATCCTTGTCGCCGGACTTGTTGTTGTAGAAGTACCCCTGATCTGGGGCAGAAAGCAGCATGTCTTTCCACCCGTTAGCGGCGTTCGGTGCGGCTGACAGACCGTGGTCAAAGTTGTACCAAGAGAAGTGATAGTACGGGGACTCCGTGAACAATCCGAACGCGCCGAGACTGTTGTAGTCAGCGTCCGAGTACGGCTCATTATCCGGGTTGTAGCCAGCCGGGTTTTGTTCCTTAATCTGGTCGCGAGCGCTCTTACCCTGCGTGTACACGCCGAGGCTGAACTGATATGCGCCAGTGGGGATACCCACGTTCTGACCATACGTGAGGTTGTCGAGCTTCGATGCGTCACCAATGTGGTCGTTAACGATCTTGGAAGCCATGACAGGCGTGATGTACGACAGGGTTGTGGGGTCACTGTTACCGGAGGGCTTGTTCGCGTATCCAGTGCCCGCGTATGCGGTCAACGTGTCCGGGTACTTGTCGTAAGCGTCCTTCATGCTTTCAGTCCACGTACTCATGTCAGGAGTCTTGTTGTACGCGGCTTTACCGTCACCACGGGTCTTAGAGAGTCCGAGGTACGTGTAGCGGGACTGGTTAGCGATATCCACGTAGGAGCGGTACAGGTACGTCGAGTTCGGGTCACTCAGGAACGTTTCACCGCCGTATGCGCTCTGCGTGGAGGACTTCAACAGGCGAGACAGGGAGTCAGAGGAAGCGACAGCGCGGCTCAGGTCAGAACCGAACTCGACAGCGGTGCGCTTCTTCGGGGACTGCCACTTGAGGAGAATGTTCTCCCCACCACGGTTAGAAATCTCGTTTTCTTTCCCGTCACTACCGTCACTCACCCAGCCGGACATGTCGGCTGCGTTGTTGAACACGGTTTGCAGGTAGTTCCCGTAGTCGTCGCCGGTAGCGGCCTTGTCGATTTCAGATGAATAGGCTTGATGGGTGACGAGCGCCCAGTAGGTGAACTTCTCACTGAGGACCTTACCGCTGTAAGCGTTCGTCTGGTCGATCACGTAGTTCAACGTGGGGATAGCTCCCGCTGCGACGATGAAGAAAATGATGAAGCTCATGACCGCTCGCCGGATGGAAACCATCTGCACGAGAGCGAACACGCCGAGCATCGCTGCGATGAACACGAGCATGTACGACAGATAGCGGTTGTACAGGGTCACAATCGAGTCAGTCCACGACAAGTCATGCAGGTTTGGTGTGGAAACGTAGCCAGCGAAACCGACGTATTTCGTGGTTCCCTGATTCACGCCGATAGTCTGCGTTCCGGTCATGTCTGAGTGCCAGCGGAGCATGAAGCTACCGGCGATCATGGTGAGGAGCTGCGACTTGTAGGCCGTGTGGCTCCAATTCGGAGACAACAGTGCAAGCGAGTAGTCAGTGAGGTTTGCCAGCTTCTCATTCGCTGCAGTCTGCTCATCGACAGTGAGCTTCAAGTTCGACTGAACGGGCGGCAAATCACTGTTGTACTTCCAGCCGAGCTTTTGCAGTGCGCTGGTGTCACCGAACGCTGCGAGCACGTAGGAGGAGTAGAGGCTTACAGCGGTCGGCTTAGGCATAGAGGATGCGATCTGCGTGAGGTTCGACGAGGGGTCGAGAACCTTCTCCCACGCGCTCGAAATGGTCTTAGAGTCAATGTCTCGGGCCTTAGCGAACGGCTTACCGTCACTGCCGATAGCGTCTTGATACATGCCGTCAGCGGGGACATCACCCTTGAATGCTTGAATGTCGTCGAGGACGACCATCTTGTTCACAGTTTTCACGGGGTCTGAGTTATTCCTCGGGTGAGCGCCAACCCACATGAGGTCTGCAACCGCGTTAGAACCCACGTCGCCAGTGGTCACATCTCCACCGATACGCAACATGTTCATAGTGTTACGTTTATCGGCAAAGAGTCCGGCTGAAATATCGTTGAGGCCAGCCTTTTTAAGCTGTTCCCCCCAACCGGTTTTAACGCCGTCCAAGAATGCATCCCACGAGTCCTCGCCCCACTTGTCGTTCGGGAAGTTCCAATTGCTTGTTCCGACCTGAACGGGCGCATGGAATGCTCCACGCGGCTTGTATTCCGGCGCGTCAACGAGGCTTTCAACGATGTGCTTTTGTGCGTACTCAAGGTTGAACGTGCTCTGCCCGCTCGATGCGCTTCCCAACTGGACGGCTTGGTTTGAGAGCACGAGGTTTTGGAAGCTGACGGTGTTGTATGCGCCGCCCGGCTTGGAGATGTTCGAGCCGTCAACCTTCATCCACGTGGAGGGGTTCATAGACGCGGGGATGGCAACCCACGTGTGGTTGGGGCCACGATACACGAGGTCACCGAACGGGCTGATTGCCATTTTCCCGCTGTATGCGGTAACTGAGATAGCTTTGCTTGCGTCCTTTAAGGCGCTCTTGACGGCTTCAATGTCAACATTATCGCCCTGCTGGTCAGCACCCTTCGTAAAGTCAAGGTCGCTCTGGTACAGGTCGATGAGGGACGAGCCGTATCCCTGCTTGAGGTTTGCCATTGAGAGCGCTTGATAGAGGGCAATCACGCTAGGGGTGAGGTTCTTACCCGAGGGGTCCCACACGAACGCGGGGATAGTCTTACCGCCCGCGTTGTAGACGAGAGCATTCCACTTCGCCTTGTAAGCGGGGGAGTTCTTAGGAAGCACCGTATCGCCCGTGACATCCTCACCGCCAGCACCGCCAGACACCATAGCGAGGAACGTGCGCCAGTCAGTCGGATAGTTCTCAGTCGTCCAGTTCGCGTCCGACGCATAGTCGCCGTCCGTGTAAGCGAATTGGAGGTCTGAGCCACCCTTCCAGACGTTCCCAATCACATAGTTCGCGACGCTTTCCGCCGCATCCTTACTCATGCCCACAGTGTTCTGTAGGGCCGTGGTCATGTTTTCTTTGGTCTTGTCCTGCTGTTCCTTGTCCTTCTTTTGGATACTGCCGTTGTAGTTGAACTGCGATTGGAACGGGACATAGAAGTTCGACACGTAAGTGCCGAGGATGCGTAGTTCTTCGGGCTTGAGGTTCGCGACACCGGAGTCAGCGAGGCTCTTATTCTTCGCAAGGTTAATGACCGCTGCGGTACGGCTCGACGCGCTACCGCCCGTGGGGGCATCGTCCGCGAGCGCGCCGGGGACGATCACCATTCCCAGTGCGATAACGGTAGCGGTTGTTGCAGTCACCATACGCACAGCGCCCTTACGGGCCATGCGTAGAACATTTTTTGCGGAGATATTCATACGTTATGCCTTTACTGGTTTGAGGTTTGTCGCGCGAAAACTTCTACGGTTAAAACATGCCCATGAAAGCGTCGAACATCTTTAATACCCACCCCATGACGGTCAGGAGGCCACCGGATACGAGGAGCGCGGTAACAAAGAACGCCGCCATGAGGACCGGGAGGCGTTTCATCGCCCAGTAGGTCATTGGGTTGCGTCCGTTTGCTGCGCCTTCACTGGCCGCGTTGATCGCGGCGCTACTGAACAGTTTCGACCTGATTTTCCCGCCGTTTTCCCGGTAGGACTGTACGCCGGGGAAAGTTAGGTATGCCATGTCGAGGAGGGCTGACAGGTAGATGAGGGCTTCAACGACTAGCGCGATAGCGCCGAGGAGGACTCCGACGGGTGCGAGCCACGGGCGAGCCAATGTGAGTGCTTGGTCTTGGTTGCCGGAGGCTTCTGCTTTAACAGTGTCAATGCTCTTCGTGATCTTCGTGTCTTGCTGCTTGATGAAGTTGTAGAGCTTTGCTTTGCGGGGGGTTGCGAGGCCGCTCTGTGCTGTGGCGTTGAGGGCGGTCTGCATGAACTTGGTTTTGTCAGTGTTCGTGAGCTGGTTGTAGGTCGCGTAGTCGAAACTGACTGTTCCGGCTTTAGCGTCGTATTCGAGGATGTTGATGCTGCGCTTTTTCAGCGAGTCGTTACTGATAGAGACGATGCCTTGAATGTTTGCGTCGTTTTGGGCGATAGCGACCACGGATTTCACGGTGTCATCAGCGTGCGCGGGGACGCTGGACATGAGGAAGCCGCCCACCATGAGGAGGAGGGCAAGAATGATACGGGGGAGTCGTTGCACTCTGGTTTGTGTGTTCATGGGATTTGTGGAGCTTTCACCTACATGCGGGTAGCCGCATGGCTTCCCCAGTTTCCTGTGCCAAACCGGGGAAGCCATGCGAGGAAAATCAGCCGATACCCTGACCGATTGAGGTAATCACGTCGATTGCCCAAGCGAAGAACTTGGAGAACATTCCGCTGGTCACGCCAGTGACAATGAAGATCACAACGAACGTGGTGATACCCATTTCCTTCACGAGAATCAGGAGGGGGTTCTTGCTGTTCTGGTTGCCCTTCTCGAATGCGCGGGTAGCGAAGTAGCCGACCTTCGACACTGCTGTGCCGACCTTGCCGCCGCTACCAATGAAGCCCGAGAGGACAAGGAGGATAGCGAGGTTCCATACCCACAGGAACGAAACGAGCGCCATCACGAAATACACGAGGGCACCCGAACCGGTCGAGATACCACCGAGGAGCGGGAAGATCGCGTTACGACCGTTCTCCAAGTCAACGGGGTTGTAGGAACTGTTGATCGCGTTCGTCCACGCGGTTGCCATACCGCTGGTGTTCTTCAACTGGCTAATCCAGTTGGACGCGGTTTCCTTGGTTACGCCGTCGCTCTTAGAAAGCGAGTCGTCGTATCCGCGTGCCTGCGGGTTCGTGTAAACCTCAGTGCGTGCGCGGAGGTCACCTGCGAACTTTGTGCGAGCGTCGCCAGTGAGCCTGCCGAACATGGCTTCGTTGACGTTGCCTTCAGTGTCGATCAGGTCGCTACCGTTAACGGTGCCGCCACCTTCGAGCGCGTACTTGTTGCCCTGAACTTCCTTACTGACCGTAGTGCGCAGAGCTTGGTCGGCCTGATCGGAAGCATCCTTGTTGGCTGCGAACGCGCCAACACTGGTCAGGAGAGTGAGGACAATCGCGAGGATTGTCGTCAGAATCATGGAACGGTAGAGCGCACGAGACTGGTCTCGCCTACTCACCGCAAGAGTCGTAGTCATTTTCGTTTGGTTTCCTTTCCGGTTCAGACCACTAGAGATGGGAGAGCAAAGCCCGCGAGCTTAGCCACAGTCACAATTAAAAGAACTATGTTGATTGCATGTAACGCATTAAAAACGATCTTTGTTTCCCACGTGCCGCCCGTTGAGAAGAATCCGGGCTTTCCCTTTTGTGTTGGGGGGACGTGGGGAATGATCTTGATGCGTTCGGGGAGCACATGCTTACGCAGGATGAACTTGTTGATGAACAAGCCGGTTGCGAACGGTAGTCCTTCTGGTGTGAGTAAATCCAGAATAAGGTGCGCGACGAGACCAAAGCCAATACCCATGAGTATGAGCTGCGTCAAAGCCGAGCTGAGGTTCCCCGTTGTCGGGTCGAGTTTTGACAGGAAATAGAGGATTACCGCTAGTGGGAGTTCACTGTGTGTTTGCCACGAGCGGTGCTTACAGTCGAGGACGCTCACAAGCTGAGCTGCGCGGCTTCCTTTGGGGAATACGCCGCGTAGGGGCTTAGTGGCGTGGAGGACGTGACTGATTGCGCGTGATACCACGTCTTGTGAGGGGAGGGACTGGCCTGAGCGTTGCCCGATGGGCTTGAGTTCGTCCCACAGTCCGCCGGGAGCGTGGTCGAGGTCTGAGGCTGTTGCTCCCCATACTGCGAACGGGTAGAGGCACGCGAGGGAGGCTACGGGGGCTGCTGCGACGAGCGGGGAGCCACTGTAGACGAGGAGCGAGTAGCCTGCGAGGCACGCTGTTACGCCGCCCGCGCGGTGTGTTACGCCCTGCATATGCTATTCACCGTCCTCTTCTTCGCTGCGGGCCATGTTGTAGCGCTGCCGAATACCCTTGTTAACTTCGCAACGGTAGTCGTAGCCTTCCTGCCCGTGAACAGCACTGCGAAGGAAACGGAGCGCCCCGTCGTCGGTGATACGAAAGACACCAACACCACGCAAGACGAGCTTCTTCTCAGCTTCTAGGGACTCTAGGCAGGTCTGCGCATAGTAGGAGAGCACCGTTTCAGCCTTGTGGACGTTGTAGCCGTTTTCGCGGGCGAACTGCTTGTACTGGGCCGCGAGAGGCTGACGATGCGCCAGACCATAGTTCGCTGGCCCGCAAGACATTTCGACCAGCCCAAGATAAGAAACGGTTTCCCCACCCTTGAGCACCCTATCGAGCGCCCACTGCCTGTAGGTGGTCAACATGTCCTCAACCTGGACGATGGGAACACCCGTTTTCTGGGCTGTTTCCCGCATGTTTAGGTTAATGAAACTCAAAGTAGTTCCCTTGTTTGTACAAGAAACTCAGTAGGGTCGTTTTCGCTTTGCTCGATAATGTAGTTCTGCGTGATTACAGGGTCGTAGAACGCTTCAATCGCATAAGCGAGAACGTCTCGGTCGATACGGATATGCAACGTGTCGCCGGGCTTAATGTTGGCTTCTTGGAAGGTTTTCAGAAGGTCAGCGACGATAGCAGCAGCTTTCTGTGCGTCAGCACTGACCGTGGAGACTCGGAAGAATCGGTCTTTGACATAATCGACAATCCACACGGCTTAGTGTCCAATCGTGACTTCGACGAGGTAGTCAACGAGGTTCGCGAGGACCGCACCAAGGTTAAGACCGAGGTCTTGCACGTAGCTGCCAATCACGAACAGGACGATGACAACAACCGTGGCAATAATCGTCTTAAAACGCTTCCGCGCGTAGATCATTGCCGCACTCTTAGCGGAGCCGTTAGCGCGAGCACCCGGCATTTGCACTTGTCCGCCGGTTTCTGCGAGGTCCACTGCACTGATTGCGTCTGAGGTCACCCACGTAATGCCCTGCTTGCCGCCAGATGATGAGGACATTGGCGCGGGGCCACCCATACCGCCAATACCGCCAACGGGCATGGGTGAACCGCCGGAGGCGTTGTGCCCGCCACCAAGGAACGAGCGCGTAAAGCCAAAGTTGATGTACACGAGGTCGATCATCGTAATGAGCGCGAACGAGCCAAAGACGAGCGCGACGAGCCAGCCAACGACGTAGCTAATCCACCACAGGGTAGCGTTTCCGCCCGCATAACCTTCGTGGAACTTCTGCTTGTCAATCGCCCCGCCCTTCAGGAACTCTAAGTCCTTCTTGTACTTGTCGTCGGTCTTAACAAGCGGGGTACGTGAGGGGTTTGAGCGCAGGTCAACGCTCATGGGGCTGCGGCTCGACTGTGGGGTCGCCTGCTGGGTGGGGGCCTGCGGGGCGGGTGTCGTGTCAGCGTCGCTCGTGTAGTCCACTCGGACAATTCCCGCGTCAACGGGAGTTTGTGCCGCGTAGGACGTTTGAGCGAGACCAACGAACGCTGTTAGGGCAATGCCCGCCGACAGCATGGGAGCTGCCACCTTGTGCATGATGGTTTTCACGGCTGTGCCTTTCGTGGAAGAACTCGGTTACTGGTGAAACGTTTGGTCAGTCAACGTCTGGGAGGGTAATCCCCAAAGTGTTGCGCGTATAGTCAGCGAGCTTATTGGCTGCTTCTTCCGCGAGCGCGCGCCGACGCTCTTCGGGGGTGCGTGCGGAACCAGCCGAGTAGGGGCCGCGTCGAAGAGCGAGGGGAGCGAACTTCGTGCCCTCAAACTCGGGGGCGAGATCGCGCTTCACGCGCATGTTGACTGCGCCCACAGCATCGTCGAGGGGGATGCGCTCACAGGTGAGAACGTTGATCTTCGGGTAGGTGGAGCGCACAGACCTGAATCCGCTGCCGCGCGCAGGAGCGAGCTTCACGGCGGGGATGCCGCCGCGTTCACGCAAGACGACAGACAAGTGCTGTTCTACGTTGATGTCGGGGTTCTGACCGTCGATAGAGCAACTGATTTCAGGCATGGACGCAAAGATGATGAGTTCATACAAGGTGAGGTCAAAATCTTCGCCCGCGTTGACGGTGCGCCACTGGTCCTGATTCTCGTAGTCGTACAGGTTGTTGAGGCTGAACGCGCCAGTGGTCCCAAAGTCGGGGACTCGGGGGAGGTCTCGGATTGCGTGGAAGCGGTATCCAACGATGTTGGGTTCTGCTCCGCGTCGCGCGCGTGAGGGGTCCACGAGGAGGGCCTTCAAGTACACGCTGTCAGAGAGTGCGAACTTTTCCATGTCTTAACTTGATGCTTTCTTTCTTACAGGCAGGTGGTGTGCCTGAATTATCGGATAATGGCAATGTTACCGTGCTGGTCTACTCGGTAGGTGACTTCAATGAGGTCCCCGGACTTATAGCCGTCGTATTGGCCCTTGGGGACGACGTAGTTAATCGTTGGCCGATTGCTGTCTGGGACAGACAGGTGGACGGTGAACATGAGGTTCCCGCCGGTTTCCATGATCGACTTTGATACCACGAGGCCCGTAACTGTCTTAGGTTCAGAGAACTGTAGCGAGTCGGGGTCGATGGTGGCCCGGTCGGTCGGGGATGCGGGCTGTGGGGACGTGCTCACGGTCGGAGTTGCCGCCTGCGTAGTGGGGGCCGCTGTAGTGGTTTCTACCGGCTTAGGAGTAGGAGTCGGGGTAGTTGCGGGGGCTTGCGTCGTAGGAGACGCACACTCGGTGACAACAACACTCGGAGTCGCGTCTTGTGTTGCCTGATGGTTCTTCACGGCGACAAAACCTGTTGCGAGGAGCGCGCACACTGCGATCACACCCAAGCTCCCAGCGATAACCTTGCCCGGTTCGTTCGGTTGGGACTGGTCTACTGCTGGGGCGGGTTCTGCCGTGGGCTGTGGGGCCTGTGACTGGGGTGCCGCACTGGCCTGCGGGGCTTCTTCCGCGTAGTAGCGGGGCCGGTAGGGTTCATCGTCCTCGCCGTACCCGGCGCGCTCAGCGTAACGCCTGCGACGCATAGGGCTTTCGCGGGGAAAATAGGGTTCGTCCCCGCCAGAGTCGTCGGTATCGTCTGAAAAGCCGGGTTCAGAGAACGTTTCTTCGTCGTCACCGTCGTCAGAGATTCCCGAAACCTTGTTCCAAAAATCGTCATCCATCAGTGGCTCACTTTCACTCGTGCGGCTTGGGTGGGGTTAGGGGTGAGTCGCCCATATCTGCGTTGTTTGCGGCTTTCTTCGAGGTATTCTTCCCACGCCTTGTCGCGTAGCTGCGCTCGCGGGTCGATGCGCGCTTCAGGGGAGAGAACTTCGAGGGCTTCCACGAGTTCTGGGACGCTGCCTTGTTCTTCGGCTGCGATTCCCGGCAGGTCGTGTTCAACGAGGCGCGCGACGTATAGTGACGCAGTTTGTTCCTTCAGTTCCTCTGGGGTCATGGTCAGTCCTTCCTGTATTCAGTGATAGCCATTTGGGTTTGCAAGAATCGAATGACTTGCTCGCTTGTCGTGTAGTCGTGGTGAGATAGTGCGATAGCGGTGAGGATGGGCAGGGGGATAGGTCGTTCCCCGGTGGACATTCCTTCCACCCATGCGCTGAACGTGTACTCTTCCCTGCGGTAGTACGCCAAGCTGAGGACTTCCCGGTCTGTGGCATCTTCTAACGTCGCGCACCTGACTCCATCCTCAATGAGCGTATTGAGCTGATCTTGGAGGGACTGGGCGACGATTTCACGGCGCTTTGTGGACATGAATGCCCACTTCAGCAAGTCGCGTTCTAATGCGAGGACTGGTTCAGCCATGTCCGCCCACGTGAACAACCCGGCGTAGGTTCCTTCCAATACTTGACCAAGTAGGGCGCTCATGGCTTCGTGGTAGTAGGAGCCGACGGGCGCGGTGGCTCGGGGGACAAACCCGGTTGGGAGTCCAACGAGGCTTCCACTGTTGCGTTCAAGGAAGTAGAACTCGCCGCGTAGGAGTGCTGTTGCTTCACCGTAGGGGCGCGTCTGAGCGTCGAGGACGGCTTCTTGGGCTTTGAGGAGTGCCCGAGTGTCCTTCTTATCGTTGTGGGCCACTGCGGGCGTTAAGAGGCGCTTAGAGGCCGTGTCGCTCACCTTGAGGGATGGGAGCTGGGTGTCAGTAGTTGAGGGTCGCATACTGCCTCTCTGTTGCTTCAACGGGCATCGTGTAAACGATGATTCTGTCGTCCTCGGACTGGGGGGGGACAGTGACCTTCCTGTGCTCGATAGGCAAGTCGTCTACCGGCTCAGCGTCACCGCTTTCCCCCGTCAAATCGAGGTCTTTAATGGATACTTCTAAATTGCCAAGTTCTAGAGAAATAGGGCCTAAACTCAGGTTTCCCACGAGTCCCATATTGACGAACGGGGGTTCCCCAAACAGGTCAGCCGAGGGGAGCGTAGACGCGCGGGCGGGGAACGCTACGAGTTCGCGTCCCCGCGTGGGGTCAATCCGCCAGTAGCCGCCCGTCGTGTACCAGCAGCCCTCTGGGGTGAGGTTACCGAGTTGGAGATCACGATTCTGGTAGTAGGCTTCCACCCATTTGGTCCACGACTTGCCGGTGAGGTTCATCCATTCGACAGATGCGCGCGTCACCGGGTGGTCGAGGCCCATGTTGTACTCGCCGTCGAGACTGTTCCACATGTCCCACTTGGGGTGGGCGTTCACCCAGTCTTGGAGAGACTGATTGTCTTTACCGATAGTGTCAAAGAACAGGGCTTGAATGTCTGGAATGTCCCACATGGAGTGGAATACGGGCATTCCTTCCCCGAACGTGCGGTTTTCAGCAACCCAGATCAGGTTCGCGTCGTTTTCCGTATAGCGTTTGAGCCTGCTCTTTTCCCCGGCTTCATCTTCGAGGGTTTCAACGAGGAGTTCACGCCAAAAAGCCGCTTCGCAAATGTAGAGGAGAATGTCTTTGTTTTCCCCGTCTACTGGGAACATTTCGTCAAGTGCTGCTCGCGCGGTGAGTCGGAGGTGGCGGGGGTTGAGCGTTGCGGTTCCGTCGAGCTTCCACGCACAGACGGGCGCTAGGTCATTGAGTGTCTGATATAGGGCCGCTTCATCCCACGCATAGGGGAGAGCCTGAACGTAGTGGGAGTACAAGCGCGTCAAAGCCAGCTTGTAACGCCCGATATACGTCAGGGTGCTGATTGTGCGCTTTTCGCGCACCTGCGGGGTAAGCATTATTTCCTATGGTCTGCGTTGTTGGTTTGGTTTGGTATGAGTTGAGGCAGGTACCGGCTGGACTTGCTGGTGCCGGTACCTGCCTCACTTCGTAGCCTACCATAGGCATGAGCATGGTGTATGCGGTTACATCATGTTTTTATCGCCTAAAACACGGTCTAGCATGATGCGCACGCATGTACATCACGCTTGCTCTTCATCATCACCACGCTTCTTGCGAGCCGCGAACAGAATCCAACCCGCAACGAGGGCCATCACGCCGAACAATCCGCCCGCAACGATACCGATGTGACGGCCCGTCCAATTAAGAACCTGACGGAACCACGAAGCGTTCACATACATGTCCTTCACGGTGACCTCACTGACATTGCCAGCCTGATCGGTCGCCTTGAAGTGAACGTTATGCGCAGACGCGGACTGGGGAATGATGAGCGTGTACGTGTCATCCCCACTCTTGGTTGCCTTCACGTCCTTACCGTCAAGCGTTGCGACGAGTTCCGTTGCGGTCATGTCACGCAAAGTCACTGTGGCAGTGACCTGAGTCTTACGGTACGAGCCGCCGTCGGTGATGCCACTGACTTGAATCTCAGGCTTGAGGCTATCGACAACGAACGAGTAGGACAGGCGCGAGAGCTGGTCTTTGCCGCCCTCGGTTTGGGAGAACACCTGAACCGTGTACGCTCCATCTTCCTTGAATACGCTCTTGTCCACGTGGTAGTGGTACACGTAGTCTCCGTTTTCGCCTCCGGTGACGGTGACGCTCACGGCGTTCTTGGGTACCTCGATGGTCTTACCGTTCAAGGTGACGCGGATTTCGAGCTTGTCATCGCGGAGCTTTTCGACGGTGATTTCGCTCAGGTCCACGTCGATAGGGGCCTTCACGTACTTGCCTTGGTAGGACGTTCCTTCAACGTCAACGGTGGAGCCGAAACGGTTCAAGATGAACTGGACTTTAGCGGTGTTACTGTTGCCCGCGAGGTCGGAAACGGCTGCGTCCATTGTGTAGAGGTCGTCGGACTTGGCTTCATTGGGGATGGCAGACAAGTCGAGGTGGCCGTTAACGACGGGAACCTTGAATGTGGTGCCCTTACGTCCCGTGAGAGTGACCGAGAGGCTACCGAGATCAAGGTTCGTATCCGAGTAGGACAAGCGAATCTCAGGGGTCTGGTAGTACGCGGTTCCCTGCGTTACGCCTTCGATAGACAGCTCGGGCTTCGTGGTGTCAACGACGAACTCTGGTTCGTTCACCGCGTTCGATTCGTTGCCAGCCTGATCGGAGCTTGTCACGCCGAACGTGTTCACTCCCTCGGGGAATGAAACGGTTGCCGTGTGAATGTTGCCCGCGTGCGACCAGCCGGAGACGAGGCCGGTGCCCGTGAAGCGCACGAGCGAGGGGTCAAAGTGGTCCTCAGTGATCGTCACCGTCGCACTGCGAGGCTGGTTGTAGTAGCGGCCCGAACGCGCGTCGTAAATGTTCCACGATACTGCGATAACCGGGGGAACCTTATCGACCGTGAACTGCTCAGAGTGGAAGCCCTGCGCCGCGTGTCCAACGGTGTCGGAAGCGTCCAGCGAGAACTCGTAGTCACGGTTGTCTGCGAACGTCATGGTGTTGGTCCACATGTCCCCGGTCTGGGTCCATGCGCCAAGCTCACCGGCCTGCCCGCTGATCTTGAACAGGTCGGGGCTGAAGTTCGCGTCCAAGACCTTGATCGTCGCGTGACGGTCAGTGTTGTACATGTTGTTCGCGTTGTTCACGTCGAACGTGACGCTCATTTCGGGGGCGGTAGCGTCGATAGAGAACTGGACTCGCTTCTCAGCGGAGCCGCCAGCGTTATCTTCTACGCGCACCCACGCTTCAGTGTTCTCGTGGTCGCCGTTCACTTCAAGGGGGATAGTGATGCCGGTGACGAGGTTCTTGTCCGTGCGAGTGACGTGTACCTGCGGGTTGGACACGTGGCCGTCAATGTCTACGGTCGCGTCCCCGAGAGTGTCAGCGCCAATACCCCACGCGACGTGACGCAAACCAGAGTGGCCTGCGCTCGCTTCGAGGTTTGCTTTCACGCTGTCGCGGTACAAGCCAAGACCGCCGCGAGTGTGAGTAACCGGCTCGGGGAGGGCAATGTTCACGTCGTTAGCGGTGATGGTCGTGTTCCCGTTTTCAGACACGAGGCCGTCAGGCTGGGCGACGAGAGACAGGTTGCGAGCCTTGTCGGAGGCCACTGCGGACACGAATCCCTTGAACCCGTCAGGAATGTCGATAGTGGCACCTTCGGGGGCTTCCACGGTGTGAGTGGTGCCGTCCGAGGAGCGGAGCGTGTAGGTGATCTTGTCTACGCCGGAGCCGGTTTCAGTGACGTGCGCTGCGACCTTCATTTTCCCGGTGACAAAGAACCCATAACGGGAGTCAGAGCCGCCGATGGTCTTACCGGGCGCATACGTCGGATCAGTGATCGTGAATCCAGAAATGACGGGGGCAGTACTGTCAATTGTGACGGTTGCGATGCTTGTCGAGGTCGCGCCAGCAAGGTTAGTGACATCAAACGTGATCTGGTACGTACCGTCGGGCAGTCCGGCTGCACGCGCATAGTCCAAGGTCACCTGCTTGACGGGGACAGGCTTGTTTTCTTCCGCGCTCGGGCTGCCTTCAGCGAGGGTAATACCGTTGACGGACACCTTGAACTTCTTGATGCCCTTCGCGTCACGCATGGTCGCCGTCTTGGGGGCAAAATCCGTGAGGGACTTCGCATACGGGAGGTAACTGTCACTGTCGAGACTGAACGTGGGGGCGTTCGACGAGTAGATGTGCTTGTGGGGCCATCCGAGAATGTCACCAACGTTGAGGCGTTTTTCGCGTCCTACAGCGTCACGGACAGTGACTTCAACGTTGTCCACGTCACCGTTACGGATAGTGAGCGTATCCCCGTTGATAGTGAGGTCTGCGCCCTGATTGTTCACGCCGCTCGCGTCTTTCAGCGTGTATGGCATGGGTGAACCGTCAGTGGGAGTGAACGTCACGCTGATGCCGTGCTTGTTCGTGTACACGCCCCACGGGGTCGGGGTGAACACGTCACTAGAGCTTGTCGTGAGCTTGTAGTCCGACTGTGCGGGCGAGTATGCGAGGTTCGCGCTCCACGAGACCGTGTTTCCCGCACGATCATGCCCGGAGAACGAGAGCACGTGAGCGTGCTTATCTTCCAGCGTGGACTGGGGAATCTTGAACTTGTACTCGGTTGCGGATGCTCGCTCGGGGGTGAGTGCAACGCCGTCGAGAGTGAACGTCATGTACGAGGGCTTGAGGGCACCGTCGTCGTGGAACTTGAACTCAAGGTCGCCGGTGAGCTGGTCGGTAATGTACTTCACGCCGTCAATTTCGCGTGCGCCAGCAACCTGCGCGGGGAGGTCAAGAACAGGGTTCACTGCGTCCGGGGGAATGACTTGTCCTTGCGGGAAGTCGATGGTGGATTCCTTACCCGCGTTGTCGAAAGCGCGGACCTTGTAGGAGCCGGGAGCGGTGATCGACAGGCTTGCGACCTTATCCGTATTGCCGGACAGGTCTACGGTCTGGACAACGTTGTTCCCATCTTTCAACAGTTCGGCTCGGGCGAGGCCAGATGAGCCGGGGGTTGCCGCGTCATTGACGCGCACAGTCCATGTGACAGCGGAAGTGGAGAGTTCACAATCGTCACTGTTGTTGGTTCCGCACCCACTGGCCGAGATGCTGCTGATGGTGGGGGCAATCGTGTCGTACATGTGGCCGATAGCCGTGCTCAGCGTCCACTTGAGGTTCGCTCGCTTGGGCAGACCGCCAGCGGTCGTGGTGGTGTGTACGGCGATGGCCGCTTCATCAAAGTTCTGGGTGGGCGCGTCAGCGAGGTTCACGGTCACCGTATCACCGTCTACGGGCAGCGGGTTTTCATCACCGTTGAACGTGACCTTGGACAAGGTTTGCCCTGCGGGGAGCGTGAGCTTGACCTTCAGCGTGGGGGCCTGCGCGTATGCGGTGAGCGGGGCCGCTGGCGCGTCGGGGGTCACGTCGGTAATGGTGCCGACCACGCCGTTGTCTGTTGCTGTGCGCGCTGTTTCCGGCGTGGATGGGGCGCTTGCGGGCGCTAGGCCGAACGCGGTGGTTGCGGGTAGCGCGGTCGCGGGGAGCGTGGTTGCGACTGTGGCGAAAAGTGCGAGCGCCGCTGTTGTGCGCGTCGAGTACTTCATCATGTCTGGTTTGTCCTTTAGTTTGCGGTCCAACTGGACAGTTCTTCTATTAGTAATACGCGCTCAAGGGGATTCTCGGGAGTTACGTGAGCGCTTTCGTCAAGGAAGTTCGTGTGTTCTTCTTCGTTCCCCGTGCCTTGTGGGGCTTCTAGGAACGAGGTGGGGAGTTCTTCATAGTCACTTGGGGTCTCCTCTTGGATTGGTGTCGGTTTGGGTTCTGCTTGCGGTTCGGGCATGGCCTGTACCTGAACGGGCTGGGGTGCGACGGGCGGGAGCGTGGGTTCTACCCGTGGGGGTTCTTGCTGCGGAACAGTGATGACGGGCGGAGGCGTGATGTCCCCGGTCGTGGGGGCAAGGTTGCCTGTTGTCAGGTGAGGCATTTGCTCACCCGCGCTGCGTGCCGCGAGCCGCGTGTACGTGTCGGTTGCGCTTTGGGTTTGCACCATGCGCGTAATGTCGCTGACAGCATCACGGTAGGTCGCGCCAGAAATGCGTTTACGCATGGCCTTAAGGTCCCAGCGGATACTGAGGAACGCCGCCGTGAACAAGAACGCAAGAGCGAGGAATACGAGGACGAGAGCAGTGATCGCGTAGGTCGTCATTTCTTATCCCCGTTCTCTTGGAAGAGCGTCGCAATGGTTGCTTTCGTCTTGTCGATCTTCCCCGCGAGTTCTTTAGCGAGTTCTTGTGGGCGACCGGCCTTAAAGCCTTGACGTTGAGAGAGATAGGTTTGTGCGCGCTGCACTTGCTTGTCCATATCGTCCTTCGTCACGCCGTCGCTTTTAAGACCATACGGGTTAGACGTGATGGAGTCGAGAATATAGTTCAACACCGTGAGTTGGATGACTTCACTACTTGAGGACGTGTCAAGGTCCGTGAGGTTGTTCCAATACGTGCGGTACATGCCGGTATCCCCGCCGGTTTGCACGGCTGAAGCGATATCACGGTTGAATGAGGCGAGGTTGTACAAGGCGGTTGCCTGCTGCGTGTTGTAGCCGCCGTCGATAGCGTCCTTGAACCACGGTGCCGACAAGGTGAGGCCCGATGCGCCTCCGTCCCCTTGGTAGAAGAACCAATATGCCTCTCCGATACGGTATGCGAGTTCGGGGTAGCGCTTGTTCTTTTGGATTTCGTTCACGTTGTCACGCACGAGGGGGATGAGGGTGCTTTCTTCTTGTGACGTGAAAACGCCGTCCCCTTGGATTGCCGCGTCGAGAGCATTGAAGTAGTTATCAATGTCGCTGGGCTTAGCTTCAATGGCTTTCGCCCACCCATCTACTGTCCCGGCTTTTTCAGCGGACGCGACGAGCGCCGTGTAGGAACTTGATTCCACGCTATACCCGTATGCGAGGGACACGCCCGCGCCACCGAAGCACAGGAGGCCAGCCACGGCGAACGCGATGATCGCGCGCACGCGGCTTTTCGCTGCTTTCACGTGCTTTTCGTCGGTCTGCTTGTAGGTGGAGAGCGCGGCGACGACTTCCGTCATTGACTGGTAGCGTCGTTCAGGTTGCGTGGCGACGCAGCGTGCGATGACGCGCGAAAGCGCGGGGGACACGTTGGGGTTGAGGACGCTCGCGTTCACGGGGCCGAGGGGGAGGCCCTGCCCGTCCATTTGGGGGAGACGGCCCGTGAGGAGCACGAACATTGTCATGCCGAACGCATAGATATCGCTACGCGGGTCGAGCGGTGCGCCGGTTGTCCGCTGTTCGGGGGGCGCGTAGCCGCGAGTGCCGACCGCTTGGGGGTTCGTGTAGTTACTGGGGGTGATCTGCTCGCTGATACCAAAGTCCAAGAGCTTGATCGCACCGTTGTCGAGCATGACGTTACCGGGCTTGAGATCACGGTAAATGATCGGCTCAGGCAGTGAGTGGAGGTAGATCAAGATGAGCGCGAGCTGCGTCATTTTGGAGACGACGAAATCTTCGGGGAGTTGCCCGCCGGGAGCGTTTTTCGCGACCTTATCGAGGGATGTTCCCGCAACAAAGTCCATGAGGACGCTGTACAGCCCGCCGGGGGTTTCGGTGTCGTCTTGAACGTCGATGATGTGGGGGATTCCAGCGTGGGAGAGTCCTTGCATGAGCTGGGTTTCAGCTTTCAGACTGTCGAGGACTTTCTGGGCTTGGAGGAGTTGCCGTCCACGGTAGGAGCCGTCGGGGGAGGCGACTTCTTTGAGTGCGACGGGTTTTTGGAGTTTCGTGTCGTAAGCGCGGTAGACGCGGCTGAATGTGCCGTCGTGCATGAGCGCGTCGATCTGGTAGCGCCCGTGGAGGAACGTTGTTCCTACTTGTCGTGGCGTGGTCATAGGAGTGCTCCGGCTTGGATGAGGATTGCTGTGATGTTGTCGCTTTCCCCGTTCGCGATGGCCCTTCCTGCGAGGGTTTCAAGGCCGGTTTGCGCGTTGCCGGGGAGGTAGTTGTTTTCTCGCTCGAACTCGTGCCAGAAGCCGTCTGAACACAGGAGGAAACTGTCGGTAGCGGAGTACTCGCCAACGTAGGTGTCGGGGCGAGCTTTTTCACTGTTACGGTGCCCGAGGCCACGGGTGATGCTACTGCGGTATTTCGCGTGAATCTGGGGGGTGATTTCAACGCCGCGTTCACGTAGTTCCGCGAGCTTACTGTGGTCTCGGGTGAGTTGGAGGGCCTGGCTACCTGCTTTAAGCATGTATGCGCGCGAGTCTCCGACGTGGACGATGGTGTAGCGGCCCATGTAAGCACGCAACACGGTCAGGGTCGTGTTTCCTGCTGCTTCGCGCGCTTTCTGGTGCGCGTAGGCGACAGCTTGGACGAGCTGCGCGTCTGTTACGTTCCCGGTTGCTACGAGGTCGAGGAATGTTTGCCCCGCGCCAATGGATGCGAGGCGACCGTTGGGGCCTTCACCGCCAACGCCGTCTGCGACGAGCGCGAGGATACCCGTGTGGCCTGCTGCCTCGAACAGTGCTGCTGCGTAACTGTCTTGGTTTTCTCGCCTACCGTTAACGTTCGTGTAGGTGGAGACAACGTTACTGATGCTCACATCTCCTCCATGATCTCGAATGGGATGTCTCCAAGGAGGAGAGAGTGTACGGGCAGGCTGGTTTCCACGGGCACGTTCGGGGAGAGCACGTGTGAGCCGAGTTTCGTTTTGTTCGTGGAACCAAGGTCGGTGATCGTGATGGTTCCACGTTGGGTGTTGATGTCGAGGCGCGCGTGGTGGCGGCTGATGACTCGCTTCGCGTCACCGTGCCCGACGGGGATTTCACTGGACGTGGGGGAGCGTCCGATGATCGCCGGGTGCGTGGGAACCGGGTAGGTTTCCCCGGTGACGAGGTTGCGGAGCACCCACTGTGAAGTGTCTGCTTCTTCGTCGAGGAACCCGGTGAGTTCATCTGCGTCACTGTAGGTGACGGGCGCGGGCTGCGGGGGCGGCATGTGGATGGGCATATCGGTGGGTGCGGGCATCACGGGAACCTGCGGGGTGGGCGCTGTTGCCGGTTCCACCACGGGCTGAGGCGCTGGCACCACCTGTTCAATGATGGGTTCGGGGACCACGACGGGGGCCTCTTCAACCACAGGCATCACGGGCTGCGGGGGCATGACAGGCTCCGGCTCTACCACAGGCATAGGCTCAGGCTGAGGGGGCATAACAGGTTCCGGCTCGGGTTCCATCACGGGCATAGGAGCGGGCTGCATGGGTTCTTGCGGAGCGGGACCACCGTAAGCTGCGATCAGGTTCGCCGGAGCGCACGCCGGGAACGTCTGGATGGGGATATCAACCACGAGGTCACTGATAGACGCGGGAGATGGAGCGTCAAGGAGGGGTTTGCGCTTGTTGCGCGCAAGATACTTCGTGATATCACCCCACTGGGCGGCGATGTCTTTAGAAATGAAGTCCCACAGGTCGAATCCTGTGTTCGCGCCAGGGTTGACGACAACCCACACGTGGCCTTCAGTGTTGGCTGCGAAACCTACTGCGTCACGCCAGTTCCCACCTTCCTTACGGAAAGCGTTCCATGCTGCGACGACACTGTTCAATGCGTCGGGTGTGGGGCACCCGCTGATGGGGGTGAGGCCAATGTTTCGCGCGTCTCGGGCGAGTACTGCGGTGTTGATGGGAGCATTCATCGCACTTAGTCCTTTTCCGTTTGGACGACGGTGAGGAGCTTTTCAGGGTCGATGTCCGACTCTCGGTAATACCAGTGTCCACCGGGGGACTGGTATGCAGTGAGTTTTCCTTGCCGGGTCCAGTTCTTGAGCGTTTCCCGGCTAATTCCTAGTTTTTCGGCTGCTTCCGCGACGGTAAGCAAGCCCTCAAAAAGTTGTGCCATACCCACAATGTTAGCAACAGATGGTGGTGTTTTGCGGTTTTTGCAGTTTTAGGCGACGGCGAGTGTTTTCGTAAGGTGTTCGGCTACGAGAATGTTTGCTTCCGCGCCGATCTGTCGGCGGGACATACCGGGGTTAGCGGCACGAACCTGCTCATAGAACATGTCAAACATTCGGGTGCGCTCGCGGGACTCGTCATCTTCTTCAGCTTCAAGCATGGCTTCAACGGCTGCGTCTTGCTGGCTACGAATCTCTTGCGCCTGCTTCTGGGCTTCTTCCTGCTTCTGTGCGGGGGACATGTCGGGGTCGATAGTGTTTTCCACTCGGAAACGAAGGAAAGCGAACATGTTACGCACGTTAGAGGGCATGTTGTCGCCAAGGATTGACGAGATTTCCACGTGCATCCACCCGACGTTGAGGCGGGTCTGAACGAGCTGGTACATGTCCTCAATCTGACTGCTGGTCCATGCGTCGATGTTCACGCCTTGGGGCATACACGCTGCGACGATCTCACGCTTAGAGTGACCGTTACGGGCCTGAGCTTGCATTGCGGCTTCTGTTTTGAGGGCGCGTTCACGCTTACGAGCGTTCGCACGCTTTTCACGCTTACGGGCACGAGCTTCCTTAATAGCCGCACGCCCTTCACTGGTGGAACGAACGTAAGTGATCGCGTCACGAACAATGGACACAACCTGCTCGACGGGAGACTCGATCTCGTCCTCAGAAACCATTGGAAGCACAACGATGTCAGGAGCACCGGGCTTCCAGTTGTTAGCGTCTTTGATTGCTGGCCTCGGGGAGCCGTCAAAGCGGATGCCCGCTTCCCATTGGGCGATGGTAGGAACATGCATTGTTTTAACGTCGGACGTGCGGTGCTTAACGCCGGTGCCGTCATCCAGATACCGGGGTTGCTGGTGCATGAAACCTAAAGACTCGGCATAGCGAAGGTAACGGTAAATCGTCTTAGTGGAGCACGACAACTCCAAGGCCATTGTTTCGTTCTTGTGCCAGAACTGCTGGCTTTCTTCACCGGCGCGAAGCGCGCAATACTCTAGGAATTTACTGAACTGTTGAGGTAGTCCGATGTGTTCGGATAGTGCGAGCACGTTCTTGTACTGCTGTAAGCACATAGCAAAAAATCCTTTGCTCAAGTTGTCGTAATGTTCGTCTCATAGGCTATAGCCACCTTCATTGACTGTCAAACAGGGGAAGAAATGTTAAGGCCCGGATGGGGTGAACCAACCGGGCCTTACGAACATTACGACTCAGCAAAGGAGTCAAGAAAATAGTTTCACACCACCGCCATGTTTGCAACTGTTTCCCCCACAATTACGGCTAAAAGTTTCCTGCGTTCTCCCATAACGCCACCTAAGAGCGCTCCGCCTCATCGCCTAGAGCACAAATGGAAATGAAAATTCCCCCCGCCGAAAACACGGCTACATGCTTGCGCGCTTTTTGCGCTTAGGGGGGGGAGGGGGATTATTCAATTTTATTCATTACTCTATTCATAAGGTATATATACCGGACATTTTGCCCCTCTCCCTATAGTGGACATTCCTATAGTGGACATTTCGGTGCGAGAAACAGAGTGGGATGCAAAAAAGAACCGCCCGGCCCTTGTCTGCTGTGTAGCTGTTAGCAGGAGAAAACACGGAAGTTTTCGTAGGCAATTATAAGCAACTACGGGCGCTCAAAGAGAGCCAACATTCCTAGCATCTGTGCGGCTTCTTCTTCGCTTATCCCGACTTGTCTGGCAATAGCTTTCAGTTCACTCGTGTCGCCGTTGGCATAGTTTCGGAGAACCTGTTCGCCTTTCGGGGTGAGGACTGGTACTTCTACGCGGCGGATACTTTTGCGGAAAGATTCAGGCAGTTCGATAGCGCCTCGTTTTTCGAGGCTGAGAAGCGCTCCAATCACGTCGCTTTCGTTGCTGTCGATTGCTTGCGCGATATCTTCTACGTCATTGAGAACGTAACCGCCCATGTCAGTTGAGCTATCAGTTACATGCGAGTTTTCGACAATGAATGCGAGGACTTGGGCTTCGATGGGCGTGAGCTGAAGCAACCACGAGCGGGGTGAACGTTTAGCGTGGTTTTTACGTGAAGGACGGACTGACATTTGTGGTTCCTTTTCTAGCGTGAAGGACTGTCGTTATTTAATGCTATGCGGCTTGTTCGTGAGTGTCCTAAACGGTGTCTGCTTGTTACAGAACCAATAGTGTTGCCCGTTCTTATAACCAGTAGTATTATGAGCGTATGAGCCGAAAACTAAACCACACTAATCAGCAAATTAAAGCGTGGGTTATCGCCTACTACAAGGCCCACGGATACTGGCCCGCTCAGCTCGAAACGCGCGTCGCACTCCGCTGTTCCTATGAACGCGCGGCCAATGCGATCAAGGAAGCTAAAAACGACTTCGCTAACGGTCTAGAGCAAACGCTCGCTAAGGCCCTCGCCGCATACGCCGGGTTCCACAGCCTAGAGGACGCTCTCACGCATATCGGGGCATTGAATGAGAAGCCAGTAAGCGGCCTTAAGAAGAGCGACCTACGGGCCTTGGTCACTATCCTCACCGGCACAGTCCCAAGCAATCGCCTCACCAGTGAGGAACTACGCGACAAGGTTCGCCTCCACAACCAAACCAACAGCGAACAGGAATAAGCCAATGTCTCTTCTAAGCGACCTGCCCACCCTGAGCTTCCTGTACAGCTGTGCCGTATTTCTGGTCTCCATGCTGGCCGCATGTATTTCAGCGAAAGCAGCTACCACCCGTTTTAGTGCGACCTGGGGAAAGCCTAAAGATGACTTCAGCTCGCTCTACTCGTTCTACTGGGCTTGTCGGACGGTAGTGCTTGTCGCTATGGCAGCACTGATGCTTTACCTGTTCGGTGTTGCCTGCTTAATGCTCTTTTCCCGTTTCGACGGTCCCCAACAGATGCTCTACGAAAGCATCAGGTTTCTGTTTGGGCCGGGCTTATGGGTAACGCTGACGCTATTGGCCGTAAGCGCTTACTTCTCATGGGACTTGAAGGGCATGGAGGAATACGTGAAAGAAATCTACAGCTCAGAAGATGTTCACGAACAGGCATAAGCCAATGTCGCTTTTAACTCTTCTCTAACCTCTAAAACACCAAAAGGACACTGTAAATGACTCGCCGTAAATACACGAACCTGATGATCGTCACCTCTATCAAGCAGTTGATCTCTTCCCGCGTCTCGCGGCCCACACCTGAGCTTGTCGCTGAGACAGAACGCTTCCTCAAACAGTGGCGTGACCCGGAAGAGATCGAACCAGCAGAAGGACTACTGCTCAGCCGCGAAAGACTGTATGCAATCCGCGCAGCCTACAAGCGCAGTGGCTACACGGGGCCTCTCATCGGCTTGTTCGACGAACTGGAACGCAACGTTGAAGCCGCTTTCAACGTCAAGCGAGGGAAGAAGGGACTACCAGCATGGGTACTCGGCGCGGCGTAGCCTGTGAACTCCACGATTGGAGTGCTGACAGTGAGTTCACTGAACTACTGAAAGGCCGCTACATCACTGACATTGTTGATGATGAAATCCTCGTCCTCGACAACGGAATGTGGCTTCACGTTGAGACGGAAGATGAAGGCTTTAAGGGCGGGACGTTTATCCAATACCTTAATGTCTGCGGGAGAAACGACGCGCGAATCATGTCCGCACACCTCGTCGATGACTATGGGGAGGACCCGATTTCTCTCATAGAGAGACAGACTTACACATTGTTTGTCATGGTCAATGATATGGAACGTCCCGTCCTCAAAATCGTCCGAGAGGACGCGCCCTACTACCCGCGTGGCTTCACGATCACCGCCTACGTCTCCCAAGACGCTTACGTGGACCGCTGGTACCACATGGGGGAACACTCCAACACGTCGGATAGTACACGTAAGTGGCTGAAACGCTAGACCAAAACCGAAAGCAACCAGAACATGCCTTTCCCTATGCTCGCAACAGAAACGCGGATATTCCTTACGGTGAGCATCGTGCTCCTCGGACTAGCAGGCACGCTATCGCTGGCGAATGTCTACCACTTGTATGACCAGAAAGACGTAGCGTGGACGCTTAACAACTTCCACAGGCCACTTAACCTGACGGGCAAGCTCACAGAGGTCTTGATCTGGTTGGGAATCGTCCTGAACGCTGTGTATTTAGCGTTAACGTACCGGAGTAACGCGAATGTGTTGGGCGAAAACCTCTCACACGTATCCATGATCGCCGCGCTCACAAGTTTCGCTGTCCCGCCAGCGTTAACCCGGCTGTTGATCGACCTCACCGCAAAGCATAGTAAGCACGTGAAGCAGTGTTTCGAGTTCCCGAAATGGTTGAACTGGCTGGCTTACGCGCCCTCCGTCATCATCACGACAGCAGCGTATGTAACTCTCTGGTTCGCATACCTGCACGAAATCTAGAACCAAACAAAACCCGGAAAGGACAACCAATCATGACTCTCTCTGTTAAGCGTCGTGACGACATTCGCGTCTCTAATCTCGTTGAGATGCTGCCGCTCATCGAAATGCCGGACACCGAACCGCTGTGGGACGACCTAAAGAAAGCGCGTCTAATCGACTCAATCTTGAACAATATTCCCCTCGGCCAGATTTTCCTCATGCCCCACCCGCGTCAAACCATCGGCCCAAGTGGCTGGGCGTATGAGTATCGGATTCTCGACGGCCACGACCGACTCAACGCCATTGCAGACTTCGTGAACGGAAACCTCCTATTGGAGGACGACTTCAAGCTCTTTGAGAATGAGTTCGTCCAAGCACGAGGAATGACATTCAAGGACCTCAAGGAGGCATATCCGAGGCTTGCAACGCGCTTCGTGAACTACCAGCTCGATATCCAAGTCGTAGAAGCAAGTAGCAAGCTCGAAATCGCCCGCATGTTCGAGCGAATGGGCATCGACAGCTACTGTTTCGGACGAGAGTAGGCACTCATGACGAAGCATCGAGCCGGGAATACGTTTACGACGCGCGAACAGGCGCGCAAGGCCGGGTATGTGCCCACGGAATACCTAGAAGGGCTACTCGGGCGCGATGCTGACTGGCTTAAACGAATCTTTAAGGAAGCAGGTATCGTTCCCGCGCGCGTGGGACATGCCTACTGGTGGAATGAACAGGAAGTCCTCGCATGGGCGCAAACATACAAATGGCAGCGCCCAAAAGGCGCACCACCGCTTCCCTGTAGTGTCGAGGGGTGTACTCGCGATGCATGGGCACACAATATGTGCCTTATGCACTACAAGCGAGCTAGGGGCGCGCACGCTGATGTCGCTACGAACGCCGGGAAACCGGTCGGAGCCGGGGTCTATGGGCGAATAGAAGAAGATAGCGAGGGGAAACTCATCTGCCACGAATGCGGGAAAAGCTATCACTCTCTAGCCGCACACATCAATCGCGCACACGCGATGAGCGCCGACGAATACAGGGAACGCTACGAAATCCCACGCACGTTCGCTCTACTGTCCTCTTCCCTAAAAGAACGACAAAGGGAGATGTCAAAAACTCCTGAGCGCATCGCTCAACTAGCTCGCGTGCGCAATCCCCAAGCAGCAGCCTCAGCACGCGACGCAGACTCTTTCCGCGCCATAAGCCGCTCCAACCGCGTCCGCCGCGCACGCGAAAGAGGAGAAATCGCGTGAAAGACCGATAAACAAACACTGCAACACATGCCAGTTGTTATAGAGCAGCCCAAACAGAAAGGGGACCTAAAACATGTCGTACATGACCAAGCAAGACCTTGAAATAATCGCCACGTTTTTCAACCTCGTACCTACTGAAGATGTGATACGAGCAGTGGGCGACTGGAAAGTAACAGGCAGGGCTGGTAAGTGGTGTTTTGGCCCTACGGGTGGGCCAGTACGCAACTCACCAGACCCAACAATCGCCTCAGAGACGACAAACGCTCGCGGGGAAGGGATGTTCAGTCTTGACGGGCAACGCCAATGGCTTGGGACAATGCAGTTCAGTCTTAGAGATGATTTTCGTGGCGCGCTTGAAGATCTAAGCCTTGGCTTCTGTAGAGCTAATAACGCAAGTGGATACCGAAGAGAGTACAGGGATTACTGTAGACAGAACTGTATGCGTGTCGGCTCGAAGTATAGCTCTCTCATGTTCATGTATGAGTATGCGCTTAGCTGGCAGAACGGTACTGTCGCCCACTGGTAAAGATGAGTTTCAGCTTCCGTGAGGCCATCGCGAGAGATCGTGGTGGCCTCTTGGTTTTGTCACTAAAAGATGTTTGCTTACACGCTGCCATACTGCTACAATTTAGGTACACGGCTAGTGTAAAGAAAGCCGATAAACTCAATCCACACAAACCACGTAAAGGCAATAAGACCATGAGCGACACCCCCAAGCCCGAGCGCCACATCGAGGTAAAACTCATTAACTCAGGCCGCATCCTCCGTACTCAAGCACTGGGTGAATACGCCGACAAGATGTTCGATTCTATGATGAGGAGCATTCTTCACATGTCCATGCTCCACGGCCCAGCGTGCGACCTGGGGGACATTTTTATTCCGGCTCACGCTATCGAGTGGATTGAAATCGTCGAGGACTAATTCGAGTCCCCGTGGGAGCACAGTAAACCAAAACATAAAACAACAGGAAAGAGAAGAACATGGACTACTACACGACACTCAGGCGCGAAACCGTTAAATCAGCTCGCTTTGACCCGCTTATTTTCTTATACGCGCACCTCGGGGATGAAGGCGCGTTCGACGGTCACGTTTTCTCTCCTAACCTAAGAGACGTTCCAGTGCTCATGCGTCTAGTAAACGATGACCACATTTCCTTGTCCGTCACCGAGTGGTACGACGAAATGAGCTGTTTTGATAAGCACACAAGCACGGCGCACAGTATGCCAGTCGAACGTGGAGAGCTTCTGTGGGAGTTTGACGGTGACACTTGGGAACGCAGCGACTACATACCGGATGGTGCAGAACGATTCACGGGCGAGATTACGGTCGCCAAAGCTCTCAGTGATTGGGAGGACCTTGTATGTAGGCTCGACGCTCGTAAAGGCCCCGAAGAACACGCTTGGTTCTTCCCCCTCGGGTTGGGACCGGCCTCAAAGCACGAGGGACTGATGATGTACGCCACCAACCGGAAGTAACAGGCAAAGCACGGAAAGAGAACCGGACCAATGGACTACCAGACGCTCAAACGCAACATTATCGAAACCGCCCGCCGAGACCCCTTTGGCTTCCTGTATGCGAAGCTCATGGAGAAAGGCGTATATTACGGCCACGCTTCCGCCCCGTCGCTAGACTACCGGCCAACGATCATGCATGTAGTGGACGACGGCGACCATATTTCGCTAACTGTCGCCGTGTGGGGCGAAGGAGAGTGCCTTACTTGTGAGAAAACCACATACAAGGCGCACAGTATGCCAAACGAAAACGGGGCGATTTCATGGGAGTTCGACGACGCTATTTGTGATCGTGGCGACGACTACAAATACGACGGGGCAGAACTCTTTATAGACAAGCTCATCATCGTTGAAGCCTTCAACGAATGGGAGGACCTTGTGGGCGACATTGCGGCTCGCGGAAACCCCGAAGAAGATGCTTGGTTCTTCCCTGTCGGAGTAAATGCAGCATGTAAGTACTTAGGGAAGATGATGCACGCCAGTGGCCGAGATGAAACGCGGGAGGGATAGCGAAAATGTACGACTTCCTTGTGGCTAATCCGGTAGTTGGTGTGCAGCCGCTCGTTGCATACGCCTTGCTGTCGGTGCTCGACTACAGCAGGGTTATGCGCAAAACGGGGGTGAAAATAAGCCCCATGCTTCTGGTTGTCGCCCGCGTCTACGCGACACTCGCCTGCATAATTTTTGCGGTAGCGTTTTACTTCTTCACCAAAGAAGGCCAAGCGCCTGAAACCCACACTAATGCCGACATTATTTTCACCGTCTTAGTGACTGCGGTTTTTATTGGACTAGCCCACGCGGTACTCACCAAGGGCAACAGGAAAGACTATGAGACTACGTGTGTTAGCACTATCGCTTCTAGTTTGTCGCTGACCGTCTACCTTCAGGCCGCTAGATACGAAAACACGGGTGTCGCTATTGCGATAGCCCTGATTATCGCGGCGACAGCCCTCGCGCCTTTGGTAGTAGACAGGAAACCGCGAGAACAAGAGGAAGGCCCGGTGGCAATAATCGCTGACCTGCTCCTATGCCTACTCCTTCCCTCATACGTCATCTTTATCGTCATTCACAATCTTCTTTGATCTAAGCCACGCCAAAGCGCACAAAAGGAGGTGCCTTATGGTTACGAAAACCGTGCGGCGTGTGGCCCTCATGTCCATTCACCCGCGCTACGCGCACGCTATCCTCGACGGGCGCAAAGCCGTTGAGTTCCGTAAGCGTCCTCTCGCTTCTGACGTGTCGCATGTCGTTGTTTACTCCACGGCTCCCGATCAGAAAGTTCTTGGCTACTTTGAGATCGACAAGCAGGTTGAGCTGTCTCCCGAAGCCTTGTGGGAACAATACGGAAACCAAGGAATCATCGAGAAAGACCGTTTCTTCTCCTACTACGAGGGCAGAGAAACAGGCGTGGGCATCCTAGTTAAGCAAGTATTCCGGTGCGAACAATCGCGTTCTTTAAGTGACATCGGAGTGAAAACACCACCCCAAAACTTCCAGTACCTCTCTGAGGAAGCACTACAGGCCCTCGCATAGAAAGGCTCTACTCGCATGGCCGCCAAAGAAATCACACTGAACCAGAGCAGTGACGGCGGCTTCTACACGAAGCTCCTTCGAGGCCGCTACGTTACCAGCATCGACAACGACGTTATTACGCTCGATAACGGGACGGAACTCCGCATTTGGGGCAACGACGGATGCATGTCCTGCTCGAACGGTAGCTACTGGCTCGAACAGGTTTTCAAGCGCGGCAACAGCAAGGCGCGCATTATGAGCGCCTACGTGGACTGCGACGAAGATGACGGAAACCCCTCAACCGTGTACACAATCTTCGTGATGGTGGACGGCAACCCCCACCACCTGCCTCTCGCAACCGTCAGGGGTGATGATGGTAATGGCTACTATGGGACCGGGTTCACGCTCACCGCCACCATCGAAACACCCCCCGCGCCGCCCACTACGGTCACGCCCCGTGACATCATCAAGGCCGTCGCGGGTGAGAAAACACCCCCGCTTATCTCCGGTATTTCTGGCCGCGAAAGCCTCATCAATGCTGTCGCTTACACTATCCAGCGAACGCGAGGCTTTGATTCGCCTCTGCGTATTACCGGCCCCGAGGCTCGGCTTTTTCATAAGCTGACCGCTGTCGAATACGCTGGGCAGTACGGCCCCTATTGCGCGAACGATTGGAGCGGTTTTGTTAACCAAACGACCCTGTTCTGGTTCGCTGACATGGAGGACGGCGTATCTTTCGTCCTACGTGATCTCTCCAACGGGACGGAAGCCTACGCTGCGAAAATGCTCGCCTTCACAGACCGAGTGAGGGCATCCAAGAAACACGTCAAAGCGTTCGTTACCAGCTACGCCCTGAAGGGCGACACGGCCACCGTCAACGGAATCAGAGTGCCTGCAACTGACTTCCTTCTCTCTGAAGTCTGTGGCTTCCACGGATTTCGCGTTGGCCCCAAGTGGGCCTACTTCCCCCAGCACTACTTCCTGCACTACGCAAGTTACGGCGCGCGCATCGTCAAGCATCGTGAAGGTGGGCGCGGCGATGTTGTGCTCGCCTCAGACGATCAGAGCGTGTGGGCAGTTAATCCGCAGGAAATTCTCGGTAAATAAAAAACCTGAAGCGCACCCACGGAGTGTCTAGTGGGTGCGCTTCAGTGTCCATCCGAGAGTTGTTGACTCTCTGGATACGAGTCTAGCGATTATTTCGCTGCCAACACCTTGAACCACACGGGGTTCATGTCTCTGGGGAAGTCGCTTCCCCAAATCAGGTAGAGGCTATCTAGGCGCGTCGAGGATGTCCATGACTCCAACTGTCCACTCTCACCGGGTTTGAGCGTGAGAGACGTTTTCAGACCGTACACGGTGCCTGTACGTACACTTACCGTACGGTTTGCGTCTACGAGAGCATCCCTACTGGTAATAGTCATCTCCTTGTCGGAGAGATTACGCACCGTGAAAGCGTAGTAAGCGTATTTCACGTCACTGGTTGGACTAAACCCACGGTTCTGTTCGCTCTTTTGTTCCATGATCTGATGAGCGTCTGTTCCGGTCACGAACTTGGAGAGCGTTACTTCGATGGGCTGTTTCTGGTCGCCGTCAATGTAGCTGGTGACAATCGGCGTTCCTAGTCCGGCTGGCTGGTTGAATGAGCCGTTTCCCACGTGCGGCATGACAGCGCCGTCCGTGCTGGTTGCCATCTTGTGTGCGCCAATCCACGGTTCGAGATACCGGTTCGCGTCGAACTTGCGTTCCCCGTTGTTTGGGACGATCTGAATGGTCTCATGCTTAGCGTCGAGGATAGACGCGGCTTGTTCAGCGAACTGGTCTTGCAGGGAGGACAGTTCAGGCGTGGCAAACAGGGTGTCGTCCATGTACACGTCCTCATCAGCGGATAACGAGCACGAGGACTTCACTCCCACACCGTTACACGTGAACGCGGGTGCGCGCTGCACAGTTTTCGTGGGCAAATCACTCTGCGTAGCAAGGTAGGAAGCGAAAGCGTCCGTGAGCTTCTTCTGATACTCCACGTCTTTCGCGTCCTGCAAGCTAGCGGCTGCTAGAGCGGTTTTCACTTGGGACACGTCGAGCTTGATCTTGCTGTAATCCACGACCTGTAGGCTCACAGCCTCCCCGTTGTTCAGCGTGGACGGGGCTTGAGTAATCTTCCACGTGAACGGGTTGCGGTGCGCGGTGTTTCGCCACGTGAGCTGCTGACTGTCGGGCACAGAGTAAGACACCGTGCCGGTAATGGCTTGCACGGCCTTGATGCGCGTCTGGTTACCGTTCAAGTACGCGGATTCCTGTGCGACATACGAGTCAGGGATAACCGCGTTCAACCCGTCAGCGTTAAACCCAGCGAGAGCCGTCATGTACGCACTGTACGAGGTGATACCACGGTTCTCGGCGGGAATGTCTTTCACCGGGGGAACGAGGAAACCGAAATAGAACGCGAGCACGCTCACGGTCGCGGTCCCCGCAATGACGGGACGCACCCACCGACGCTTCTTCTTGGGTTTCGCCTGCTGTCCCCACACTGCGCCACCGGGACCAACCTGCCCCATCGCTTCACCCCACGACTGGGACTGCTGAGTGGGGGCGGGTTCACCCCACCCTCCGGTATCGCTATTACTCCACGCGGGCGCGGTGGCTTGATTAGGGGCTTCTGCTGGTTCTTCACCCCATCCGCCACCCCAGCTTTGAGGCTGCGGGCTTCCAGTGGGTTCCATGCCCCACCCGTAATCGCTACTCATGGTTTGTCCTCACTCTTTTGGTTTAATGTTTCGTTTCGACTACTCGAAGCTATCGAGGCCAGCGAAGAAACTGTCCATCGCGTCTGCATCTTCTAGGTCAATGTCAATGTTGTAACCGTCCGTATCAACGGTTTCTTCCACGGGCGGGAGCGTCGGCCTCACCGTTTCGACGGGGGCTTCTTCCGTAGCCTCTTCTACAGGTTCTTCTTCCACTGGTTCAACAGGCTCAGTGTCTACCGTGGGGACAAGACCGCCTTGCGCGACGAGAGCAGTCATCCACGCGCGAATATCCGCGAGTTCCGCTTCCAACTGCTCAATGTTCGACGCGGCGGGGGCGCTTGCCGCAACCTGCTCAACGGTCGGTTCAGTGTTCGCCCCGAGGGCTTTCTCCACGTAAGCGCGCACGCCGTCATCGTTTTGGTAGCCCTCAAGGAGAACGATCACGAGTCGAGTGAGACTCTTGCTTGACGCGAATGGGATAAGCACGTCGTTTGCGAGACGCGCTGGGACGTTACTAATGGTGATAGTCCAACGGTTTTTGCTCATTTTCCGGGCTTTCCTAGTGTTTGTACTTGAACGGTTTTCACGAACTCTTGATACGCGCTCGGCTTACCCTCAGTGTTCCTCAACGCTACGGGGTGTACCACGTCCAAGACCACTGTCTCGGGACGGTACTGCAACGCGGGGATAGTGAGGAAAGCAAGACGATAGAACTGGGTGAACCGCATGGTGGTCGCAGCAATGTAGGGGCGGGACACGCCACCCAGAGCGTTGTAGAGCGCTCGCGGAATGTCATGAGTGAGAGGCCCGCCGACAACGACGACGTGATACCCGTCTGCGATGATCTGAGAAAGTCGCGCATTCCAATCCACGTTTAATAGCGTGCCTTCAGTGAAAGCGATTCCCTCCGCTGCGACGAGCAACATGAGGTTCTTTTCTTTCGTGAGAGCATACGGGGGGTTCCCCACGCCGTTTACGAGCCAGTCAGCGCACGACGAGGCGCGCGAACCGAGCTTATAAGTAGCGATACTCTCCGGGTTCACATCGAGCACGCACACGCGCTCAGCGTTGATCTTTGGCAGCACGTAGGACGTGAGAGACCGGTAGAGCATGTCACCCAAAGTCCCATCGTTCCCGGCGAACAGGAAAGTAACTTTCGCCCGGTCAATTTGGGAGACTGCGAGTGCCACCGACGGGAACTGCGTAGGGGATTGGACTGCGTTCGCATAGCGGGGGAGCATGAAACTTACGCTACGCGGCCCACTGTCACCCGTGGGCTGTTGGCGCTTGAGATCAAGGTTTTCTTTCGTCAAGCGAGCGTTTTGTACCTGTAGTGATCTGATTTCATCGACCTGTGTCTTACTGGTTTTCAACGCGGTTGCGAGTTCAGCTTTAACGCGCTCAAGTTCATCAAAATCAGCGGTCGTTGCGCCCGCCCCAAGTCCCTTTGCGAGCAGCGCAAGCAGAGCTTCGGTATCAACCTTCACGCCACCCGTAGACGCGGGAGGCTCAAGGGACGCGCCCCGCGCGTTCAACGACTCAACGAGCTTCGCGTCCCCCACGTAGGGGATAGTCACCCCACTGTCAGAGGACACGTACTGTTCGGGGGCAACAAGGAACACGACGTTCGCGCGGTTCATGTTCGCAGCAGCTTGGAGAGCAGAAACGCTCACTTCCATGACGCTCACGTTCCCAGCGCCGTAAATCTGATCGCACGCTTGACTAAGCAAATCAACAGCAGTCTTTGGAAGCCCAGCGTGGAGGGCCTTAAATGTTCCCACGGTTTTCACCGCCTTTCTGGGGGAAGCTCACGCGCGCCTACTACTGAGTGAGGGACGCGGTAGGCGCGCGTGAGCGGCTAGGGGAGGCGCTTTACTTCTTCGCCTTCAGTTTCTTAGCGAGCTTGACGCGCGCCGCGTTCGCTGCGCCTCGAATATTGAGCAACCGCACGTCCGTAGACGAGTAAGGGAACAACTCAATGTAGGGGGCAATAGAACGCAATTCCTCAACGACTGCTTCAGCGAACGACGTGTCAGCCTTACCGCGCGGGAGACTACCGCCACCGACAATCAGCACGTAGTTGAGTTCTTGCGGGTCAATCGTGATACGAGTGAACGTCTGCTTAATCTGAGCAGCGGCCTTCGCGACAGTCTCACGTGTAGCGGACTCAATGAGCGGAGTAATGTCATCACGCTTAGAAGCACCGGACGTGAGATACCCAGTAGAGAGAGCTTCTTCAAGCGCGTGACGAGATACGCGCCGCCCGAGCTTCAAGTCGATCAAGTTAGCGACGCGGCTCGCGATATTGTTTCCGCCAATCGGATACGAGTCGTAGCTACCTGCGACCGGCTGCATCTGGTCAATGAAAGTCAGGTCGGTGGTTCCCGCACCCACGTCAATGACGAGAATCTTCGAGTCCGCGTACTTTGAGCGTTCACTTGCCGGAGTTCCGTTCGTGAATGCAAGCGCAGCGAACGCCATCATTCCCTCGGGACGAACAGTGAGACTATCAATGTCAATGGGGATAGTCAGGGTTGAGGGGCATGACACGGTGAACGAGTCTGTCTTAGTGAACAACGCGCGGAACATATCAGCGTGATCGCGACTGGTTTCCGTAGCGGGGGCAAGAATCGTCACGTCCCACGTGACATGAAGATTCCCAACAGCACGCTTCACGACAGCGGCGATCTGCTTCTGCGCAACATACAGCGCGTAACGGAACGACAGGAGCGTTGCGTGAGCCGCGTACTTGCGGCTTGTCGCAGTCGGTCGGATAGCCTCGACAGCGAACTCTCGCTCGACAATCGGCCCGGCAGCGAACCGGACAATAGGAGCATCGTCCGCTAGGGAAGCGGGCGCATCAAAAACGATAGATTCCAGCGGCCCGGACGTGTACTGGTCGGGGACAACGTAATCATCGGGGAGCTGCGCGAAAGCGTTCGACAATCGCACGATCTCTTGGAGGGACGCGCGGTGCAGGCTGCATACGCGGGTCTCGGAGTTACCGAAATCAATGATGATTCCAGCACTGGTCTTTTCCTCACTCATATTTCATTTGCCTTTCTGGGCGTAACAACGGTCTGTTGCATTCTAATAATACTTGTGGTGTACCGAAATTATCGGTTAATGGCCGGTTTTGATAACCGCTGGTTCAAGATGATGTCGTTAATCAACGACGCGGACAAGGTTGGCTCAAGCAGCGGGGCAACGTCTAATCCTTCCTCGCACGCTTCTTGCACTCTTTGCATGTGGAACGCACTGTAAATGAACGCGCCTGTTTCGTCTTGCGCGCTCAGGGCTTCCACGATGTCGCGGTGTTTGACGTACATGTCGCTTTGGTAGATGTCCGCGAGCGCTTCGAGCGCGTCCGCTTGGGTTGCGCGCGTGAGAGTCAGGTACGACAGTGCTGGCGCGCGGCTGATAGCGGACAACTGTTCCTCAGTCAGGTTCTTACTTAGCAGCGATGGGCGAGCTAAGCGGAGGAGGGACTGTAGGGCAGCCTTGTTGGCTGCGCCGCTCTTGAGGTAGGGGCGGATGTCGATGCCTTGTGCGAGAGCTGACTCGTAGAGGGGGATTTGGCTGCGTTTCATTCCCCTGAAGTCACAGTCTTGAATGGGGTAGCCGCGCCGCGCCCATGTGATGATCGCGCTCAATGCTTCCTCGGATAAGCCTTGGGTGACGAATGGTTTGAGGACGTTGAGGTTGAGTCCTTCTTGCATGTACTCGCGTACTTGCTTCAAGACGGGGGCGGGGAGGACAAAGAACACGTCTGGGACTGTTTCGATCATTGCGAGCCTGATCTGGTGTAAGTCCTCTGGCGTGCGCTCAATGTAGGGCAGGATGGGTGTCCCACGAAACAGGGCGCTTCTGATTTCTTCGCGAGTGTCGAGACTATACCCGGCGAAAATTGCGTCGAGGTTTTCTAGCGTGATTTCACGGCCACAGTATTCCAAGGGTGATGCCTTTCTGGGTGGAGATGATTTTGGGGAGCATAGGGACAGAGCGTGAGACTTTAGCGAGCCTACGCAGGGACTTATCAGAGGGAGGGTGCCCGAGGGCTTGCAGCCACCCGGTGCTGGCGGCGGGCTTACCGGAGGGCATGACCATGAGAGACGCTAAACCCATCTGGTCGAGGGTCGCCTGATAGGAGGCGTTCGCCGCCATGATCGGGAGCCGATAGTAGGACGCTGACACCACGTGGCCCACGCCGAGCGGCCCCACGTATTGGAAACGGAAACCACCTTGAGTAACGAACGCTTCCACGCGGGTCAGGTCAAGCAAAATGGAGTCAAACAATATGCCGCCCGACGTTGAGGGGCGCGCCCGGTAATGCTCATTGTCTACGGGCACACCGTATGTTGCCGACAATCCGGTGCGACGGTTCTGGATGCAACACAAGGCGTGCTGGAAGTACACGGCGCTGCGCGTCCCGCGAGAGTCTATACGCGGTAGGGGAATGATGCACAGTTGGTTTAGTGCTTCCAGCCACCTGTGCTGGTCGTCTTTACGTGAGCCAATCCGATACCTGCGGAACACGTTGTCCTCACTGCGCGCGTAGATGATTTCCCGGCGCTGTGGGTCTACCTGATAGTAGGACAAGCACATTTGTTCCATGATCGCGCTCACCGTCATGGCCCTACGCATTGAAGCGTGTTCCTTCAAGGACGAGCGCACGCCTCTGGGTTTCGTCGATACTCTCCCCGCAGGTCTCCCACGAGGGGGACGCGAGGTTGTACTCGCGCTTAAAGCGTTCATCGTCAAATGGGATACCTCGCTGTTTGAGAATCCAATACATGCCGTCCGGTTCAGTGAATGTTCGACTCACCGGCTCGCCGCCGCTGGTCACGATCATTTCCACGCTCACCGTCTCATCTAGGGGAGTGACGAGGAATGGTTCTTGGTAGCCCAAGAAGTTGATAGCCGTGTCCCTGAAGTCGAATGTTTTCTCACTGCCCTCAACGGGGGCAGAGACGATATCGACAAACGAACTCGCGGACTCGGGGCTGCGAGCAAGAAGCTCGCGATATGCCGCCATGTCCTCTTCGAGCGTGTACATCACCGGGTAAGCCAAGCCAGTGAACCCACTGTCAGTCACCGACGATACGACCACGACAACAGAGGAGAAGATTTGCCCGATAGCGTTCTCCCCGGCGCGTATCTGCTTACGGGAATGAACGACGACGACGCTACCCGGCCCAAACCAAGCGGCCTCGCGTTTTTCTTTCACGCTCGCCACGCGAAACAACCCGTGTAAGCGCGCCCGCTCGATATGGAGCCGGTAGTCCATGTCCGTTGAACGCTTCGTATCGTCCTCAACGATGAACACGCCGCCGGTTTCAGCGCACGCCGCTTCAATGGGATACACGAACGACGGTAGGCGTTTTTGTTCATCGTCCAACTCGACAACGAGCGGCTTGTCTTTCCCCATTGCTTCCCACTGGGCGATACCCGTCAGGTATCGGAACACTGCTTCCGAGGACGTGTCAGACGGAACCGTGAGCGCATAGTTGTCGCCCACGTCGAGCGCCACCACATCACCTGCGGCAGTGAGTTCGTCTGCTCGCTTACGCGCGTCCTCCCACGTGCTCATCAGTTACGCCTGCTTCGGGGCGGACTTAATGAACGCCCGGTAGTCCTCAATCTGACTGGACGAACCGATCTCACCTTCAAGGAGCTTCAACGCGAACGCCAACTGAACGGGCGGAACCTTTTCAAGCGCGGCGAGGAACACGCTCTTACGAGCATCAGCAAGGAGCTGCATACCGGCAATGGCCTCAACATGACTCATCGACTCACTCACCGGAGTATTACCCGCACGGAAACGAATCGCTTGCAGCATGTACGGGTCAAACAAATCCGACAAGTCCTCGCGCCCCGTGTTCTCACACGCATCCAACGCGCGCTCACACGCATCCCACGCGCTACCCCCATTAAGGAAGTCACGGAAGAACCCAGCACCGAGCTTGCGGGATGCTTCACGCAACCCAGCGTCCCTGAGCTGGCGAACCGTGTTCGGCTTACGGCCAACAGCTTGAGCGAGAGAGTCAACGTCCGTGTAGCCGTCGAGATAAAGCGAGATGACTTGACGGTAGAGGGGCTTGTCATAGTAGGAGCCGCCACGAATGAACGCGAGTGTGCGCTTCGCGATCTTCTGTCCGCGTGCGCCCACGAGCGGTTTGCCGTCCGTATCGACTTCAGCGATCTTGAATCGCATTGCGTCGATATCCTGCCTGATACCCATTTCTTCCTCTCTTTCACCCTGTTTTGTTGATGGTTTTCGTCGTCAAAACACATCAACCGGGGGCGGGTGTTTGGTCTTACCCCCGTGTTTTTAGAGACCTACCGGGTTTAGGAAGTCGTTGCGGGGGTTTTCTGATGGTGTTTTTCATCAGTTTTCTTACATCAGTTTACATCAGTCATCAAAAAACGT